CCGCGTCGTCTCGCCAGTCGGGGTTCACGATGCCTCCGTGCGCTCGAAGAACAGCCCTATACGTGCCTGCATCAGCGCGACGTTGCTCTCGTCTAGGTCGATCAGGATGGCGTCACGTCCGAGGCGCGTGGCGACCTGTCCGGTCGTCCCGCTGCCGGCGAACGGGTCGAGAACGACGCCCGGTCGCCACTTCCCGAGGTGGCCCATCGATGGGTTGCGATCGTCGGAGCAGTCGCACTCGGTCCAGCCGGTCGTCACGCGTTCGGCTCGGTCTGGGAAATCCGTCGACGAGAGCAGCGCGTCCCCCTTCGAGTGAACCTGGGCCGAGAAGCGGCTACGACGGGACGCGGCCCCGATGCTGTTCGTCGTCTCAACGAGACGCCGCGACGGCTCCCCGCACGTCCGGCACACGCGCTCGGGGCACATCGAGAGGATGACGCGCCGAGGCAACTCCTCCGGGTAGGTCGCGTAGTGGCTCCCCTTGTAGGGCTGTGTCGGGATGCTCCACCAGTCCAGGAGCGGGGCGCCATTCGTATCGTGCAGCGTGTCCAAAGTCGAGAAGTTACCGTTACGCCGGTCGTCATCGGCTGTCTTGCCGGTACTGGTTCGGCGTTCGACGCCGGTTGCCGTGCGCGCATGTGTGTTCTCGCTGCCGGGCACGCGCACCGCGTCCATGTCGAACCACCGGTCGCGCGCCATCGTCGCCACGGTGAGGTAACTCGTGCCAGGTCGGAACTTGTCCCCCAGCGCGCCGACAGGTGGGTTGGGCCGACACCATGCGACGAGGTTGCGGATGCGCCAGGGGTCGGTCGTGCGCTCGGGCCGGAGCAGGTTGCGCCCGTAGGCGAGCGACCAGGCGAACAGGGTGGGGATGCCGGTCAGGGACTTGTCGAGGGGCCACGCGTTACCCTGTCTGCCCTGTTTCTTGCTCCCCTCGAATACTTGGCCCTTGCGACGAAAGTTCGGAGGCTGGTCCTCCTGCGCCCCGCGTTGGCCGAGACGATCCCAGCCGTAATCGCCACCGGATCCCCCGCTGCCCGAGTAGGTGTCACCCAGCTCGAACACGAGCGAGCCGTGCGGCGTGAGCACCCTGCGGCACCCCTCCACGACGTCGAGCAGCGTGTCGAGGAAGTCCGCAGGCGTGGCCTCGGAGCCGATCTCTAGCCCCTTGTCGGGGTGGTCCGCAGGCAGGTAGCTGCGCAGCGCGAGGAACGGCGGGGACGACATCACGAGGTCCACGGAGGCATCGGGGAGGGTGGGGAGCACTTCTCGCACGTCGCCTACGATCAGGCGGCCGCCCATCACGCCACCTCCGTGCGCTCGGCAGCGATCATCTCCAGGCACCCCGCGTAGCCGGCGATGTCCACCACCGAGTCCCGGTGCAGCGCGCCAGAGCGCAGACCGTTCAGCGCCCGAGCCACCTTGAGCTGGATGAGGCAGAGGGCAACTTGCTCGGCTGTCACCTCGACCCCGAGCAGCGGTGCCCACAGGCGAGCGACGCGATCGAAGCTCTCGAGCGCACCGCCATAGTCCGCACGGCGCTGGCCGTGGATGATCGCCTCGGCCTCGAGGAGGACCGACTGCTCCGCGCTGTGTGCGCCCATCACGACACCTCCACGAGAACGCCAGGAGCGCCCTGGATGCGCACGGCGTGCAGCTCCACGACCTGGGAATCATCGTGGTAGAGGACGCGGTTGAGCCCGTCGAGCACCGCCTTCGCGCCGTTGTCGATATCTGCGTTGGCGCGCAGCCCGGCGAAGGCCAGCTCCACCCTCAGCTCGCCCGAGAGCGGCTGGAAGAGCTTGGCCTTGTTGCGTGCAGCGAGCCCGTACGCAGCGACCGTCTGTTCCCACGCCACGGTGCGAGCAGGGGTGTACGCGTGACCGCTCCGGGTCACTCGCGGGCGCCCCTTCGGCACAGGCGTACCGGGGACGAAGAACGACAGGATGATGCTCACAGGCACTCCTCGTGGCGCCAGGAGTGGTCCTCCAGTTGAGCGACCGGCTGGTAGACCTCGATGGGCTCCCGGCATGTCAGGCAGCACGACCGGAAGCGTGCCCGAGCGTGACGCAGGACCCTCAGCTTGTGCCCACGCGAGACCCCGTGCAGGCACACCGAGCACGTGGCCCGGACCAGCCCGTGGTGACACGTGTCGTCGGGGATCATCGCCACGCCTCGTCGGGAACGTCAGGGACGTGCGGGCCGTCGTGGTTGGCTGGCAGAGTGCAGGTGAGAAACACGAAAGATGTCGGGAGCTGGAGAGTCACCATCGAGGACGCCCCCTCCCCGTAGTCGTGCTGCAGCGCCTTCCCGCAGTTGGGAGACTTGGGCGCCGGGAACGCAGCGAGGAGACGCTTCGCTGCATCTCCAGCGGCGGTGCCCTCGCGCGAGGAGCCCACAAAGGCCAGTAGCCGCACGTCCTCCTCCCACCCCTCGTAGGGGGTGAAGGCCGGCGCCGGGTCCTCGATGAGTTCGAGGTGCATGTCGAGCACGTGCCACTTCCCGCGACCACTGGGGTCCGCGACCATCCAGCCGTAGCCGCCCTCGGCGCGGTTCACGATCACGCTGTCGAAGGGCGCCCCGCTCACCGAGTCCGTGAACCCGGTCCGGTGCAGCACCCGCACCTTGTCGCCAGCCCGGAAGGGGCGCCCCCGCTGGATGAGCTCTAGCTGCTCCTCGGAGGCGTACCAGCCGAAACCCTCCGCGGTGCTCACGACCCACACCCCTGGAGCGGGAGACTCCCTGAAGTCCCCCAGGGTCCCCTTGATCGGTGGCTTGCCGTCGATGACGATGCGCACCCTGTCGCCAACCTTGAACTTCGTCACGGCATCTCTCCTCTCTTGATCGCCCGCAGCGTCTCCACGAGCTCGTGCATCTCCTTCACGTCGCGCCGGACAAGCCACAGCGCGTACTGAGCCCACGCCACGGCCCCCCACGTGGCAGCGACCGCTCCCAACTGCCACGCGCTCACTTGGGGCTCCGGGGGCTGTGGCCGATGTGCCAGTAGCCGCACCACGGGCACAAGTACTCCTGCATGATGCGACCGCCGGTGGACCCTGCGGCCTGGCGTGCGACCTGGCGAGCCTTCTTGCGTGTGCCGAAGGGGTGCTTGCGCCCGCACTGGTGCTCGGCGGTCCTCACCTGGGTCTTCACAGCGTAAAGAGCTGCGGGGGAAGGTCCGGGTCGCGCACGAGCACGCCCGAGTTGCCGGGGTCCACCGGCATCAGCAGCGCAGCCGGCGAGCCGTAGCCGTCGATCAGCACGAGCGGCTTCTTCGGGTTCTCGGCCTGGTGCCAGGTCCCCTCAGGCGCGTGCTTGCGGACGAGGGACGCGTAAGGCTCAGAGACGGTGATCCACGTCCCGTCGGCACGCTTCCACCATTCGAGCTCGTCGTCGAGGCCCGGCACGGCCTGGCGCAGCACGCCTTCGGCCACGGTCCTTGGACGCACCTCTTGCAGCTCCGAGAGCGGGGGCACCAGCGCACCGACGTCCACCCCGCTGCCCTGCACCTCGGTGACCGCCAGCGACGCGTAGAAGCGGCACTCGCCCCACGTGAGATTGCATTCCTTCCACAGCTCCTCGAAGGCAAGCGCGGACACGGGATCGGGCCGGAAGGCGAACGGCGTCGCGACCACCCACAGCTCGTGCTCGTGGCTCTGCACCCACATCTCCGTGGGCTCCTCCCCTGGTGCGCTCTTGCAGCAGCTGCGCAAGTCGGCGAGAACGGACTTCGGCGATACGGACTTCACTGGACCCTCCTTCGGATGTCGGCCAACGCCAGTGCGAGCGTCGGGGCTGTGCAGGTTGCGTGGCGGCAGGCGACGGTCACCTGGTCGGCGTGGCGCACGACAGCGCCCTTGCACCGGCCGTGTGCGAGCACGAACACCTCCCGTGGCTCCTCCTCGACCTGGGACTCGTACTGCGCGCCGTGGGGTATGGGCACTAGGGGCGGTCCTGGCCGAGCACCGAGACGTGCGAGCACTGCTTGAAGGCGCGCCCCTTGCGTTCGGCCTTGTGGCGACGGCGTTTGTCACGCCAGACCGCACCGACCATCGCGCCGCACGCAGCGAGCAGGACGACGCCAGGCACGATCGGGAGCAGCAGGTCTGCGGGGACCACCATCAGGCCCACTCCGGTGCATCGGCGTTGCGCTCGACGGTCGCCGAAGCGCGGGACAGCGCAGGGGCGATGTCATCGACGAAAAGCTTGTAGCCGGACCGCTTCACGCCATCCTTCTCCCATCGCTCGTGGTGCAGCCGCCCCCAGACCACCACCCGCATCCCACGCGTGAGGGAGGACGCGCAGTTCTCGGCCATCGTCCCGAACATGATCAGGTCGTAGTAGTGGTCGACCGACTCCCATTTGCCGGCGGCCCCCTTCTTCCACTCCTGCGCCGCCATGCGTGCGGTGCCCCACGGCTTGCCCGACTTGCCGTAACGCACCTCCACCTCGCCAAGGAGAGTGCCCACACCCGTCATCTCGGGCACGCTCACGATGGGTCCTCCGAGGAGAGCGCCGCCAGAGCCGTGCGTAGCGCCTCGTACCGCCGTTGCAAGTCGCTCTCGCCCCGGTTCCCCGTGAAGATGCGAGCCGCGTCCGCGGCGTCCACGAGGTCCTGCGCCGCCTGGACCGCGTCCAGCGCCCCCCACACCCCGTCACGCACCTTCGCCGCTCGGTTGGCCCATGCGCGTCCCGCGTCGCCGGGGCCGTCCCAGTCCGCGACGTTCGCGAGCAACCACCCGAGGTCGCCTTCGATGGCGTCCAGTGCGGCCTCCGTCTCGGCGCTCACGAGGCCGGCTCGATGTCGCCGAGCATCGCGAGGTACTCGTCGGCGCGCAGCTCCCGCAGCGACCCGAGTTCCCGCGCCGTGTAGGCCGATGCCCACGGCAGCACCTCGTCGCCGATCACGCCGGTCTTGGACAGCGCCTTGGTCAGCGCGTTGGCCTCGCGCTGTGTGATGGTCGGCAGCTCACGCACCTCGACGGGCGCACCCGCGGGGGAAGCCACACGGGCCTCCTCGGCGGAGACCTCCTCCGCGTCCTCGATGGCCTCGGGCTGGCGAAGCGCCACCGTCGCGTTGGCCACCACCTCGGCGTCGGCGGCCTCATCGGGCTCGGGCACGGCCTCGGGAGCCGCAGGACGGGCCTTCGGGGGCTCACGACGCTGTGTCGTCGCAGGGGGGGCAGCAGGGCGCTCCACGGTCGCTACAGCCACGGGAGGCTCGATCGGCGCACCCGTCGCGTCGAAGTCGAGCTTGCCCGAGAAGTCCGCCTCCTCCGGTAGGTAGGAGAAGCCCATGAGGACGTCGGCGAACAGCATCCGAGCGAGTTGGGAGACACACCGCGCCCAGAGCATCGCCGAGGGGTAGGACTTCCACACGCCCTTTCCAGCGAGCCCAGCGCGAGCCGCGTCCTCCATAGTGAAGGTCACGGACATCTCGTCGCCGGTGTCGGCGCGCTTGCCTCTCACCGTCGCGCTGGTGGAACTCGTATCGCCCGAGAGCGAGTGCCCGGCCGCACGGATCACCGCGACCATGCCCTGCGCGTCGAGCGTGGGCTTGCCCTCGATCACGACGATGCGGTTCAGCGCCGTCATCGGCGGCAGCCCGATCTCCTGGCCGAGCATGAGCGCCACGGCCGCGTCGGTCGGCTTACCGCGGTATGCAGCGGGGAGCAGGTTGCTCTTGCTGACGCGCTCCGCGAGGGCGAACACCTCGTCTTGTCCCATCGGCACCAAGGCCGCACCCGTCACTTCTTGCCCCTTTCGTCGTCGTGCTGGAGAAGGCGCTGCTCGAGGTTGTAAGCCGAGCGCAGGTCGAGGAACTGGTCGTAGAAGGTCCACAGGGGGATGTCGGCGAACGGGTCGAGGAGGTCGTAGGTCCCATCGCCGTGCAGGTACAGCGCAGCCGCGCCGTCGAAGCGTGGGAGCGGCGCGAGAGGCCCGAGGGCACCATCGGCGTCGTAGGTCGCCGTGCCAGCGCTGAGCCAGTAGGCGGCGAGCTGACGCCCGATCGAGCCGGCGTAGTGCCCACCGGTCTTGATGTCGCCGATGCGCACGCCCGGCAGGGGACCGTCGTGGAGCACACAGAAGAAGTCGCTGCGGCCGCCGTACTCAAGGTCGTCACGGTCACGCGGGCATGGGTGGAGAAGAATCTGCTCGACGGCGACCCATTCGGGCTTGCACTCCCCGTAGAAGCGCTCGAGCGCGTCAACGTAGCCCGCCTCGTCCGGCGCCACGTCCACCGCACGTCCGGCGACCCACTCCTCCGCGACGGCGTGTACCCGGCTCCCCCGGTCGGCCTTGGCCTTCCACTCGCGGTCGAAGCTCCCACGCACCCACCAGACGACGATCTCCTCGTCGGACGCCTCGCGCCACGGGTGCTTCACGGTCCCGTCGACGGACTTCACGAGCGGGGGGCGCCCCTTGCGTGCCTCCAGGTGCTCTCGTGCATCGGCCAGCAGACCGTCGAAGCCGCGAGGGTCGAGGAGGGCCTTGGCGGCGATCTCCGAGGCCGCCCACTTGAGGGCCGGCGGTTCGAGCAGCGAGTTGACGGCAGAGAAGCCCGGCGCCGGTGCTCGCCCGTGCCTCGTTACGTACTGATGCTGGAGCGCCAGCTCGTAGTCGGTCAGCGTCTTGCGTGGGCTCACTCGGCCGCGTCCATCGCTCGTGCGGCCCCTGCGTAGTTCTCCGCGCCCTCGGCCAGTTCCCGGTCGAACGCGACCTTGCACCACGCCCGCGCTGTCTCCTCGGACACCTCCGTGCCGTACTGGTTGAGGAGCATCTTGGCGACCTTGGCGTAGGAGGCGCCCGTGCGGCGCTGCGTCCGAAGCCACACGTACAGGTCACCGGGAAAGCTGCGCGCGAGCAGGTCGAGTCGTGAGGGAGCCATACCCAGAACCTAGTGACAAGAATCTTGGTTGTCAAGCACCGCTCGCGGATTCTCTTGACCGTCCCAAGCAACTATGGCAAGCTTCTTGCCATGACCACTACACGCAAGACCAAGCAAGCAGGTGCGACGTTCGGCCAGCGGCTGCGCGAGGAGCGCAACCGTCAGGGGCTCTCTTCGATGGAGGTCAGCTTCCGGCTCCGCGGGGTCGTCCCCCCGCGGTCGCAGGTGACGCCAGAGACCATTAGGAACTACGAGGTGGGTGCCGTTAGGGCTGAGCGTGTCGATCTCGTGGTCGCCGCGGGGCTGGCAGCGGTGCTCGGGGTCACCCTCCAAGACCTGTCGCCGGCCGTGGCCGCCGAGGCCCGCGTGGCAGCCGCACTACTCCGCGAGCGGGCCGGTCCGAGCCGGAAGTAGATGCACGACGCCATCAGCAGGGCAGCCTACCTTTTTGGCGCCCGCTGAGGGCGCTTGATCGACCAGGACCGCCAGCTGTTAGAGACCGACCGACGAAAGGTGGCAAGGATGCCGATGTTGCTGGGAGAAGCCGTCGAGCTGTACGTGCGGGCGCGGGTGGACCGCCGAGAGGTGAGGCCGGAGACGGCACGGGTGTTCCGAGAGGCGCTGCGCCCGTTCGCCGCGGCCGTCGGGGCGCACCGGCGCCTGGACTCCGTGGAGCGGGCGGACCTGCAAGCGTGGCTCGCTGGCCTCAGAGTGGCTCCCGCGACGGTCCGGCTACGGCTCTCCACCGTGCACGGCTTCTTCTCCTGGTGCGTCATCGAGGGCCATGCGGAGCGCGACCCCACCGCGGGGCTGCGCGGCCCGCGCAAGCCTCGGTCGGTCCCCCGCTCGCTCTCCGATGCCCAGGTCGCCCGTGTGCTCGGTGCAGACCTGACGCTGCGAGAGGCGGTCCTGGTGCGGCTCATGCTCGACGAGGGCCTGCGTGCCCAGGAGGTCGCAGGGCTTGAGCTGGCTGATGCCGACCTGGCCCAGCGCACTCTCGTCGTTCGGCACGGCAAGGGTGGTCACGAACGGGTGCTCCCGCTCACCGACGCGTGCGCGCAGTCGATCGAGGACTACCTGGGCGAGCGCGGGCGTGGTGCCGGCCAGCTCGTCCTCAGCGAGACGAACAAGCGCAGCATGGTCGGCAGCGGCCTGAACCCGCACTCCACGGCCAAGCTCGTCGCGGAGGTGCTGGCACGCGCGGGCGTCAACGAGACGGGCCACGCGCTGCGCCACACGTTCGCTCGACGGCTGCTCGACGCCGGTGCGAGCCTCCGAGACGTGCAGACGGCGCTCGGACATGCGAGCATCGCGACGACGCAGGTCTACTTGCCCTTCTCGGGCGTGATCGACCTGCGCAGGTACATGGGCGAGCCGGAAGCGCCGGCCGCGTAGGGAGGGCAGATGGCTCGCCGCGAGATGCCGGAGTCCGTGCACGACCAGGTGCACCGCTACCTCGACCTGGCGGGAGCGGTGGATATGACCAAGGCGTCCGCCGCCATCTTCCCGCCGGGCCGCTCCTCGTCGTGGTTCGTCGGCACCGGCTGCGTGATGTTCCCGCTGATGGTGCTGTTCTGGACGGTGAAGGGGACGGTGCTCGCGGTCCGGGTGACCGCGCTCGTGGTGGTGATCTTCGTGAAGTGCGCTGCCGTGGCGCTCTGGCTGACCTGCGCAGCGCTCGTGTGGACCACCTGGTGGGTCGGGGCCGTCAGGAAGGATCGGGCAGTACGATCAGCGGAGAAGACACCACGCCCTGTCCCGTCCCCGTGGTCTCCCACCATGCTTCCCAAGGACCTGGCTCGCCAGTCGTGTCCACCTGAGCCACGAAGGTCCCAGCGGTGGGCTGGGCGACGACTCCCGTGGCGATCGAGGTCGCGCCCGAGTACGTGAGCGTCACCGTCGCGCCGGTGCTCGGCACGACGTAGTTGAAGGTCACGCCACCAGGCACGACCGGGGACCCCCCGCGCGAGACGACGAGCTGGAAGAGCACGAGGTCGCCCGCAAGCACGGACGGGATGGGCGGCTGGGGGCTCACGATCCTCCTTGTGGCGGGGTCGTAGGTGTTCGCGAGGACGGTCGCCACGAGCACCGTCGGCTGGGTGACGGTTGCGGTCAGGAGCACCGGCGCGATGACGACGCTCGAACCCGATGCGCTCCCGGTGAAGCTCGTCGAGGCGAGGAAGGACCCCGAGCCGTGAACGACGACGTGGCCGGTCCCCGTGAGAGCCTGTGCAGCGCCGAGGGTACCGGACCCGTGGAGAGCGACCGTGCCGTGGCCAGCGAGCGCTGCGGAGGCGAGAAGCGTGGCATGGCCGGTCTGCGCGCCGTTGAGGGTGCCCGAGCCCGATCCCCCCGCAGAGGCCCCGAGGGAGCCGTGGCCGGTGAGCACGATCGAGCCGTGGCCCGACAACGCCGCGCTGGCCGTGAGGCTACCGGAGCCGTGCGCCGAGGAGGTGGAGGAGCCGGAGCCCGAGGAACCCGCGGAGCCGAGCAGAGCCGCGCTGCCGTGGAGGACGAGAGAGCCGGGGCCGGCAACGGGTGCCGATGCGCCGAAGGTGCCGTGGCCCGCGAGGACGACCTTCCCGGTGCCAGTGAGCCCCGCAGCGCCGAGGAGTGTGCCGGAGCCGGTGAGGGTGGTGCCGCCCCCGGTTGAAGTGCCGGGAAGCGCCGTAGGGAGGCTCCGGGGTAGCGCCATATCAGCTCAGAGGAGTCGTGGGAGGGGCGTTCCCGGTGAGGAGGAGATGGGCCGTGATCGCCTGCATGGTCGTGCCGAATCCATTGACCATGCGTGTGAGGGCAGCGATGTGCTCGGAGGTGAGCGTCGAGCCGACGGGGGTCGCGGCAAACATGGCAGCGTCCGTTGCGATCTGCGCCGCGAGCGCGCTCTGCGCCGCGAGCAGCGCGTTGATGCCGGCCTGAGCAGCCGCGAGATTGGCCGCTCCCTGCTGCGCCTCATACCCTGGCGACCCCGGAAGCCACTCGATGCTCTCCGAGGACCATACGGTGGGGTTGTCCCATGCCGGCTCGCCGGTCTGCGTGATGATCCGGTCCGGCAACGTGATCGTGTTCGTCGTGCTCATATCAGCACCGCCCACGGGGTTCCTTGGTAGGTGTTCTGGATTTGCGCGTATGGCTGCAGTGGGGGAGAAGCGGGGAGGTTGGGGGCACTGAGGCCCCACAGTTGCCCGGTTCCGAACTGCAGCGGGTAGGCGGCGGTGGTCGTCATTGACGTGAACGAAGCCGTGTTATCGGTGCACGCGATGGAGAACCAGTCGCCAGGACGCACCCGGACGGTAGACCCGAGCGAAATGGTGGCGACTCCAGCAGCGGGCACCGAGATGTTCCCGGTGTGCACCATCAGTTTCCCTGGGGCGCACTGTCCGTCTCCCACTCCGATCCCGTGGCCCTGGTAGACGCCTACATCGATGGACCCCGTTGAAGTGGTGACCACATTGAGCTGCACCTTGGAGACATCCGCCGCCGGACCGTACAGGCGAGCAAGTACCTGACGGCCGTTGAGGGACTGGGAGGAAAGAGGAGCAAGCTGCCCGACCGGATTAGTAGTCAGGCAAGGGAGGTAGAACCCGGCCATCTGGAGCAGGTCCGTGAGAGGGGTAGCGGACAACACCCCTTCAATAGTAAACCCAGTAGTATGAACAACTGGAGTTGTTCCCTCAGCTCCTCGTACTACTGTCCATGTAGTTTGACATAAGGCAGCTGGATTTGTTTCATCTATAACGAGTGTGCCAATAGCATAAGAGTTACTCCCAGATGTGTCCGGGTATGGTGTGAACCCGGTTACGGGGATAGAAGTCACTCCGCTAGCAGTGGCAGCAGATGAAGTGCAAGAAGTAGGGAAAAGACCAGAACCCTGTGCAGGTTGAAGAATTAAGACATCATCTAACGCTATAGCTCCTGGAGTCGCTGTCACCGGAAGGGCCGTGTAGGTGGGCGCACCGTTGGCGGTTAGAGCCGAGGTGAGAGTAACATCAGTGTTGCTCGTCACCTCCATGATCTCCGATGGCGCAGCGGGGTCTTGAATTTTAAAACTCATTCGTCCCGTTATAGCAGCAGGAAAGGTAGCCGTAGAAGTTACGGTCCATGATTCTACTGTTCCTGCTGCAGGCGCGGTAGTTCCACCAGAAGAAACCGTAGTGGATGCATTGTTTGCAAAAAGAGGAGTAGTCATATTTACCCTTATAGAGTTTCAAAGACAAGAGAAACTGTAAGATTTGCGGGAGAGCCAGAAACGGCTGATACTACTATTGCAAATAAATCTCCATTAGCTACACTTGGAGGTGTAGTAGGTGCAGTTCCAGCTGCAGTAGTAGTGGCAGAAAGAGCACTAAGCCCTGTAATTCCAGTTCCATTTTGGTTCACTGAAAATGTAACAGAGGTTCCTGTTTCTATAATATAATGAACTTCTACCAACCTCTTGGTAGTATTAGCTGAAACAGGTTCAAAGAATGGAGGGATGTAATTAGTACTGCCGGAAGGTACAGTAATTGCACCAGCTATGGCAAAAGTTCTAGAAGTTAATGCACCAGCAGAGACAAAATTAAACGCACCGGTTATACCAACAGCAGTTTCTATAGCCGCTACTGCATCATTTATATTGCCATGCTGGTCCAGGTGAGGCGTGGTACTATTAGCCATAGTGTCCGTAGACAATGGATCATGAAAAGTATCAAGAGATGCAGGGTAGCTAGTAGCCATTAATCAACATTTCTTCTAGAAAGTTAGTTGTCCATATCGGACAGACCTTCCTGATTTTCTTTCACAACAGGTTCAGGTTGATCTGCCTCATCCACATTAGGATTCTGGTCTTCATAGGATAGAGCGTATTTAGCCTGCTTTTTAAATGCTGTTTCTGTAAAATGAGAAATGTCTTCATTGCGCCTTACTTTGGCACCTGCAGGAAGACGCATCTTTATGATCTTTTCAGATCCTTGAGGAGCACCAAACTTCATTCTGGCGCCATAATATACTCTCTCTAGTGGAGATTCTCTAGTATCAAATAGAACAGCAGATGGCTTGACATAATCAAAATCATATTTGAAATTGGGATCTAGAACCGAAGGAATTCCTGCTTCTTTTTGAGCTGCAGCTTCCCTCTTGTTGCGATCCCTTATGGCATCTCTTTTGGCTCTAGTTCCTGCCTGTTCATATGATTCTGGTGGTGCATAGCCTCCACCTTGGCCTTGAGCAGATGCTTGTTCCTTAGCTTCTTCTTGCATCTGCTGCATATCGAACTGTCCATCGCCCACGTTGCCTGGATACAATAAGTCTGGCGTCATAGGAGCACCAGATATATCTGCAGTCGGTTGCCCCATTGCAGGGTCCCCTGCGAGGCTCTGCATAGTGGACATGGACTGTTGAACCTTGTCAGGGTGGTACTGCTGAAGATAGATTTGGTATTCTTGCGCCAATTCTGGTGGAATAGGAAGATTTTCATAAGTAAGACGCTGGAATAGGTCTTTCTTGTATTGCTGTTCCGCAATAACCATATCTGTCTTCTCACGCTTACGAGTTTGTGCTTCCTCGTTGAAGTCGATAGGAAGATTAACTGCAAGTGATCCATAAGAGATAGGGAATCCAACTTGTTGCAACTGAAATAAGAACTGTCTTTCGGTATTCTCATCACGCAAGTTCATAGTCTTAAAGCGTACCTCGGGAAGAGCCAGCTTTGGCTTTTCTCTAATGTATTCTTCGCCACTTTCAGGATCTATTTCAAGAACAGTTTCCATAACAGGAACCATTCTTCCACCTACACGCTCGTACTCATAGAATTCTTGCGCTTCTGATACAGGTTCCATTCTTTCTCTTAAGAACTTCTTTTGGTTAATCTGATAGCTTTCAAGCATCTGAGTGATAAGTTCTCTATTAAGAGCACCTGAAGCGTAAGTACCTGAAGTATTGCGCCCTCCTTGCAACATTTCTGCACCAATACCGAATACCTGCATAAGGCGTGATTCTACTCGAATGAAGTCTTGATCCATTCTTGGCATAGCTTCTCTACCAAAAGCATTTTCTATCTTTAGACCGTGGTGATAAACCATAAGTCGGAAGTCCGAGTTAATAGCTAATCCAAGGTCATCACGCAATGCCTGTAGTTCAGCTTGTGTAGGAATCCATGGACCATCTTCGTCAACATCAGGCAGTCCCAATGTAGCTAGAATAAGAGGGCTGTAAAGCCGGTCGCAGATTGCATCCTGAGCAGCATTAAGGCTCTCTTCAAGCATTAACACACGGAATGCACGAAGAAGCAAAGGGGTACCATGCTGGCTCCATGGTGAGGTACTAAATTTCTGCTGTTTCATTAGAACATCGGAAACAGGGATTTCGTTGTCTTCTCGTGCCCATGCAATAATATCTGGATACAGTTCCACTAGGGTTGCATATTCTGCAGCAGGATCACGAGTGTCAATAAGTTTTCTTATTTCAGAAGGAATCTTTACATGGTATTGATAAGTTCTTAATGCCCTATTGCGTGCTACTACTACATCGTTGGGATTAATAATCTCATCATCATCCCACATACCAATACCTTCATGCCATGAACCAAGGGAGAATACTTCACCAGTAAGCCAGAATTCTCTACCCATATTGAATAGATGGTCTTCATAGTCCATGCTGTTGAAGAACAGATCTTCGTAGAATCCGACAAGTCTTTTGTCTTTATGTACAAGCTCGATATCTTGCAAAGGCCATCTAGTATAGATGTCAATAAGTCCTGGTACAAGATAGTGGGTAACATACATAAGACGTACCCAGTCTCGTATCTTAACTTGCTGCTCTTCGGGATCCTCCATATCAAACCACCAGCAGTTACTTATTGCAATGTCATTGCAAGTAAAGCTATGATCTTCTTTCACTGAAAGGTTATAAACTAACCCATTGTAATGAGAAGATTGGATAGATTCAATTTTTACCCAAAATCCCTCTGGAGTTTCTTCACTATCCCAAATAGAAATAGAATTTTGATCTTGAACTGTTCTATCTACTGGGATCAATAAAAGATCCTCTAGAGTTAAGTCTTCGGATTTGATCCATTGTTGGATATTGTTTCTTTTACTCCATATCTTGTGACCTTCGGTCACCCTGATAGGACGATGATAACGAGGTTTAATATTAAAAATCGTTCCATCATACTCTCTGTTCATCGTTTTACAGACTTCTCGGAAGCGACTCATATGGGTAAGTGCAAATTCACCCTCTTGAATATCTTCTATTTTCTTAGAACCATCTCGGAGAGTGATATCCTGGCCTGGTAAGACACAACGTTCCCTCCAATACTCGAAAGGATCGTGCAACTTAGGCCATGCCCACTGTGAATCAGTTCCAAAGGCTGCAGCAGTACGTGTGTTTCCTCCACGCCTTTTCATCTGAGACATTAGTTCTTGATTAGCTGCGCTTTCTCTTCCCATTCCCAGGGTGCGACCTTCAGAGAAATTATTAAGGCGATTTCTCCCTTCAGGAAGCACTATTCCTCGACTTGATCCCGGCTCCGGGTAAAGAGCCGATGAAATATGATTCATAGCACTTGTTAATTCACCGCTCCTTCCCTGCTGGAGCATTCTTCGGTTCTCTAGACGACGTTCTAGGGGGTTGTTGGAGCCAACCGGAGGATTCTTGCGTATTCTCTCTAGTTCTCTTCGAGCAGAATAATTAGATGGATCGTAGGCCATATTTCCTTCTTGGAGATTGGTAAGTAATTCTTGCGTCTTCCTCATCTGCGTGATATAGTGTGTAAGATGGAGAGACAACTCTATTTTTTGTAGTAAAAACAAAAAAATCTTCACTACATATGAATCATACAGGGAGTTAATTACCTATCCGGTCACTTTTGACCATGTATGTGGTAATATTCTGCGTTAGGATTGTCAAAGTCTCGTTTTCCTAAATTATGATCCCTTATGTGGTATTTCAAAAACTGAAGTATTGTAGCATTTACTCTATTATCGTTAGTCCATGAATAGTATCGTACATGGTATTGTACAAGGTGTTTCCAAAGTCCAGAATTTTCTTTTGGATATCTACTTACTCGCATTGCCGTGCTCATGTTTTAAAATTTTATTATGTTCAAAGAAACTTTGTTGGCGATGATCCTGGGAGTGCATCGCTAAAAATATTTTGTATGAATGGTTTCTATATGACCCTATGGGCCAATAATGAAACTCAGTTAAATGACGCCATAATCCTGAAGACGGGGAGGGATGAGAGGCGTTCATTTATTTTCTCCATGCTTATGGTAACGTAAAGGTACGTTATTCATTCTATTTGTAGGGTTGTGTTTATGAAGCTCTCGATGAGTGGCAATATACCACCATCCATTACGCTCCGCTTTAACAGAATCCTCAATATGTTCTAGCGATTCTTCCTGTAGTATCCGACATACAGCATCCCAATACAAAAACTCGGGGTGTTCTTTTTCTATATGTCTCAGAATTCCATATGCAGACACCCTACATCTCTTTTCTAAAGATTCCGTGAGTATGAGGCTCGTTCACTGTAACTACTTCTTGATGATCTTTAAGGTGAAGTTTGATGACAGAAAGAAAAAACTTTTTGTCTCCATCTCTTTCCCATTGACCACGCCAAGCTTTATCAGAGAATCCATGACGACTAATGCAGTGCTTTAAGGCCCCTTCAATACTCATTTCCACTCCCTCTTTCCATGGTCGTGAATGGGGTCAACAATATAAGGTTTGGTACCAACCCTGTTGGAAAACATCCGGTTTGTATGACGCAGACTATGCATTTTTATAAGGAAGGCATGGCTCTCTCTGTCCGGAGTAAAACTAGAGCGATCATCTCTTCCCATTCGAGCATGATACGCCCATAGATGGTCTTTTAAGGTTTCTATACTCACTTAGTTTGCTCCTTTTGATGAGTATGATTTAACTTCCTCTCCCTCCCATTCCATATCGCATGATGATTACTATGGGACACAATAAGATTCTCGTGTGTTTTTCTTTCTCCATGCCTCATTAGGTGAGAATTCCAACTTATTTCATTGAATAAATGATCTTTCATACAATGACGAAAAGCTCCCCTTAGGCTCATTCGCAAAGCCTCTTTCCATGGTCGTGAGGAATAGGTGATAAAAAGAAAGTCTGTGAAGGATTCTGACCATGTTCTTCCGTATGATATCTATATCTAAAAAGACCCCTTGACTGCTCCTCCCCCTCCTCATATTCCCACCGTGAAAAATAGTAATGATGATAAGTCTCAAGATGCTTCAATAAACTGATATAACTCATTACTAGCTCTCTTTCTTTCTAAGGATGAGAATGAGTAACCCCCTTTTGAACATGCAGCCGTCTGTGTTGCTTCATGTACTGACTATAACGTTTAGTTTTTCTTAAAAAAACCTCTAGCTCATCAGGGGGTTGTTCACTCTTTGCCCAGAATTTAGCTGACTTTCCAAGAGTACTCTCTGAGTGTTCCTTCGCCATATGCCTCATTAATCCTATTGTTGACATAGACTTACTTCTTCTCTCCTTCATCCTCATCTGCTAGCTCTGTCTTACGCCCATGGTCATATACAATACCAAGCACGTTAATCAGCTCGGATTCACTATTGCGCTTATCTTTGTTGGTTTTCGGGCTATCTGCCATTTTATTATTCCTTTGTATTATAGGGTCTTGCTGTCTGTTTATTTGCCACTTCTTAGTATAGCGCTTTTACACACCGCTGTCAAATGGACTCTTCACTACTAAGCCGGGATGAGTATGGGAGATGATTGAACAATGACTTTCCTTATGTGATGAACGATGTACTGAATACCACGGAGAGCCACGTAGGTGGCTAGCCTTCTCTATTCTTTCTATACGCTCTGGATTAGCCAGGAGATCCTTAACCATTACATCTAAGTCCGACAGATGGGAATTATAGTGTGGAACCTCTATAAGATGAGTAAGTAGTCCTTTTAAGCTCATTTACGTGGTCTTTCTTTTTCAATGTCCGGGAATACATTATGAGTATGATTGATGAGTTGAGGGCACTCCTTCTCATGCCTATATCTATGCAGATGGATTAACAAAGAATGAGTTTGTTTATCTCCAGCCTTCCCCCTATATACTTCCCAAGCGGACTTATCGAATCTCTCTTTTCCACGAAAATCAAAATAATGATATGTCACACAATGATTTAGGGCTGCCTCTATACTCACTAAGCATCCTTTTCATGCGTGAAGGGAATATTGCCCTCTTTATGTGCTTGGATATGTGCCCTAATCCATTCATATGAAAGTGAATCGGTAGCTTCAATTTTGTGAATTCGGACCTTACTTACTTCTTCTAGGATTTCCTTACTTTTTGCGCAATTTGGATGCCCTCTATGTGAATAACTGCTAAAATGCCGAAGTAATCCCTCTACACTCATGTCAACTTCCTTCGTGACTAAAGGGGATACCAAGGCGCATATGCTCAGCCATATGAGCCCTCAACCACATTCTTGTGTACCTACTATCATTTGTTATTTTTTCTATAGTCAGCGTGGTTTGTAGGATGCGTTTAGCATATTTATTGTCTCTGGACTGCGAATGTTTCTCACTAGCTACATGTCGCATCATTCCTATTGCACTCATTTGGTTCCTTTCCCATGACTATGATTAGGCACATGATATGTCGAATTATGCAGCTCTGTATGATGCCGATACCACCCAAGTCTTGCACTTCTATTGCATTCGACAACTCTCAATAGATCATGTAAGATATCACGAGCGTGATCGCAGGCAAAAGACTCTTTATGCGCCTCACTTCCTATATGGGAAAGTAGTGCTTTTAGAGTCATTTCACTTTTCCTATATGAGTGTGGTTAGGAATCGGCTTGGAACCTGCACGATGAAGCTTCGAATGATAACTATACCAGCTACTTAGGAGAGGATCCCCCCTTACAATGTTAAGAAGATAGGGAGAGGCAAGAATATTACGAGCGGTTACCGTATCAGAAGACCCATTATGAGCGTCGCTGCCTATATGTTGTAATAATCCCTCGATACTCATTATTTCTCTCCGTGAGAATGATTATGAGAATGATTAATGGCATACCCCTGTTGATGTGCATGCATGTGTTCACGATACCACTTTCTGCGAACCTCTGCGAGAGCTGGGTTTTCCATCTCTCTTATCCAGACATCATTATCAGCTACCCGAACCGTAAGATAATCATTGCGGTTCTGAGGGTATATCGAAACTCCATGCTTTTCCTTCTCTAAATGAGAAATTAACCCTTTAAAGCTCATTTTTTGTACGCTCCATGATCGTGATTGAGGGGGAGAGACTTTACATGCTTTAATAACCCTATTGTACTCATATATTTATTTTTTCTTCAAAGAAGACTCCATGTGTATGAACACATTCTCTAGATGGAAGGTGGTAGTGATGAAGAGCTACGTGCCACTCGTACCACTCAACAGATGGCTGCCATTGTTTAACGCTCCACTGTGCTCCACTCTTCAATCTAGTTAAAATCCTTTTCAGGGATTCATCATTCTCACCGAATTCTTCCATAACCAATGGGTGTTCATCCACAATATGTTGAAGCAATCCTTGCATGCTCATACAATCCCTCCATGAGTGTGGTCACACTTTCTAGCCCTGCTACCGGGTTGAGCGTGCAAGCTCATATGCCACTTGTACCACTCCTGAGGAGAACTCCACTTACGCCAATCCCAATCATCTCCCTGCCGTAAATGGTCTAATATATCAATTATATTCTGGTCTTTTCCTGATATCAATAAGTGCTCGTGGTGGATATGTTCTAATAATCCTTGCGTGCTCATTTGTATACTCCGTGATCGTGAGAAGTACAACCAAATTCAGTATGTTCTCTTCTATGCCATCTATACCAGTCTATCCTACAACTCTTGTTCTCTTTTATAGCCTTTAGGGCATTTGAGCTAGTTCTTTCCTCGTCCAGAAGTAGGCGTGCTCGTAGATGATTTTTTGAATCTTTATGAGATTCACTTCCCAGATGACGCATTATTCCCTCTATAGTCACTCTATTTCACCTTTTCCTTATGGTCCCACGCAATATTTTGCTTTATATGACTTTGTCTATGAGCCCTCACCCATTGTTCATAGACGCTATCTGCCATTAAATTCATTTCACATGAGGCAATAGACATTTCTATTGCATATTTCTCTAAATCACTCTGAAAATGACCATCCGGATAGTGGTGATACATTAAATAATGTTTGAATAGAGAGGAGGATGACATTCATTAATTGCCTCAATGGCATTCATTAATTGCCTCATGAGAATGATTGCAAATAGGTGGGCGCTGTAGGTGACGCCTCTTATGGTAAGTATACCATGCCACCATATGTTCACCAGTGCGGATGTCAATCATCTCATCATCCAATAATCCTTGAGCTATTAAAACATTAGCGAAGTCCTGATGGTCCTTTAGAAGTAAATGATGAAGTAGACCCTCAATACTCACTCTATTTCACCCTCCTTAAAAACTCCATGTGTGTGTGGGACAAGCATACTCATCTGCGCCAGATGACAAATCCGGTGGCGATCCCTAATCACTCGAAAAGCTCGGTCCTCTCCCATAGTCTGTCTATAATTTTCCAAGTTGTTCTCATTAAGGAGGTAGCTGCCAACGTAATGATGCGCTATACAATGTTCGAGTGCTCCTTTAAAACTCATTTAATACTCCAAACCTCATTTGATACTCCGTGAGTATGGGGAATAATTTGAGCTATTTGTTTCCTATGACAATCCTGGTGAATTCTCAGGAGGAGTAACATCGTGCTCTTTTCTCGGTTCTTTTCTTTGTTCTGCTTTATCCATTCATTCCAGGATATGCCATTAAATCTTACCAATTCATTAGTATTATAATGGTGAGTTACGAGATGAAGCACTGCGCCCTCAGAACTCATTACTTACCTCCATGAGTGTGGTTATATCTCCGAAGGTTCCGGTGTTGTTGCGTATGCCAGTGGTACCACGCTACCGGCTCTCCATCATACAGGGGGCGCCATTCTCCCCCCTCCTCTAGACGGGACAAAAGGTTACGTGTAGGACCACCTGCATAGATGCTATGGTCTTTTACTGCATGCCTTAATAAGCCAAGAATGCTCATTTCACTCCTCCCGATGTATGACTATGAGGCGGATTAAATATTTTTGCATTATGGAGGCTCCGATGCCAGCCATACCATCCTAGCTGTTTACCACACTCAAGACTACTCCATTTTTTGCCACTTTCTAGCGCCTCTAGAATCCAAGTGTAGTCTGTATCCCCCATAGTAGAGTGCTTTTTTTGAAGATGCGTTATTAACCCTTCTATGCTCATTTGGATTCTCCGTGTGTATGTAGTAAATCATATCGTTGATGACTGTAGATATGGCGAGTATACCACGCCTTACCTTTCCCATCCTGACTCACAAAGAGAAGATCACTCGGAGTGCGCAATAAATGAATCATTAATTGACGGTCCCGATAAGAAAGGACATGCCACTCATCTCTTAAGTGAATTAAGAGACTATTCATACTCATTACTTTTCTCCATGACTATGGCTTAACTCAGCCTGATTTTGTAGATGACTGTAGATATGAGCCTCATACCCGATTATACGAAGATCGGGGTCTGTAGAAATCCATTCTAAATTTTCTCTCAGGAAAGATCCCAGCCTCCTAGGATTTCCACTCGTTTCATGATCTTCTTTTTCTAGATGTTTAATCAAGCCCTCAAAGCTCACAGTTCTCCTCCTTACGCCTCACTAGCTTACCACATTTCTTCTAGCTTGTCAAGGGGCAACTTTATGTAGGAAAATTCGAGAGCTGGGGTTTAGGTGCCTTAGGTGGCATCTTAACTTTAGGATAGCCCTGAGGTGCCTTCGGAATCTTCGGACCCTTGAGTGTAGCAGGTTTCGGAGGAGCAGGTGTGCTCTTGTTGTGCACTTCACCATCCAGGTTATATAGCTCTGATTCTTGAGCTAAGGGTGAATTAGTTTCGTCTTTCTCTAGTGACTGAGCCTGATCTATGTTATCATTCGGAGCTTGAGGAATAGTAGCACTTGTTTTAGTTAATCCGTTAATACCTAGTTCTTTTCCTAGTGACTTATAGTTGCGCATTAAGTCTTTATGTCTATCGCCTGCGCCATATTGCTTAAAGACAGACTTAGATTTAGCTAATGGAGCATGTAAGCTACGATACCATTCTGGGTCTATGGTTTCAGGATGTTCAAGTATATGAGTTATAAACGGATTATGTGCATTACTTCCGATATCTCCCAATACAAATTCATGATCTATTCCATAAACTCTGTTTTGTTTTCTATTGACTAGATAGTTTTGAGAATGCCTATCTTTATTATCTAGTAGCCAGTCTAATACACCTAGTTCTTTTCCACCCTTCATCTTTGCGTGTTCTTTACCAAGTAGATAAAAATTAATGCCAGAATATTTATCAAAATGATTATAATAATCTCCACGCCCTGTTACACCTGATAGGCGTGGCATGAACAGTTCTTTTTCTGTACCTTTATTGTGATATTGCTCTGGAGCATCTCTTAATGTAACTTCAGGCACAGGAGCACCTACTATTTTCCCTACATGGGAAGCTAATAGTTCATTAGTTATTCTTCTGTTAACTCCTGCGTAATCACTTTCTTCTCCCTCATATGCAGGATGTTGATGCATACCTTTGGCAATACTTTGTTCACCATTAGCATGGTTTATCTTATGCACATATGCGCCAAATGTCCCATACCCTCTACCTGCAAGAGGTTCTCTCTTAGTTTCAGGAGATGTCTGGCGATCACCTTGGCCTACAAACCATGATGGACTCATCCCTGGTAATGCAAGTTGTCCTGAGTTAGGAATTTGAGGATTGATTTGTATGTTTTTAGGTAATTCATAATCAGGAATTCGAGCAATAACTCTAACCGGCTTCTTCCTTTTGAAAATGCTTTTTCTCGTGAAAGAGGTTAGTCTGCGCCCTAATACATTATTGCGCCATGAGTGTGTTTCATGTATCAGATCTTCTAATGGAGTATTAACTTGAAGGTTAGAAGAATGTAAACGATTGAAACGTTCTATATTTTGATCTCGTTCATCAATATCACCTAAGAGATTTTCATATCGTTGCATCATGACTTCATGAGATCTTTCTCTTCCCATTTCTTTAAACTTAGGTAAGAGTTTGGTAAGGGGCTGGCGGAAAGACTCTACATAAGGTCGAGTTATTTGAGCCGATAGGGGATTCTTGTGTCCAAGAATACTTGGATTATATGCCCTCCAAAATGGAGAATAGACATATCTACCATGTGGATCTCCATCATCAAACCCTAATTCATGGTCGATACCATAGACTTTATTTTCTTCAGGATGAACTAAGTAATTACCATCATTTCTATCTATGTTATCTATTAGGTAATCAAACAATCCTAGTTCTTTAGCTCCATCCATTTTGAGATAGTCGTCCTCATGTCTGCTTCTTACGGGAAATATGCCACTTCTTCCTGGATGCTTAGGCATTTGAATAGCTACGAGATCCTTAACGGAGCCGATTGAACTAGGATCTGGATCTACTGACTTGACTTCTCCTACAGGCGCACCTATAGCTTTTCCTACGTGAGATGCAAGAATCTCGTTCTCATGTCCCATTCCACCATCCATTCCTTTTTCGATACTGTATTGACCATTCTCATGACGCAGATTGTGAACATACGTATTCATAGCACCTTGACCTTCACTTTCTAGTAAAGGCTTGCGCTGTACGATAGGAGACTTTATCGAAGGTACAAAGTAATTAGGATTTTGTTGTGGACCCTCTGCGCCTATTCTGGGCGCCCCTCGTGCTCTTCTGGTATAGTTCCGTCTAGTGGTGTCGTACTCAAAGGCTCGCTGCCCGTTAATAGGTCTAAAGAATCTCCGCTTACCGGCGCTCCTGCGAGATGAGACAGCTTGCGTCTCTCCTGGGCTGATTGGGCTAGGTACTTGGTGTGGGCTGCTATTACCTGATCCGCTAATTGATTCAGCGGCTTGCCTTTGGTGCTGATTATGGATATTGTCTGGCGTGTCAAGGGGAATATACCTACCTTCTTCATTGAATTGACCTACGGGTACTGTACCCAGGTCATTATTATCTATATGCGCAAGATCATACACAGCTAGCTGCTGTGCTTTCTGCGCTGCGTCTATTGTATCCCTATGCGGCTCTCCTACCTTCACCACGTCTAGATAGGTGTGTCCTGTTTCAGGATCAATCCATGTTCCTATGTGGTGACCATCTATACCCAATTTATCTTTATTCAAATTAAAGAACTTCTCAAGATGAGCCCGTGGGTTATCCATAAACGCCTGAGTAGGTACTTTGTATTCCCGATCCTTGTATGGACCATACGAATACCCTTGCAGAGGCGTGTTTCCCTCAAGGTCCATGGTTGCTCCACCATTTTGGACCGTGTTCTTGTGCACCAAGTCTGCAAGTTCTTTAGGAGACATGTTGGCAATTACTTGTCTAGAAGAAGAGTGACGAGGAAGACTATGAAGTGCAGACTGAAGGCGATAATACCTCTCCATCATGTCTTCATGGAGTTGTTCCCCTTGTTTCTCATAAGCCCACGGTTGAATTTTACTAAACTCAGGAGCTAATGCCTTTAAGGGCTCCTCGAATGAATCATATAGATCTGGATCAATAGGTGAACGGGTACCTGTCCCGTTTAAAATAGGTTTTATGTGGTAATCGGAGAAATCACTTCCACCATCCTCAGGAGGCATAAATGTAAATTCATGATCTATTCCATGGATTTGATTTGTTTGAGGATTAATTAGATAATTACCACCATTCCTGTCACTATTATTAGTAATATAATCAAATAATCCCAGTTCTTTACCGCCAGGGTACTCTAAGTGAGCCACTCTATCTGCCTTTGGTACGCTCAAGGCAGTTTGTCCTTCATGCTTAGGCATTCTAATAGCGACTTCGGGATCTTGTGCTCTCCGTTCTCTAGAATCCGGTAAGTGAACCGAAGATACAGGAACTTGTTTAACTTCTCCTACGGGAGTTCCCAAAATCTGTCCTACTCTAGATGCCAATATCTCTTTTTTCATACCTCTTTGAGACAACATTCCCTTTTCAATGGATTGCTGGTTATTGGCGTGCGTCAAAACATGCACATATGAATTTAACATTCCCTTATTATCAGCTAAAGAAGTTCTTTCAGTAACAGGTGAAGTTTCTCTTTCCCCCAAAGGAACAAATTGACTAGATGATGCAGTCTTCCTGGCAGCTGTGGTTGGAGGAAGTTGACCTGCATCAGGATGAGAGAATACAATTTGATTAGTAAGATGGTGATATCTATTCATCATATCTGTATGATCTGAAGCTCTGTAATATTTCTTAAATAGTGGCTTCAAGTCTTGCAAGGGTTGTTCTAGTGAACGCATCCATGCATGATCCACAGGAGCACGATGATACTCATTGTCGAAATGATCCTCTACAAAGGGACTCTGATTGAATGCTGGATGAGTAGGGTCAAAGAATGAATATTCATGGTCTATACCAGTAACGCTTTTACCATCTGGGGAGATAATATAGTTTCCACCATGCCTGTCACCATTGGCTATCAGATAGTCTAGAATTCCTAGTTCCAATCCTCCCTGTAAGTGGTCTGTACCTCTCCCAAAGCCATAATCCCATCCCGTCTTACCTGGAATTTTAGGCATTATCAATTCATGGGCTTCTGCATTACGTGACTGCTGCTTATGGGGATTAACGCCTATTTCTGGCACAGGCGCTCCTATAACCTTGGCTACATGAGATGCCAGTATTTCATTAGATAACCTATTATCAATTCTTTTCCTGAGATGAGACTGCTCGGAAATACCTTTGGCAATAGATTGCTCACCGCTTTCATGTTTTACTGTATCCATGTAGTCATTCAATCCACCATCGTTAGAGAAGCTTTTTCTCGACACTTCTGGTGAAGTCATTCGGGTACCTAATGGCACGAACATGTTCTTATGTGCAGCAGCATAACGTCTAGCGAGGATTTGTTCTAGTCTATGCGCTACATTCTTCTTCTTATCGTGCATCTCTGTCTTCCATGGTGAATCATATTTATCAGCCAATTCCTGCGTAGGAATGTCGCATGTATATGCATGAATATTTTTGAATCCTGCATGGTCATATGCAAGAGTTCTATGATATCCATCTGCTACTTCCCATTTCTCAGAAGGTTCACCATCTTTCCATACATTTACCAAGAAAACAGGGTCCATTTTCTTACCACCACGCATGGCTTCTTCTATACCTTTAACCTTCTTAGGATTTCTTCCACCAGGACGCCTGCCCATATTGATTTCTTTCAAAGGTACGTGAGGATCGTAATCCCATAGCATGTCTCTATCTTTTACCCATTGCAATGTAGATGCAGGATAATGCTTTAAGAGAATCTTATAGACATAGTTCTGAAGCTCTTCATTGTCCTTAGGAAAATCTCCACGATTAGGTCTACCTGAGATTTCATGCTTGCGGAATTCATTAGAAGGAATTTGCTTAGCTGCTTGTGTAGGAGTAGCAGATCTTCTATAGAACTCTCTATTCATTTTACGTGCAAATATATCCTGAGCAGGAGGTAGTTTTGTCTTCTGATGTAGTGCTAGTTCTTGAGGAGTAAGATGCCTTAGATGCACATGCAATGCCTGAGGTCTATCTTCATTTTCTATATCTTCTTGCTCTTCTGGTGAAAGATGAGAGTCAAAGTAAGAACGCATATGACTCTTGCGATTTTCTTTGATTGCGTTGTCTTCCTCAAGACCAGGAATGGCCATATTGAAGGGGGGCCTATTCTCTAAATACTTTGCTCTTTCTTGGTCAAAAGTAGGGTACTCTTGCTTTTCCCAGTCTAGAAATGGCTGATGGCTAGATAAGTAACCCTGATGCCCGTCCATATAATAATCATTATCTAATTCATTATCTGGAGCGGAGTGAGGTGTGACATAACTGCGATCCACCGCATAAGGGCCATGTGCTATCCATTCTTCTTCCTCGGGGTTACTAGACCATGGAGCAACGTAAAGTGCATGAGAATCTGGAGGAAGGTGAAATTCTATAGGAGTATTTAGATGATGTGCATTCCGAGGAAGAGCAGCAAAGTGATAGGAAGTCTCTGGATCACCCGACCATGAAGCAAAACTATCATCTAGGACCGGATGATCTTTAAGGATTTGTTGAAGTTCTTCTACTGACTTAGAAGACTTTATACCCCTATGTAGTTCAAGTGAATTATGAGGAGCTTGCGCCCATGCTGCATAAAGATTAGCAGAGTCTTCAGGAAACTTATCATAATCATCTGCACGAGGATCAAACTCCAACGGAGTATTCCCCTTATGAAACTTCTCCATGGTCTTTCTAATAGGAGTTGAATTATCTTGAGTCCATTGCTTTATGCCATGAATAAGGGGGTGACGTGGGAAGGCGTCCTTAAAGCTTTGAACGTGATCTTCAAGAGACAGATCATCTAAAGATCCATTAAGAGCATTTGCATGGTCACGCAAGTTCCCTACATCATTTGTATCTAAGAAATCATTCAGATGAGGTGAGCTAGCTAGAATTTGGTCCGGAGTAGAAGGATTAGATGCAATAATCCTTTGGAAGTGGCGCTTACCTCTTCTGGTAGATGTCTGAGAATGTACCGAGTCTTTGAAGTAATCAGGAGGTTCTGTCCACTTCTCTTCTTGTAACTCTTTGTCTGTTTTCTCACCAGACTTCTTATCATCTTGTGTGCGCTCATCTTTCAGAGCCTTAAAGAAAGAAGGGGGTTCAGTCCATTTGTTTTGTTGCGCCCACTTATCAAATTCTTCTGGAGAAACTTGCTCTACTTGTGCATGATAGATACTGTGTCCATTATTCACTGCATGATCGACCGAATTGATCTTATAAGGTCCCCCTGCTTGCCATTCATTCTGATGCTCGAAGTCTAATCCTAGAATACGAGAAATAGGAGATACCTGAAGAGCTTGAGAATTAGAAGGAAGATGAAATACTATTTTAGAGTTCATCCGGTGAGCAGTCGGCTGGCCCGTCCATTCCTGAGCATATCTCTCATTGGAAGACCAAGAGCGTGGATTATCCTTGAACATATTTCCGGGAATAAGGCGTTCTTCTAAGGTCTTAGGATGTAATAGACTAGCTACTCCTCTATGTAATTCGGGACTATTTCTAGGTGCATTAGATAAAGTGAATTGATAAGGGTCATGACGCCTTTTGTGATTATCCGTACCCTGCAGAGATAATCCTATCTTACGCAAGGTAGAATCCATAGTGGGAGACTGAGGACCAGTGAAGTATTTATCATGAAGCATCTTTTCATGCTCAGGGTGATCGAGGACAGGAGAGTAAGAACTCGGCCATACATAATCATCAGAATTCTTAGCCTTCCTGTTGTGAGGATAGTAATCATGATGAACTGAATTCAAATCATGTGCTAGTTCAATAAGATTTTGGCGAATAGATGTATCTGCAGGCAGAGAGGTTATGGGTTCATTATCATAGAATGCCCCCGTCGGGCCTACATCCCAAGGGGCATACTTTTGAGCACGCCACTCAGGGCGTTTGGTATCTAGAATCCCTCCTAATCTCTGTTCACGGCGAATGGTATTTCTTAAAACAGCAGCTCGATGAAGGTTTGGACCCCCCTTTCGATACTCTTTTCCTGCAATCTTCTTGGAGTAAATAGATGGAAGTGAATCTTCCTCTATACCTGGTACCGGCTCTGCTGCTTTTACATTCACATGCAATGCTTTATTGTCTGCACTCCTCTTATGAGATACAACCTGATATGGTCCACGCCCTATGTGTTCTTTTTCATCAACAATACTTGAATAAGGAGAGATATTGAGAGTCTTAGCTGGTCCTTGAAGGTGCATAATAATAGGCGTACCCACAGCAGGTGTCCTACGTCTTGCAAAATCATTAGCTACTAAAGGATCTTCAGTCCATGAGTTGAATTGGTCATGAAGAACTGGATTGGTATCAAGAAGTTGTTCCAGTTCATTAAGGCTTTTCTTACTACGCAGCCCCCTATGTAGTTCCTTCTCAGTGGAAGGTGAATGATGCCATAAAGAATAGAGCCCAGCATCAGTACGAGGGAAATACTGATCGTAGTTGCCTTTATGCAGCTCTTCCATGAAGGCTCTCATGCTAGACCAATTACCTTCTGTCCATTGTCTCACATTGTCGGCAGTCTTACTTGAAGGGATAGGAGGGCGCCTAGCGTGAGAAGGTAGTTTAGCCAATGCTTCTGCTACATCTTGGTAATGATCCCACTCCTGTATTGGAAGAATACCCTTTTCTACTATAGGGTGCAAATGGTTATCTGCCTGGTGATATGTATTTGCCTTCTTTTTAGGAGAAGGAGGATTATAGAGACTTCTATGGAGTGCACCATGTTCATGGTACACCTTCCCAGGCTGATTTATGCCATTAAGAGAATCAGGGTGTCGGTGTTGATAATTATGAACTCTGAGCAGCTGTCCTCCTACACGAGCTTGATCTGCGTATCCATACTTTGTTGGATTATCTAATCCTTTTTTCCATGCAAGTGCTGTCTCGAAAGGCATTCCATGCTTAGATTGCATATGAGCAAGTATAGCCTCGTTAGAAGCTGTTTTTTGTCCATTAGCGGCAACAGGATATAATCTTTTTCTTCTCGTGAAACTGTGCATGTATCCTTCTTTTATCAGAAAGAGCAGGTAGAGGTTAAGTAATGATTTTATACACAACAAATGCTATCTATTCTAGGTGTAAATAGCTTGAACTATGTTTTACTTTAGTTAGTGCACGTAGGACAATCATCCATATATGGAGCTAGTTCTGTACCACATGAACTGCATACTCTCGCAGCCCCTAGTACATTTATGCCATCTTTAATGGGGACTCCACTTAGTGTCCAGTTTAGGGAAGTTTTAGTCATTGCAGTACGTAGGTTACGCTCTGTCGCCAACTTGCCCTTGAGTGTGTATATATTTTGCTTGCGTGGTGCAGTCATTTTTACTCCTTAAAAAGAAAAACGCTATCACTTTTTAAGGTGATAGCGCTAGTTCTTTACTGATTTGTTAGAGTGTGAAGAACAAGATAGATTTAGAGAAAGTACAAGAAGTAATCTACCAATCCTGTGCCCCCTGTTGCTACTACCTCTATTTGCCACTGAGGAAACAAAAGAGTGATAGGAGCAGTAATTGCTTCTACTGAATTAGAGGTAATAGTAAGGGTCGCAGCTTGGATGAAGTTCTGAGGCGCTGTTGCATAGGATTCTTGATTAGAGAATCCTCCATAGAGATTTACTGTTAATCCTGGCGTTCCTGTAAATGAGGGTTCTACTTGAGATGCGAATACTAGGAACTGAGAATCATGAGGAGTATAAACTACAGGACTAAAGAAATTACCGGTTCCTGTTACATCTACCGCCGGGAGTGTGCGAGATGTACTAAATACAGGAGTAGGGAAGGTCCCGCTTTGTGATACTGTAGTAACAGTGGGGCCTGTACCCGCTAATGTAACTGTCATTTAGAGTCCTTTGGGGGTGAATCTTGCAACGCTTCAGAGATAGAATCTAGTACCACATCTATGCGAGAGAGAATACTATCATGTTTCTTTTGATAAGGAAGGGAAGGGGAACTAGGGGTGATTTTAGAAGGCGACATTACACGCCTCCTCTCTAATGATAGAGGCTGTAGTTGCTCTTTCGCTCTATGGTGACGCTGCCATCACTCCAGTGAGTAGCAAACTCTACATCACCGACTGCTAATACCTTCCCCATAAAACGAGCATTCTTATTTTCTAGAACTACTTTTGCACCAAGAATAGTATTTGGGCGTTGACGAATAACTGCTGCTACAATAGGATTCTTTGCAGAACGCTTGTATGTAGTATCTTCGCTCTGTCCTGGGTTGTCTTCAGGACTTGCATCAGGATCAGCATTGTCCCGGTCTAGTTCCTCTTTCCAATCACTTCTCATTTGATCGTTAAGACGAGCATCTTCTTTGGTGTCATCTGAATCTATATCCATATAATCATTGGGCATAGGAGAGTCAGCAGGCACAAAGAGATGTCCAATATCAGAATCAGAGTGCAGCTCGCTAGCCGCATACTTAGAGAATGCCATTCTAAAATCCTTTGGGGTGTGTTATGTAACCTACTCCATACTTCGAGAGCATGAAAAAATTACTTAATATCCTATTTCTGATTGAATTTTGGGAATGGATGAGTATGCGTGAGAACTTGTATCGCATGACAATACTTATGATATAAAATCTCTTCTAGGGGAAGAATTACGTCCCAATTATCATACTTGCGCCCATGCTCTCTACATAAATGACGTACCACTGGGACTTTTATTTCATCAGGAGGATGATGAGTCATCTTGTGCCTCTATCGGAAATGGGTGAGTGTGAAAAGGAGAGTTAGGCTGAGGCATGGCATGTAGTGCCCTATGAAACTTTCTACTAAACTTTGCATTATAAAGGGCGCTCTCATAAAGCCCCCTCTCATCTGTCAACATATAGTCATACCGATGACTCCGAATAAGGTGACGTACCACCCCATCTTGATCTTGCACATTCTTTGACTCTCTAGTATCCATCGTTTCCTCTTTGTGGATGAGTGTGAGGACGCACGCTCTCGCATATTCCCTTTAAGTGAGGGTATTTTCCATTTACACATAAAAAGATTTCTCTATGATCCCTCTCATGCAATATATTTTCATCTTTAAAGCTCCTTTCAGGATCATCGAAAGTGTATCTACCTCCATGACAACGTGCTATATGACGACTTACTCCATTCTTTAGGTCCGAAATAGGAATTTCGTTCGAAATAGGACTTTCATTATATTTCAATTTTGTATATTCCTTTCGGGAAATGGATGAGGATGGGTTGTACAATATTTAGTTGGCGAATTATGGTACTCTTCATGCAAATGAATAAACCATATATTTCCCACATTAAATCCAATTTGCTTTAGTGCTTCCAAATTGTCTGAGATAAGCCCATGTTCTCGAATTAAATGACGGAACACTCCTCCATCTTTAAGATTTTCCACTTCGTCACAAAACTCCTTATCCATTTTACCATTACTCCTTATACCTCCACTCCCCCCACCCCGGATGGCTGTGAACAATAGGAATTTGATATCCTTCCATACATCCGAAGGTTCCGTGCCGAATGGCATGCAGATTTCGGTGGAAGTTGTAATAGAGCAACATTGCCTCCTTAGTCTGCAGAGCCCCGACGGGTATATTGTGCGCATAAAAAAGATGACTAAAGAGAGTAGGACCCTCACCTAAATGAGATTGCATCTCCTCTGCGACATCTTTGGTTACCTTTCTACTCATCGTGCTGGCCATTCTTTCATTCCGGGGTGGTCATGCTTCACGGGAGTCCTACTTCCTTCTGAAAAAATCTCTTCATTAAGGTACTGATGCGCCGTCCGATGATCCCTTATGAGAAAAGTGAGATCCCCCCCTGTCATAATAAAAGAGACATTATGGCATTCAAAAAGGTGTCTCACTACTCCATTTCTAGTGTAAGAAGTTGTAGTCATGGTGCTGTCCATTCTTTCATACCTGGGTGAGAATGAGTAATAGGTTTTTCATATCCGAACGCATAGCCGCTCGGTATATCGTTAATTTCATGGAAATGACGATGGGTTTCTATAAGAAAATCATAATTCGTCGCAAAGGGGATATTATGTGCCATGAAGAGATGTCGCTGAACCCCACTATAATCATTCAGCCAATCTGTACGAGGCATACTTATCCTTTTTATCTTCTTAAATGACTGTCCCACCAAGTCTACCAGAGACGAGGTGGGAAGTCAACTTAGTTAAATTATGGAACTCGTACTACTTTGTGGTACCCTTAGCCAACCGATATGCTACCCTGCGAGTACCCTTCACTGGCTGAGTCTGAATGTTAACCCCTAGAGCACGCAACTCACGCACTCTACGTGGTCCATCCTCTCCACCAATGCCACCGAAACGCAACTCCTGAGAGTCTACCCAGCGCTTATTGGTCTTGAGATAATTGTATACATCATAAATACAGGTATTTTCTTGAAGTCCTCGCACTCCATTTTCAACCGACATAGATTTAGTAGTTGTAGCAGCCAATATATTCTCCTTCACTCTAAGTGAGCATCTCGGATGAGAACGCTCTTCTTACAGTATAGCGGCGAATATGTCAACCGTGCCGGGTTAGAAAATTTCTCTTCCCCCAATGTACCCATTGGAGTAATTAGCCAGCTCGTTGAATATCTCCTCATCAGTAGGAGAATGCCCGAGAGCATGGCTCAGACGCCTCTCTAGGCTGTCTACAATTTCTGCTGCAGATGCACCCACGTAAAGTTTTCCGTTACGTAGCTCCACGGTATCACTCTGAGAGCTTTTACCTGCGCCCTTGTCGTAGTCGTGTTCAAAAATCTCTAATTTACGTGTAGCCATGATATTCCTTTCTTTCCTATCTCATCTCTCATGATATCACAGAAATAGGATAAAGTCAAATTGAGTCGTGCTAGAAATTAAGAGGACTATAAGGATGCCCATTGGGGCGAGCTGTGTCCAGTAATCTGTAATATTTATCCATTAAATCCTCATGTGCTTTATTAAAGCCATAAGCATCAAATGTATGAGCTAGTTGCTTGAGCTTGTCTTCATAGGGAAGTAGCTCATCTTCCGTAAACTTGTTGCCGTGAGGAACATCGGGATTAGCCCAAAATTGACTAAATGGCGACCGAGGTGGCTCCCATCCTCGAAAAGTATTTCCATGATCTATGCCACGCACTTCATCGGGTGCATCATGAGGAACAATCCAATTGTAGTGCATTCTATCTGTATTAGAGATAAGAGCGTCCAACAATCCTAAGCGCTTTCCTCCCTTGCGCATTACCTCAGGAGAAGCCTGGATCAGGGGATTAGAAGAAGGCTTGTACTTTACGCCCGCTCGACCTTCAAAAAAGGGAGATTGAACTTCAAATTGCGCATTTCCTGAAGGGAAGGTAGCTAAACTCTCGCCAATGGGAGCCCCAATGGCTTTCCCCACATGGGATGCAAGAATCTCCTTAGCTTGATCTTCTTGCCTGGACAGTCCTTTAGCTAGAGTCACCGCTCCATTCACATGATAAAGACGATGAACGTATTGGTTGTTTTTTCCCCCACTCAAACGTTCTACGTGTTGAACCGGAGAAGCAGTCGCTCCCTCAAGAGGTATAAAGAATGATCTTTTGTCTGCTACTCCTTCTTTTACGAAAAGTTCATCCAAAAGAAAAACACTCATGACTTATTCTTCTTCCTCGTTTAGACTTAAGAATTGTGCTTTAGTCCAATCTTTTTGAGTCGCATACACACTCAGCTTTTGTGCCTTTTTGGGTGGCTTCTGTGCTTCCTCTTCAGGATTAATTCCATAATATACATGTAAGCGTGACATTAGAAGATATCCTCCGGATCCATCGGTCCTAGTGAACCAGGATTGGGCCGACGCCCTGTTCCTAGCGAACCACGATAGGCTTTGGTTAATTCATTTAGACGAGATTGAGGATAAAGATCCTTTTGGTGACTCCAAATAATTGCCTGCACCTGCATAGGAGAGTAGCTAGTGCCATGCCTCTTGTTAAATGTCTTAGTTACCGAACGCACTGCATCACTTGCAAAAGGATGCAATCCTAATGAGGCTCCTTGAAAAGAAGGACTAGAGCTGAGATTAGTTTTCTCTTTAATATGGACTAGGCGCTTTCCTACTTTTTTATCCTCAGTGAATCCATTAGCTAATGCACGTAACATGTGCGTATCAATAGTCACATCATTCCCATTATGTACAGGGTCCGCAAGGTTATTAAAAAAACTACGTACCTTGTTTCCTCCAAGTTGCTTATCTACCTCCTCAATAGGATTGGGGTGCCCCTTGGTAGATTCCAGTAAGTATTTAGCCTTTTCAAGTTGAAGAGGATAGCCTTTATAGGCTGCACTATTAATGTCTCCATTTTCAATGAGATCTTGAGCAGTCTTTACATTATGCCCCCATTCGGTGCCAGGAGACAACATTGCAACTATGCCATGATAAACATCTGGATGTATGTCATGAGCCCTGGCAAATCTTTCTCCCTCATCATGAGCATCCTGATACCAACTAGCTCCTACTCTACGATGCTCCGGAGATGCATTCTCTAGAAGATCCATCAAATTACGCTTAGCTTTACTAGGAGTAACCTCTAGATTAACTAGATGTTGACGTGCCTTGGCCTTAATAGAATCAGGCAAATCCTTCTCGGTTAGATCAAAGCCCCTTAATCCATCCTTAGAGGTGGTTCCTTGGGCTGGGAAAAGAGAAGAAGGAAGCCCTGGAGAAGGCTCCCTTAGGGGCATAGCTATGCGCCAAATTTCTGTGTTCATATTTTATCTCTTCTCATATTTTTAATATATTAGGAACGAAAACGTCTGAACGCTCGAACAGGTACCCCATCTCCATTATCATCCTCATTAGAAACCTGAGTTTGATCCATAGGGTCTACAGCCTCTTTGATGATTCCAGGATCCTCTCCTTCTCCATCACCAGAAGAGGCATCATCATTACCATTATAGGAGAATTCATCTGCATCTGAGTTCATGTCTGCTGTGTAGGCAAACCTTCCTCCCAGTTTCTCTTCAATGGTTTGTTCCTTCTGATTCTCTTTATCACGAGGTTGAGGGACTGCACTAAAATGCACAGGGTCCCCATCTACCCCAGCAGTCCATTGGTCATTCCTCTCTTTAATGGAGAATCGAAATCCTCCACTAATGGAGGGACCTTCTGAGTGAAGAATCGTTAGCTCTGCGCTAGGCTCTTCTTTATAGGTGACCTTATCTACACGTACATACGCAGTCCACGGATCATGGCGACGCAAACAATTGCATCCAAAGTGAGCACGATAAATTTTCCCCGCATCGAGGTGTTGAATGATAGCTTGCTTTCTTACGGCAACTCTTCTTTTTACTAACATTAAATTCCTTCTTCTTCATGAGAATGTTCGTACTCATGCTTGACATGATCCCTTTTATGAAAGGCAGGAAGGCGTCTTCTACTAATCAACTCAAGATGCTCTAAGGGCTGCTTATGCTCGCCATCTATTAAATGATGAAAAAGCTCACTTCCATGAGGATATGAAGCAGTTTTAGATGCGCCTCTACTGGGAAGACGACGAAGAGAGTGATTATCTAGTTGATGCTGTAATCCAGATTCGTCCTGAACATATACATGCGCTCCGTCTCCTACATCTCCAATTAACTTTACCTTGGTGCCTTTAGGAGGTCCCATAGGAAGGTTCTTGGATATGGGATCACGATAATCTACACTATGCGTAGGAGTGAAACCAGAAGGATCAGCAGCTATTTTAGTCTTTTTTTTTAGGGGATCAGAAGAGCCATACTTGCTCTCCATCATAGCTCTGAATGCCTCTTCAGCCTTTTCTTTAGAAGGATGACGAGATAGAACCTTCCCAGTACCTTTTTGCGTAATTACCCACTGATCTCCATCTTGATGGATGTACTTATATTTAGAAGTCTTCCATTGTGTATGGAGAGCACGCACTAGCTTAGCTTTAGAATCCGATACGCTCCCCATCTTGCGATAGGCAATATCGGTAAGAACTTCATCAGCATAGGCAAAGCGAGAAAGTAATTCTTCTTCAGTAGATGCATTCATCAAGAAGGAACCGAGAGTTTTCTGCACCTCAACTTGAGCCAGGAAAAGACTCTTCCTGGCAACTTTGGTATCAAAAGATACATCAGTGCCAGGAAAGTCTAGAGAGGAAATGGTCATTAAGTTTTCTCACATTCTATTTTGTACCATGCTGTTTGATAGGGACACCGCAGGTACGCTGAACAAGATACTTCACCTAATATCCTTTTTGGAGTTATTTATTACTGATAAGATTTTCTTCTTCCGTTCCATAAATCCTACGCAAACCTGCTCACACAGATTCACACGTACCTTTTACTCCTCGGCTCTCATTTCTCAGAAGTTCAAGTGTTTGGTTAAAAACATCTTCAAGTTGGTTGACTAATTCTTCTTCATTGTCTTCAATAGGATTAAATTCAAAAATCATCTGTACTTTAGCCATTTTTCCCTCTCGTTTTCAAAGAATCTATTTCTTTTTTCAGTGAATCTACTTCATTGCGTGTTGAGCTAAGATGACTACGGATAAGACGCCCATGCTTCATCATTGTTTGATGATTAACTGCATGCAACTTCTTCACTTCTTTATGGTTGTACTGTTGCCGATAAAGAAGAATTACCGCTCCGACTGCAGATACTACATTGGTGAAGTTACCAAAGCGTAGCTCTCCTACTGTTGTCCCAAATATTCCAAACGCTCCCACCAATCCAATACCTAAAATAATCAGCAGGAAAATGAAAATAGGGTGAGCAGTTATATAGATATAGGGACGAAAAATCCAATGATCCATCCAATCATACAATTGATCTAGATGAGCTTTCATATGGATCCTTAGTATTTAGGAGGATTTATTGCGTGAAAATAGATTGCCAAATTTGCTGGCTGTACAGCCGTAGAGTCTCTATCTGGAATTAGACCCATTCTTTCAAGTCCTCGTGACACCTGAGATGAACATACCATTCTGCCATACGTACCTACAGATAGGTGTAGGCCAGTAAGATCATCTAGTCCGTCTGCGGGGATAGAAAGCCATCCATAACCTGAACCTAGCGTCCAATTCCAGAACTTAAGGGTTTCAGCTCGCAATACTGGATCAGCATCTACTGAGATGACACAATAAAGATCCTCTTTGAATGCAGAGAGGTTGGTAAGAATAGAGCCTTTAGCCGTCTCTTGAATAACCACAGCATTGGCGCCTCCCTGCATAACTCCCATTGCGTGATCGCACCATGCTCCTGGCCTGGTAGAAGAACGCAGCCATTCTCCAAAACGAATTCCCATCCCTGGTAAGACCGAGAAAAAAGACCCAGTTAGATGTTTAACCAATATTACATCTGTTGGTTGAGTATCTAAACAACTCTCACCAGGGGGGAACCATCGAACTGTGGATGGAGGGACTACCGCACTAATTTTCTTACTCATAGGCTAAGCCTTAGGTGCAGGCTTAGCAGGACTTGCATTCTTCAAGGTGTGATGGACAAATAGACCAGTGACAGCACCAAGAAGGGCTAATACAACTGCATGAACTGACATTCCTGAAACAGTGCTCAACTGAACTGCAGGAATATTAAAAAGCTGCAGAACGAAAAGAGCTGCAGAACCTACACTAAGTCCAGTTGCAACTACAGTACGATCCCACAATTTCTTGAAAAAGTTAACCATATTATTTCATTACCTTTCATTATCTCAGCCCATCACTCTAGGATGGTACCTCTAGTATAACGTCTCTAAAAAGAAACCATTCCCTAGCTATACCAAGAACTTACATCTGGAATAATTTCTTGTCCCCCAGCTGCTTGTGGAGTATCACGTAAAGAGTATTCTCCTGCAGGACTCTTCCATCCCGTAGGATCATTTTGATCCTCACTGCCAATATCATCTACCCGAGTATTTGCAGATTCAGGACTCATACCCTCTCCAATCAACCCCCCTACCCCTTCATCAGTCATCCATTGCTCACTGGCTAAGCGATGAGCCACAGGGAAGGGCATATACGGGTCTTCTCCCAAGATATCTCCTTGAGCAATGATGCCTTCTCTATTACCTTGAGGGTCCGGGTCTTGATTAGCAAAGCCTGTAGGCTGAGGGCCAAGAGAGCCTAGGATAGGAGCAAAAAACTCTAGGTCCTGATAAGCTCCCGTTACAATTCCACACTCTCCACAATGAGATGCAGCATCTTCATCGTCATATTCAATATGGGAAGAACCACAAGAAGGACACTTCTCACGGTCATCACTTTCGAAATCTTTATTAAGGAGATGAGAATCATCTTCATCTATATCTTCTTGACACCCACATGTATCGCAGGCAACTCTATTTGTTGCGGCGATATGAACTGTCAATCTCCCGAATTTACATACTTGACACATTAAGGGAGAACGAGAAGATTGTTTCTGACGAAGATATTCACTTTCAGGATCATCGTCATCTCCTTCATCATCATCTTGCACCGCTGTATCATGAGGATCATGGGCTCTATAAAACGCATCCATATCCCCATCAAAATCATCAGCAACACCCGCAGTTTTTACCTCATCACTAGGAGAGAATTCTTCTACTTCCCAAAAACCAGGGTTCTCCCAACCAAAGCCACATGAGTTACACTTAAATCGGTTCTTAGAGGTAGACTTTACTTCAAAGCTTCCACAATTTAAGCACGCAGGCTCATATGCTGTAGCTCCCTCTTTTACGACATCTGTATTTCGGTTCCATTGGAGCTTATTGTAGACATCTTTGGGAGTAAGACGAGTAAATTCACCGTCTTCCGTCAAAGAAACTGTAACTTTATTCTTAGTGTATTCTACCTCGACTTCTGGTAAGTACCCAGCAAAAAGACGCTCTAATGACTGAATGACTGCTGCTCGTTGATCGGGCAACAGGGATTCATTAATTACAACATCGAATACAGTTTTCTTTGCCGTACGAGGACGCCGAGTGAAAGTACGCATACTTAAAACCTTTGCTAAGAATGATTGTGCCCATGAGAAGAGCCAGGAGGGAAGAACGAGGCATGGACCTCAGGCTCTTCAACAAGATGAGAAAAGATAAGTTGACCGAGGTTTTGAGAAACCACACTTTTGGTTTGAGAAATTGCATCTTCCCCGTCTGCATCTGGAGGATATGCAATAAATGCAGTAGCTTGACGAATCAGAAAAAGCCCTGAAGAAAGCTCTCCAAATAGAGGAACTTCTTCCATACCGGCTGCGTACATACCAATATACACTTCAGCATGAAAAGAACGAGGACATACGGGACAGTCATACTCCAACTGCCACATATGGGTCCCCTTTTCGGTCCACTTTCGCAAATCAATTATGCGAGGATTATCCATTATTTATTGCATCCTTTCTGTAGGAGTAAAGTGCCTATCAGGAAGTGTACCATGAGTGAGGGACAAACGCAACCTGAGCTATTTATACCCACAAAGTAGTAGGACCAAAATAATCTTCCATATCTTGAGTAATGGATTCCTTGTGAGCTACGGCTGCAGTCTTAGTAGCATTTTTACGAGTTCTATTAGCAGCAGATAGTTGAGCACGTTCTTTTTCAACGTTCTCAACAAATCCCTCTATTACCTTTTCCCTCACAGAAGCTTCTCTAATGGGAAGAGAGTCTTGGAAAACATGATAAAGAGCAGCATCTTTGGTAGCCTCTTTAGATTGAAGCAGTTTCTCATCCTGGTCTAGTACCCAGAGACGAGCACCTAGTGTAACGTAGGCATCCCAATTCATATTTTGAACTTCATCTACTACTTTTTTAGCTTCTCGATAAAGGAATGTTCCATCGTCTTCCCCTAATTCCGAATTAGCAGTGAGAGAAGCGTAGTTCTGGGCTACAACTCCTCCCGGCAACGACTGGTAATATTCCTGCATAGAGAAATCAACATATTCAGAAGCTACCTTTGTCAGATCATTCTTTTCTAATTCCAAGTGAGAGGCTATGGTTCCTAGTGTCGCCAATTCTCTTTCATCTAGACCGACATGAGAAGCAGTGCGTCTTACTTCTTTGATACACTTCTCTAGAGTGTCCAGACGGTTCGAGATAGACTGAGAATCCCCCTTGAACCAAGTATTATCAGAAAGAACTTCTTGAGCATTTCTTACAGATGCGCTGACAAATCCCACTCCTGAATCTTCATAACTTGGGGGCATAGACTTACGCAATGTAGGATCTCCTTCAGTATTAGGATCGTATTCGGAAGGATCAGCTTCCTGAGTAGACTTGTCCGGAGAAAGCATATCATTTGGCTCATTCAATCCCCAATGGCCTCCTCTAAATATCGTGCGAGCTACAGGATTTCTCTTCAAGTCCTTCTCATCCTCATTAATAGGCTGAATATTCTGAGGGGCAGATTCTTGAGCATTTTCGGTATAAAAGCCAGCTTCGTCAAAGCCATGTAGATAATCATCCGAGAGAACAGCCATATTCTCATCCATTGGATCATCATTAGAGCGGTCCAAATAACCCTGACTGTAAAGGTCCGAGCTAGTTCCCAATACTTTACGGTAAGTATCCACTCCCCAATGATTATTGGCCGTTGCAGCAGAGGGAGGAGGGCTACTATTGTTCTGAAGAGAAGGATCAAGAGAGTCCGTAGTAGTATTCATCTGTGCAGATGGATCAGCTAAAGCACTAGAAGGATCCACTCCAGGCATAGTCATAGGCATCATATCGAAATTGTCAGATACATTATCTGTAGAAAGAACATAAGAAGGCATTTAGAAGTCTACTTTCATAAATTATGAAGCGGGGGAAGAAGGAAGAGCTGCAGTACCTACAGTACCCTCTTGATTAAGAAGTGTTTCAAAAACTGAGAAGGGTATATAGAAGTACCCTCCTTGCCCCCATGCTGAGGACCAAGAATTAGCACATTTAAGAAGATTTGCCTGAGGATCAATTCCTAGACATTCTATTTCATGCCCCCCTCGAATAGTGGCTGTAGGAGGAAGTTGCACTACACCATTAGAATCGGGAGAGTCAAAACTATCGTACCAGTTAATCCCCAATATACAGGGACCATAACTGCTAAGAGTAAGGAAGGTTTCTTCCACAGTGAGAGGATAATAATAGCTTGTTGTGTATCCAAAATGAATAGCAGTTTGAAGAGCAGCAGCTCCAGTAGAACCCCGGTCATCAGGAGGGTAAGGAGCACCTAATCCATCTATAGTAGTTTCATATTCATAAAATGTAATAGTTTCGGCCTCATCAAGAGTACGTCCAGCTACATAAAAGGGAGCGGTTCCAAAGAGCCCTATAGTAGCTTGAGCTGTACAACTGCCGAGTGAGCCTTGGTTAAGAATAGGAATAAACCTATTCCATTCTTGAGCTTTTACTTGAGCATTTGCGGGAAGAACCGGAGTAACTGGATTAGCTGCAATATCTTCTGGGGTAATATAGATATGGCGACCTAAACGCTTACCGTCTACTACTCTCTCATGAAGAATACGCCTATATTCAGTTTTGAAATCAGTTATTAAAGCCATATCAAAGCCTCCTAGTCAATAGGACTAGGAGGGTCTGATTTTACATATTATTACAAACTTAAGAGGAATGGAGAAAGATTTCGGACTGATGAATAGATTCAGTCATCTTTTCAAGACATTCTTCTAGCGTGTTTGCATCGTCCTGAATGACAAACGCCCCATCCTGAAACAGGATATACTTCCAGTACCAGGAGTAATGATGAAGAAAAATCACCACATCCCATGGATAGGATTTTTGCAAGCAAACTGCTACTCTTCCCTCTTCCGAGCCATGGTAGTGAATATAAAAATGCCATCCAGCTTGCAAAAGACTCTTCACTGTATCGTGGGAACGCTTTGGCTGGAAAAACCTCTTAACTGCCAGAGAAATCAAAGATAATTTGTTGATAAGCGGACTCATTCTGGATCCTTTCTTCTTCTTCTGTGGACAACTCTTTTAAAAGCTGATTTAACTGAGTAATAATATCCAGATACCCACCCCATTCCAAAGAGGTGATAACTCCCGATGTTCGCCCCAATAATGCTTTTAACTCTTCCAGAAGAAATTCAACTGCTACCGAAGCAGTTTTGGTGGAAGAATTGTACTTGACAATATCTCTCCATGCTTCGTTAAATGCATGCTGTTCCTCACTATTCAATTATCTACCTCGACTTATTCGATTTGCCATCCCTCCATAATAGGGACGGGCATTATTACGATTCCCTTTAGAGTAAAATTCAGTAGCCTTGAGCCTCGACCCTCCTAATTTTTCTCGTGCACTATCTTTGCCTGTAATGGTACTATGATAGCCTCCTTGACCCCCTACTGTCAACTCAGCACTACCTAATCTTTGACGCATCTCTAGTCGTCTAAAATTATCCTCCAGGAGAAGGTCTACTAGATGTACCACTGTATCAGACAAATCTTTAGTTGTCAAACCACCAATTTGTTGGCGATCAACCTTCCCATTTGTCAACTGCAGAAACTTCAATTCATCGGACAGCAGGCACGTATTATTTTCCCCAAACTCATCCGGGAAGGCATGCACCCATCCCATCCCAATAGCTGCCTTAAATCTTTCATAACAACGCATATTGGATTTGGCTGTAGCCACCTCTTCCGACACTCTAGCCTGATGTCCTACCTCACGCAATACCTTCTTTAGTCGCGGAATAGTGACAAACGATCCATACTGGTCTAAAGTTATAAATTGAAGAGTAGGGAAATTCAAAAAAGTGTCCAGAAGGTGTTTTTCAATTTCATTATAATCTACTTGGTGATCCTCGAATTGGTAAGGCTTCCATACTTTGTTCCAGTCCACTATGACATGATACCATTCTTCCCCCGTCTCATCAGGAATCTTTTCGCAGTGAGCAATAGCTGCAGCAAAATTAGCTTGAGTGTGAGATGGGTCAATATGACAACGATAAGTATATCTCATCTGCCCACGATCAACAGGGGAAAGAGTTCGCATACTAGTGCCATCCCAAAATGGTTCAAAAATCCTATCTACAATTTTAGGATTAAGGTACGCATTAATTACCTCAGACCATTGAGACATTCTTTCTACGGAGAAAGTCTGTGGATCTCGGGACTGCAGCAATTTCATTTGTTCATCGTACCTCTGAGGAGCATCTTCGAATACTTGGCCAGTCTTTTCAGGTTCATCCCAGTCCTTGAAAGGATCCCATGATGTTAGCTGAATAGCTAGCATGTTGGGATAAAGAGGAACAGCCTGATCCATTGAGGTTTCTAAAGCATTTTCATAGAGCTGATAGGCTTTGCCAATTTTGGTGTATGGCGAAGTTGGGACATAGATAAACCCATCTTTCTTGAACTGGTCAAGTGCAGGCGTAATAGCGTTGTAAACCTCTTCCGCAGTACGAGGGCCATTGAGCCCTCCTTGCATGTGAGCCATCTCGTCAAAGATTACTGAATACACAGCAGCGCCACGACTAGACGATGCATTAGAAGATACAGGTTGGATTCGGACAGAGGCTATTCTGCGGTTCAGTCGAATTCCTTGAGCCTCAAGTTGAGCAATCTTACGAATATCTGCAGGAGTACGCAAATATAATGCTCGTTCTCCAGACCCTTCGTCCAGATACTTATGGAAGCATTGGGAGTTAATGATTACGTTTGCAATGTCAGCAAATTGCTGTTTGGTGGCCTGCTCTACGTTCGTAGCTACGGTGTAGATGTAAATATCTTTGTCTGGGTCAATATTGTAATAATCTTGAGGGCTATCTAACTTGAGAAGATTCCAAGCTAAGTACGCAGTGATTACTCCCCCTAGATAACCCTTTCCTCCACGACGCCCTGTAATATTGACTACTTCTCGAAAGTGAGAATACCCATTGGCTTTAAGCCAGTTTACTCTTTTCCAAACATCTGGAGAAATCCCTAAAGCTAAGCCCGAGGGATTAAAATTCGTTCCCCACTCAGTGATTACATCTTTCTCGTACTCCGTCATATTCTCTATCTCAAGAAATATGAGCTTTAAGAGTGCTTTTTGACGAGGATACAATCGGTGACCTAGATAGTCTGGTCTTTCTACAAAGTCACAAATAGGAATTTTGACAGGTTGAGGAGTCAATGCATCAACAGCCTGGGTATACAAATCCAGGTTGGCATTGAGAATTGTCTCCACATTGCGTTTTGTTACTCTAGGCATTTATTCCTTTTTGTTTCTTTTGTGCCCTCTTTCTTCGATCTTCCCACACCTCATCTGCAACACCCTTCTGAATCGACCAGAAATATTCTTCTACGTCGATAGGGCCTTTTCTATCTACTATCTCGATAATAGGAGGCTCTTCGGTAAGTTCAGAGCGCAAGGTGTCTACTTCTACGACAAGACCAATTTTGTCAAACTTTTCAATAGCTTCTTTACGCAAAGACTGAGTATTGGCGAATGTCTTAGGACGATCTTGATATTTAATACCTAGTTCCTCAAAAATTTTCAGAGCTTCCATCAACTCATTGTCGGTTAACTCAAAGCGCTCATCTTCAGTCTTAGGAGCATTACCTAGATCCTTGAGTGCCTCTTTCACCAACGCTTCCGCTCTATCACTTGTGTCAGGTCTAGGTAAGGTTCTAGCGCTCTCCACAATATCTTCAGGACGAATCCCTTCAAGTTTTTCTGGATCAGTTTCAAAGCCGGGGGTAGTCATTATGGATTCAATTCTCCTTGAGGTGTAGAACTACGAGCATTTTCTATTTCTTGCACAATTAGTGACCATATTTCAGGTGTAACATGTTTCTTGACAGCTTCCAATACTACATTGAACTTAACAATTACATCTTCCACCTTGGAATCTTCTTCACTCACAGTTTCTAACTCATGAAGAAGTTGAGATGCCTTGAGAGTTTGGTCGATGTTTGGAATTTGCGCCTTAGCTACAATTTCTCCAAATCCTATCTGTTGAACCATTTCTAGAACAGCAGCATATGTGAGAAGATTATCGGTTCCTTCAATAATCTTCTTTCCCCGTTCTCTGGCTCTTTTTTCAATAATCTCTCGGGCAGCTAATCTGTCAAAGGGAAGATGTTGTTGTTGGTGTTGACGAATAGCACTGTAAGAAATTCGGTCTTGTTGAGGAATATTCATTTTATCTTGCAATGGGTTGAGAAGTCTAGAGACTTCAGCGTAAGAATGTCCATCTACAAGCAAACGATCCACTAGAGTTTGAATCTCTTGAGGGGCTCGACATATTGAGCAACGAGAAGACTTGTTATAGGAGTAGATTTCTCCATCTATCTTTTCGTTTATTACCTGAGTAATAGGATGAGGAGTTTCAAAAATTTCTTGAATTTCTGCTCTAGTCGTCATGAGAAAGACCTGGCTTCCTATTACTTTCTCGATAAGCTCGGGAATATATTCCTCTACGAGCTACCGCTAAGAGTTCTACGTTGCCATCTTCAGCATAGACTTCTCCGTCTCTACGTCTTTCTAATTGAGAACGAGATAGATATCCCTCTTCTTTCATCATTTGATGACTCTTCGTCTTACGATTAGATGCTAGAATGCGTTCGGCAATAAAGTCTAGTTGCGTAGAACGAGGCCATTTATAGAAATCCTTATGCGGAGTGATCCCATATTCAGTTAGCATTTCCTCTATAGACGGAGGAGGAAGAGCACTAGCCATTAGTCTACTTCTTTCTTATTGTAGTAAAGGCGTACTAATGTCTTGAGCCCCATTCTCTTGTACAGACCTGCGGGAGAAGACCATTTGGCATAGTTCATGTACTTAGCGGCATCTGTTTCTTTCAGTCCCTCTAGACACATCAATGTAACAGCCAAACGTTGACGCTCTGGAAGGTTCTCAATTCCCGTGAGAAGGTCCCAATAGTTAATGACTACTCCATTATCAAGAGTAATCTCATCTATGCCAGTTTCTTCGAGCAGAGCTTTGAATTCATTGTAATGTTTCAAGACACTCTCTAAGAGTTTCCAGGTCATCTCCCCGGACTTCATGATATTTTGTTTACGTACCTGGCGAGGGCGATCACTCTGTGGGGCATCATTACTAATTTCCATAGCTGTCTCCATTTTTTTCTCTTAGTTCTTTAATCGAAATAGTTTCTATAAAATCTCCTACCCGTAGTCCGTATTTTGCATTTCTTTTGTTCTCATCAGGCATTTTTATCACCTATCCATGTATTTTTTTGACGAGCTACGATATTGATTCCAATAGCGTCATAAACATCATAAGGAAAATCATCTTTAAGATTAGGATAGAGTGAGGTAATTTTATCTTTTACCAGTTGTTTAGTGATATCTTTGGTTGATCCCATAAGAGTCTTATGCCACGCCTGTGGCGTAATAGCACAATAAGGGAGGGAATTTTGAAACGTTAAAACCTTTAAAACATCGGCAGTGGCTATTACCAAGTCTCGACTTCTAAAGGAAGCAAAAGAGGGAACAATTTCCCATGCTACATGCGTAACTTCATATTCAACCAAAAGATTCCCCAAAAGGGGAATGAGGTATTGCATATGATTATTACATCGCATATGAAATTGAAGAGGCTTAGGAATAGGTTCGGTAAGAAACTCACAATGTACTAAAGAAGTGTCAGATGTAATGGCAATTCCGACTTTAGCTACTCCAGGGTCCATACTTAAAATATTCATATAACTATAATAGCAACTATTTACTTTCCTAATGCGGCAAAGTAATTTTCGTACTCTAGTCTTTGAGGACATCCATTATGAGCAGCCGAAACTTGCCCTTCGCATTTGCATCTTAAGCCAGAAACATCATTGTTTTCTACGGCTTCTCTTACTCTAATCCATTTCTGATAAAGATTATCTAGAGCGTGAGGGTTAGGGTAGACTGGGAAGTCTTTCATTTTATGAGGAGCACTTTTCTCTAAATAGAGTACAGAACCTAGATCCCGAGGCTTCTCTTCCAATAAGTCCATATATACCTGAACCTGTAAGACATGAGAAGGATCAGCCACTATTGGCATCTTGCTGCAGGTTTTAATGTCTATAAGCGGAGTCTGTCCGGAGGGGAGAAAAGCTCTACGCACATCACAACTACCTGATACACCGAGCTTCTGTTCCTTGAAGTAAACTTCGCATTCTTCCACAGTAGTGAGGCCAATATGCACCATCATAGATTGTAGCATGGCATGAAGAGCAGACCCTATTTGCCATGCCATTATGACTGATGGAGTGACTATTTCTTTTTTGAGATATGGCCCATAAGAGGGATGTTTTTGATAATATAAGTCTAAATCATTAGCTTTGATATCTGAGCTAGGATGAAAACGATTATTCCAGGGATGGAATTTCGAGTTATGAACTCGAATAGGGTATTCCGCAGGCCAATCCTGTCGTAAAATAGCCTCCTCCAGGTAGGGAGTGACGAGACTTCCGTTGGTAATACTATCTAGAGTACGAGTAAGTTTACTGACCATCCGGGAATGCCTTTTGCAATAGCTCTAGATAGTCTTCTTTCTTGACTACCAAATAATCTCCTAGATTTGCAACATTAGAAGGAGAAATAGAGTGAGGTGTAGGAAGAGGATTTTCAGAAGGCCCATAAAATCGAATTGCTAATACAGGTCTTTTGCTAAGTCCACGACACAAAGATTGTTCTTCAACTTTTTTAAGTAATTCGAGCCCTAATCTATAGGACGAGTTTTGTGTACATTTAGCTTCTACAAAAAGCTGATAGTCCGTACCATCGTCATATGTGGCTACATCACCTTTTTGGTGTTTAGACCCGGATGCTATAGTCCTAAACGAATTAGGGATGGATTGCTGAATTTCTTTCTCGTGACGGTTAGCAAGATCATGTATTTTACTCATCTCCATCCCCACCTTCTTCTTCATCCACTACATCTGGTCCTTCAAATTCTATGGGAGGCTCAGTATTCTCCACGAGAACGGCTCCATCTTTCTTGAACATAGATTGAACTTCAGATGAATATACGTCCATAAGACCGTCATCTTTTATCTTCTTGAAAAAAGGATCCCTTCCTTGGACTTGAATATTGTTCCAGTAATAGTAAGGTCCTCTGCGTTCAACTACACCGAACAAAAGCCCAAGTCTACACCAGTCCTGCTCTGTATCAACCCCTACTCCATTAAACAAGGGACTAGGTTGATTATAGAAGTTTACTGTTCCTTCTCTTTGTGTTCCAAAAGAATTCTTGACCCCTTTTACACTAATAGGAAAACCTACCTCTATTTTTTCCCCGGAGAGATTCACTCCCTTGAAATGCTCCTTTTCCGCAGCTGGACGTAGATAGAGTCTTACTGAGGTGTGGTGTTTTACAGCTCTTCCACCTGGAGTAATAGGCTGATTGTACCCGGACATGTCTTCTCTCATTTGATTGATGTAAATAACAGTAGTTCTATTGTTGTCAGCCAAAGGCCCCATAGTTCGCATATTACGAGACATAATGGCAGCATTTCCTCCCTGACGTGTCTTTGCATCCGAGAAGCGCAAAGATTCGTGGCTAGGGGCAGCTGCTCCTACGGAATCAAATACTACAGCAGCCGTATCACCCTGGTCAATAAGTTCATGCATGATATCAGTAGCTTGCTCTCCATCATCAGGAGTAGCAACATATACAGACTTGGGATCTAATCCAAGCTGAATAGCCCAACGCTTATTGAAACGATGCTCTATGTCTATATACGCTACCTTGCGCTCTCCTCCATAGAAGTCATAGCAATCCTTCAAAAATAGATATGAGAATGAGGTCTTTCCGGAATGCTCTTTACCAAACAACTCAATGAGCTTACCCTCAGGCCATCCTCCAATTCCTAAAATATACCCTATCATTGGTGAAAAACAAGGGATTGCTCGTACATCCTCTAGGTCACTAGCCAACTGGATTATCGGCTTCTGAGCATGCACCTTCATGAACTCCTTATTTAATCTCTCAGCCAATGTAGAGAATCGAACTTTGCCAGTATCAACCATTTTATTCCTTTATGTAGTAAGTAACATCATCTTCTTCACAGCTAAACTGTGATCTAATCTTTGTACCAAGAAAATTGCAGGAACACCTAATTGAAGGTCCTTCTTTATCTCTTCAAATTCTCCAGCAAATACAACCAGTTCTACCATATCATCTGTCATTGCCTCATCTAGCGAGGCCGTATCTTCGGTCACCTCCAGAAGAGGAGCCGACATTTGAACCTGTATGATTGCCATTTCCTTTCCGGCATTCGCTCCATTCTTAACTATCTTTTTGGTAATGCTCACAACTACTCCTCCTACTCGTGCCCTAGAGCCCAGGAGCATAGAGGTGAATCCCGAATAATCTGTTTCCTCCAGGAGGATGTCTGCATAACGAGTGAGGATGTCTTGACCTACCAAAACCCCTAATCTTTCTAACTCATGCTCTTCTCGGTGATTTACTCGTAGCTCTTCACACATGCACTCGAATTCAGTCAATTTACCTTCACATATAATGCAAGAGTTATAATGAAACGAATCTTTCGTCTTCCAATCTTTCCTTTGAACATGGTACTCATACAGTATATCCTGCATCTTAGAGTAGCCTGAGTGTTCAGGGGCAGTAAATGCTAGCGAATCCATAGCTCCCACCAGCGCTAACGAATAGAATGCTCTCTTATTGAGAATTCTTTTATCAACTCTCTCAACAATGTCCTGAATTGAGGTAAATGGACGAAAATCCTGTAATTGAGTGGAGGCAGGCGCCCATTTGATTTGCCCCAAACCATAGCGTATTACCCTATTTGCAGTCTGAGAAAATTCCATTCTAGATTCATTAATATCAGGACCCAATACATCAATTCCCATACGCCTACATTCTCGAATATATACGCTTGCACGAGATGGGTTTGTCTGAAGTAATGCTGTCATATATTCAGTAGGAAAGTGAAACTTCAAATATGCAGTCCAGTAAGCAAGAATAGCGTACCCAATAGAGTGACTAGCGTTGAATGAATAGCGACCATGAGCAGCCATTTCATCAAAGATAATTTCAGCTATCTCCTCACTCACTCCTTTCTGTGTACATCCTGAGATAAACTTAGGACGCTCTGCATTTAATTTCTCTGCATTCTTCTTACCGATGTAGCTTCTCATATCGTCAGCTTCGGCCGTGGTATAGCCAGCCATGTCGGTGCACAGACGAATACACTGTTCCTGATAAAGAAGACAGCCATACGTGGACTCAGTAATTACTTGATGGATAGGGTGAAGATATGTAGTCTCCCTAGAGCCATTCTTTCTTTGCACATATAGTTCAAAAAGAGATAACCCACTCTCAGGGTCTTTAGCGTCTAGAAGACCGGGACGATATGCAGCAATAAGAGCAGCTAAGTCTTCAATGCTTCTAGGGCGTAGGCGTACTGCCTCTCTTCTCAGACCAGCAGACTCTATCTGAAAACAGCCAATATTCTTTCCAGTGTCAATACTGTCCCATACCCCTTCATCTTCATAAAAAGAAGGAGACTGATATTGCCATTCGTAGAAGTGAGGGAAGGTAGAATTAACATTTGCTCGAATGGCTGCAAACGCCTTCATGAGAGTAGAGAGATTTCTCACTACCAGCATGTCCAGCTTTACAAATCCCTCCTTTTCCACATCATGCATATCCTGCTGAGTAACCCACTCGGAGGATCCATTGTCACGTAGCAGTGGGAGAGCCCCTATTAGGGTGTCCTTAGAAAAAACTACTCCTGAGGCATGGACACTGTTGTTTCTCAGGTGCCCTAAATACTTGGGAAGGTCTTTGAAGAGCTGTGGGTACTTACCAATCCAAGGCCCAAACTTGAAATGATAATCCGTATCCAGTGTGTCAATTTCATCTTCAGTGATAGCTAACTCTTCAATGGCCTTAGAAATGTCATTAGCATCCTTGAAATTAATCCCTTGAGCACGAGCAAGATCCTTAATTGCCATCTTTAATCCGACTACAGTGTATGTGCCAATAGATGCTACATTGTCAGCTCCATACTTCTTCTCTAAATATCCCCTCGCAATCACACGTTCATTTGCGGGAAAGTCAAGGTCAATATCTGGAAGACTTGTACGTCCAGGGTTAAGAAATCTCTCGAAGATAAGACCATATCGAATAGGGTCTATCTCTGTAATGCCTAGGCAATAGGCTACTAAAGACCCTCCCACAGAACCCCGAGAAGGGCCAACCAATAGACCGTTCTCCTTGGACCAACGAACTAGATCCTCTACTGTGAGAAAATATCCATCAAATTTCTTGGAGTTAATAACACCAAGCTCATAGTCTAAACGCCTCCAGTATCTCTCATGATCTTCCTCTGGAAGACGCTCGATGATTCTTTTGTTGAATCCCTCAGCCAACTTCTTCTTCAATTGACGAGAGTCTTCCTCAAAAGAACTAAAGAATACTGGCATATTCACTTCAGTTTTGATACGAGCATCTGCTTTCGCAGCAAAGAGTGCAGAGTTAGCTAGAGCCTCTTCTACTTTTGCTGCCGGGAGATAAGACAAGCGCTTTCTAATTTCGTCCTCCGAAGGAAAAGAAAGTTGTCCCTCGTCATGACGTAATCTCTTCTCGTCTTCAAGAGTCTTCTTCATACCAATAGCAGTGATTGTCTCATGCAGAATCCAATCCTCACTACGCAAATAGTGAGAGTCTGGAGTAGCCACGATAGGAATTGAGTATTCTTCTCCTAGTTGGATAACAGCTCTATTTACCTCTCTTTGTCCCGCAGACTCGTAAGGGATAATTTCCAGGAAGAAGTTGTCCTTGAATATATTCAATAGCCCACCGATACGTTCTACAGCCTTCTCCAGGCTGCGACTACCCTCCTTAGGGTTAAGGAACTTCCCTACACACCCTCCCATGCATCCTCCACTAATGGCAAGACCTTCTGAATATTTCTTCAGAAGGTCCCAATCAAATCGAGGATCACCATAATAAAGCCCCTCGGAGAATGCCATAGAAGAAAGAGCCCAAAGATTAGATAATCCTGTGTTGTTAAGTGCCAACACAGTCATATGGTCGTAGTTCTCACCCTTCTTCCCGGATTTATCAAATCTATTGTCGCAAAAATACCCTTCCATTCCAAATATAGGTTTGGTACCAGTTTTATCACAGGCATTCTGAAGTGTGAGATGACCTCCCACATTGCCATGATCCGTTATAGCCACAGCGTCCTGGTCTAATTCTATTACCCTGGCAACTAATTCCTCTATCTTGCTGGCGCCGTCCAGCTTGGAATACTCGGTGTGCACATGCAAGGCAGTATATGTCACAATAGTCCTTTTCTATCTTCTATATTATCAAAACCCTATTTTAACGAGAGAGGACTTTTTGAAGGGAGGATGATGAATGAGGAGCCAATTTTCAAAATTACGCACCTCCTCCTAGCCTACTCTTCAACTGTCCCCATGCATCATCTTCTTCCACTGGCTTAGGTGAAATAGCACTGAAGGAATGATTACCTGATGGTGTTCCAGCAGGAGCAGTAATCCCATACAAGAACTTGTCGAAATATTCCTTACTAGCCATACGAGACATGATTTCCTCAACCGGAGGAAGGTAAGGAGTATAGGAGTTCAGGTCAACCGAAGTGGGGACATTAGGCAAAACCATGTAAGAAGTCTGAAGATCCGAACCATTCCGCAATATTTCAATGTCTTGGTTCTTGAGGGACCCGTACTTATCGAACAGAGCGCCCACAGGCACCCAGAAGTTCTTTAATGACTGACTTACAATACCGACTGAAGGACGCTTCGTAATAACGCCATTCTCCTCTACATCCTCCAAAAGGTCTTCATAAACTGCAGTTCCAAATCCTCTCGGTCCTGTAACGGGAAGGGCAGTACGAATAACTGCAATCCCTACACCGATTTCTCTGGCCTTCTGTCCTTGTTGACATAGGTCACAGGGACGGTATTCAGGAGAACCTACTGATAGTCCCTGAGGGCAGACATAAGTTCTCTTGTTCCCATCAAATCCTGCAACGAAGCCATGCTGTTGAATAATTAAAATTTCATCAGGGTCAGTGAGAAATCGCAGAACCTTAGTTTCCTTATCGGCCCACCTTACCCATGTTGAAGTATCTCTCTTAGTTGGAGCTAATGAAGAAGCGTTAGCAATTCCTTTAGCAAATGACATATTGTTACCTATTCTTTCTGCCCATAAAGGGCCTTAGCTTGCAACTCATACCATCTATCTTTATTTATAATATAACAAATGAAGAAAGTTATATATTCCAATGATTGAAGAACCGAGTTGTCTGCAAAGAAGTATACCGTCCCATACGATGTTCGTGTCGCATAATTGACTGATTCATGAGAAAATCCAATACGAACGTCCTGCGTAATACCTAAATGATTAAGACACAACCCTACAGCATTGAGATAGTAAATCACCTTTTCATCTTCTACATCTCCCGTAAAATCTTTATAAAAACTATAACGATTCTTCTTCGGAGTTTTAGCTCTATCATTGACTAATTTCAGATTAAAATCTGATATATCATATAGCATTTGAGATGCAGATTCTTTTAGGGTTTCATACGCAGTAAAAACTTCTTCGAATTCTTTATCAGTGAGCTTTTTAGCTTTTAAGATTTGACGAAAAGCTTGCCTAATTTCCCAAGAAGATGGATAGTTCAAATTGGGATCGAAGCCCAGTTTTTTATAGTATCCTTTCCAGTCACTAATATGAAACGGGGAAACGTACTTCACTAGCTCAGCGCTATTAGACCAGGGAATACCTGGGGACCTAATTACCGGAGAAGATTCTCGACAAGGAAAGAGATGTGCCATCCCTTATATTATAGCGAATGTAATTACTTACATCTGCAATATCTGCAGGGTCCTTCCCTAATAGCGGAAGAACTACCTGTGTATGGGAGAAATCTTTAAGTCTATCCAGTAGGGAAAAGGTCGAACCGTACCCGGCTTTATCTCCGTCTGGAAATACCAGAATCTCCGGGAATTCTCGAAGTAGAGAAATCTGACCATCTGTTACTGCTGCTCCAAATGTTGCAACACAATTTCTCTCGCCATTAGACATTAAATACAAGACAGACAGCGGAGATTCCACCACCAACACAGGCTTATTAGGATCAATCTTGTCATAATTAAAGAGAGTATTCTTCTTTGGGAAGTTCACTGAGTGAATATATTTTGGAACCTGTAACTGAGGGGTATCCGGATACGTAGAAACAAATCTCATAGTCCAGCCGAGAAGGGAACCCTTAAAGAAATGAGGAACTACACATCTAATTACCTGATGTCCCACCTCTTCTCGTGTGACAGCGCCAGTCTTCATTTCTTGTTGAATTGCGGAAGTTATCCCTCTTTCCTCTAGATAGAAGCTATGCTGAATCCAAGGGTTTAAGATGCGTTCATCATATTGGACAGGCTCGATGGTAGACAGCTCGTAAGGAGCAAAGATAGAGTAAAGCTTCTCCGAGAAAGAAGAGCTATTAAACTCCCGTCCCTGACAAAACTGAGCTATTTCTTCTGCAGCTTCTTGGAAAGTAATTCCTTTCACTTGCTGTACGAGCCATAAAAGATCTCCTCCCAACGCCTCTGTGAAGCAATTGAATAAGAGAGAATCTCGATTGAGAGCTGCTGATGGTTTCTCATCTCCATGAAGGTGTCCATCAAAGGGCAACGGACACCTCATGATTAACTCGTCCCCATTCTCCTCAAACTCCCAAATACCCAAGACATCTCTTAGGAAATCTCCTACATCAAATTGTCCTTTGAATTCATCTAAAACAGACTGCCTAGTTTTCATCGGAATATTCTCTAACCATTCCTATTTTAGTTTTGTTCTGGAGCTGAAAGTCCAGAACCCATTTTCCATGAGGAAAACGGCGTCCCTTGAGGATTTCGAAGATTAATGCCTCAGATGCCTTCTGCTGTTCGCCAGCCCAGATAGAGAAAGCAAAGTCAACATTCTCCTCAATCTTATGACTAAGGCCGATGTTATGCAGCTTCCCTCCCCCTCCCTTACGGGCATCTCGGTTGAACTGAGCACCCCAGAGAGAGGCTATTTGCATCTCTCGACTCACCACCATAATATCGGAGATAACCTCCCCCATAGCCAATGATTCAGAGGCGCTAGCTGCAAAATTGGAGACGGGAGTGATCCATGAAAGCTGATCCCCTACTACTATATCGGCGCCCCAATACTTAGCTGCAGTGTAAATATCGGCCACAGTACGATCTGCTCTTTTAGATGGAGTATCAACCCGTAAGAAATCTCCTAGAGCCTCTATTTTTTCCTGCGTATCTCTCAGTCTACTCGTCTCCGCTGGAGTGAGTAATCCTGCGTGATATCGGAAGAATGGGATACCGCTCATAATGCAGTCGAGACGCTCATCGGTCATCTGACGACCATTCTCCAAGGAGGCATAGTAAGTCTTCACTCCTGACTGAGCAGCTGCTAGAGCAAAGGAGGCTAGAATCCATGACTTACCTGAGTTAGGAGAGCCAATTAAGACGCCTACCTCAGACTTCTCTATCCCGTTTGTGTGGTCAGTGAGAGCATCCCATGGAGTAGGAATTCCTCTTATTTTCACCTTCCCTAAGACATTCTCCATGTAATGATCTATGCGATTACTAAATCCTTGTCCGTAAGAAGTTACTCTATTTCGAGGTACAGTATCCTGCTGCACAGAAACAAAGTCCGACAGTCCAGTAGAAATAGCTCTATCTGGCTCTGCTTCCACAAGAGGTGCTAGAGCGAGAATCTTATCTCGCACAGTTCTTACTTTATAGCGTTTCAACAGTTCCGAGATAAGGTAGCCTGGCAGAATTTCTTCATCGCTCCACCAATTTCGAATAGCCGGGAATTGGTGCTCTAAAACCTCCTTAGTAGGACAGAACTTAAAGCGAGACTCGGTGAAATAGTTCATAGACCATTCAAAAATCTCTGCCATTGAAGGGTCTGCAAAATGAATCTTTCTTACCCCGTCATCCCACACTTTAATCATTGCTTCAGGATTTATAAATAAATTAACAAATGAACGTTCAATATCCACGCTAACCCCTTCTAAGAAATTGCTCTTGTGTAGCCATTACGCACATACTCCAGCGCTGCATCCCCTGCTTTTCTACGAAAATCCTCTCCTTGGATATTTACAACCAACGACTTCTCCTGAAGCAGAGAGAATAATGCGGAACCATAGCCTTGACTCATTTCAGGAAGAGTGAGATTAGTGGTAATAAAAACAGGACGACAGTTTGCCACTCGACTTCGCAGAACGTAGTCGAACGTAGATTCAGCTAAATTAGTCTTAGTTCTCAATTCCTTTCCTACATCATCCAAGATGAATACGTCTGAGCGTACCACCTTCTTCTCGAAGAAACTACGAGCTTCCTCATTTCCCCATCCCTTAGTCAAGAGGGTAGTCATTTCGGCAAATGTAGCAAAGAAAACTGTGTAACCCAACTTCACTAATTCCTTACCTATTAAGGAACTCAGTAATGTTTTTCCTAATCCGGGACCTCCCGTAAATAAGGCTCCAAATCCTTCATTAAGCATTCCATCGTAGTGATCTAGATAGTCTACCATAGCCGCCTTCGCAGCATCACTACCAGTGTAATCTTCCCATGAAAGCCTTTGGTAATTAAGTCCGATGTTGGCATTTGTGTAGTGCTTATAGAGCATTAGCTGCTCTGCACAATCACACTCTACCTCGCCATTCGGAGTGAGGAAGGTTCCCTTTCCTCGACAGGTAGGACAACCATAGGCTACGAATTTCTTGTAGTCCGGCACCGAACGCTCTAAGTATTCTCCATCTTCTTCCGAGATGAACTTGAACCTAAGAGGAACATAATTGTTAACCCAACTCATTTCCATGCGTGCCTCGCACTTCTCTCTCTTCTCGGTGTACTACATTTGTAGAATGTAAAAATCCAGAACATACTGCACTAAAATTGGAAACCTTAGTTTCTAGAACCGTAGAACGATCCTTTGGAAATTCACTTAGTAATCTCCCTGTGGGCTGAATAGAAGAAATATGCCTCTTATGAACTAGGATAACCTCCTTGTTAACCGAAGAGATTACCTGAATCCACTCTGTGTCCAATGCTACCACAAAGCCAGTGAAGGTGGATGCATTCCCCATAAAGAACTTTAATTCTTGCCCTCTCTTTACCAAAATGGCTAAATTACGCTCAAAAATACTATCTCCTTCTTGAGCGAGGGGTCGTACTCCATTGTCTGAATTACTCACTATTACACCTATCTTTCTTTAAGAATTCTTCGTAGAAGAAGAATGAGGAATTACCAAACCGCTTGTGGAAAGGAGTGGGGCCGACTGATCCTCTACAAAATGAGTCCATACATCTCCCTCCGTCTGAATAAACCTTTCCCTACCCCTTCCCTTCTCTGGAACCCTCTTAATAAGAGGGAATGTTGGAATTTTATTGTCCAATCCTCCTAAGGAATTCAGAAACCATTCAATATTATCGTTAACTTCACTGAGATTAGGTATTGAAGACAATTCTCCTAATGGGGGAAGGATATAAAGAAAATCCCATACCTGGGATAGTTCATTTATCGCTTGCTGAATAAGGACCTGCAAGACAGAAACAGCCATTGTTGCCTCCACCTGTTGCTGGCTAGGACTATTTGGGATAGTCAGAGCTGCATTAAGCTTCTTTCCCAGCATGTCTACTCGGGACTTCTGGTAGGCTACCTCTTGAATCATACAGCCTGCCGAGATAACTACCTCGGGCGCTTGACCCGACAATTCTTGAAACCTCAATTTACGGTCATAGGCTGAATCTAGCTGATATTCATCATGAGATAAATTAGGGGAAAAAATAGGCGATACACCTATTATGTGGGGATCAACATCTAGAAGATCCTGTATTTTTTGAGAGATATCAAGAACGAGAGCCTCATTTTCAGGTGGATTACTTCCACATACCGCAATCTTTAACTGATTCATTTCTTCTTTCTCCTAACAGGTATTGCAAAGGCATCTATCCTATTGAGGATAACCTTTAATTGGTAATTACTTAGGAGATTTTCTCTACGCAATGAATGCGCCATCTGTCTCATAAGGTCAAGCGAATACTGTCGTTGATTACTTACCCGCAATGGTAAAAGAGGTTCTCCCTTATTGTCTTTGAATCTCCCCTCTCTTTCCTGTCTCCTCAGTGTTGAAACAGTGGTATCAAAAAACACAGCAACTATCTTCGGACTAAAACGATAGAGGGAAGATAGTTGCTGTGCTGTAAAGCGTGTTACTCTCACTACTTTTGTACCTCAGGGAAAAGACTTGCGATAACACTAGCAATACCCTTAATGAAGCGAGGATTCGGCAGAGTAACAAATGCTCCCAATCCCAAAATACAGGCGCCAGGGTAGAACGCCAAGGGATACCAGATCCCCACTGCTAGCATAATTAGCCAGCTCCAGAATAGGATAACCAACAACGACCATCCCAGCATAACTCCAAGCAAAATCAATGTCTGGAGCCCAGAGAGAGTCTTCGTACTAGAAGAAGAACCCTTGGGTAAATCGTACCTACTCACTATATTTTCTCCTTACTTGATGTAGTCGCTGAGTGGATAAATCTGATCTTTTCCAATTGGACGATTCTCACTGATATTAGTGTAGCCCTCATCCAAGAGCCAGTGCCAGTTTCCCCAGTGCTGCTCAGGAGGAGCAGAAGAGGAGAAAACTCCGACACCATCCGTGACCACCACTACAGTGTCCGGGTACTTCTTGCGCTTTTCAGAAGTCATCTTGAATTGAATGTAGTTTTCAATGGCACTAAAATCTGTACCAGCACACTGATAGTGAGGATTGTCCAAATCCAGCTCCATGTAATTAGTAGAGAAGGTACATACCCACAGCTTAACCCGCTTCTTGGGAATGCTCTTAGCAAGAGTGATGAACTTATCCACTAGGTGAGAACAACTACCTGAGGTATCCAGAGCCAACACGATGAACGGAATCTTGTCCGTCTCACGCAGCTTATCTGAGTGAGTGACTGCCTTCACAGGCAGATTAACCTCCGGAAAGAAAGCAGTCCCACGGTGAGGAGTGTGGAAGTCCTTACGAGGATGCTTTCCAATTCCGAACTTAGAGAATAGTTCGGGATTAACACGAGCCATAAGCTTACCCCATTCCAAGCTAGTCCCAGTGTCCTTACTCCAGGCACTAATCTCGTTGGTAGTTCCGAATCCGTAGCTCACACCAGAACTGATAGAGGTTTGGGTGGGACCACCAAGGCTGTCAGCGTCAGAAGGAAACTTACTAGTTGCCTCCCCGCCTGCCTTGTTGGCTCGATCCTGACCATCCTGGCCCTGACCATCACGAGGCTTTCCACCAGGCTGGAACAGCTCAGGATGCTCTGAAAGAAACTTCTCCATAGCCTCCTGGCTCGGGAAAGAAATAGAGCATGTACCGCTATTTGCACTACTGGATGAGGGAGGGGTAACCGGAAGAGTAAAGCCACGAGCCTCCAGATAATCATTGATTACGACATCTGCTGCACAGTTGGCCTTATTTGCTTCCTTAATCTTCTCTTCCTCATCCGTAATCCGAGAATAAAACCTCTTGAGCACGTCGAGGTGACGCAACCTAACATGCATCGTCTCGTGAGCCAAAACGAATGCAAACTCCTCCGTCTCCAACCGAGTCAGCTCGGGGTTGATATGAAACTCCAACTTCTTTGTCAAGTCGTTGAAAAAGACAGCAGCAGTCGGCATATGAGGATTAGATACGGGTATTCCAAGATTAAGAACGTGCGTAAGAAAGTACGCATAGTTCTCATCGAGCCAGTCAATCGCTTCTCTATATGCCTGAGCTACAGACTTGAGAGGAGGCTCTGCAGGATTTTCCTCAAGCATAGCCGCCAGCTGCTTCTCAATCTGCTTCTGCACCTCTTCAAAGGTGACATCTCCCTGCGAGGAGGACCCGTCCATGAAGTTCTCAGGCAAAGAGTAAAATACCTCAGCCACCGTCATCCCGTAGGATGGGTAGCCAAGGACCGCCTCACCTGTTAGAACCCAGGTCTTGCTGTGGGTGTCAGTATCAGCCATTTTCTCTCCTTATTCTCCGGATAACTCGTCACGTTCAGTATAGCACATTTGAGGGCGGGTGAGGTATCTGGTCTGCTCGGACTGCAGACTTTCCCATTCTCCGTTTACTTTTCTGACCCTGAGATGAATTACATAGGTTAAATTTTAGAGGCTCCAGATGGCCTGGTCCAGAGGACTATCAGCCTTGGCGATATCCAGGCGACCAACCTCATCCTGCTTTGTGTCAGGAAAGCTGAAGTAGGCTGCAGCCACAGTCTTGGGGTCCAAACCCTCCCTCAGAAGGCGGTCCATGACGATACACCAACGCTCAGCACCAGCGCCAGCCATGGCGTCCACGACTTGCTGGCGAGTCTCTTCCGCACAGTCAGGGCTCTGGAATGCCTCCACCACAGTATCCAAGTTCTTGAAGATCCAGTCTGGCTTGTAAGTGATGGTCGAGTTGGGACCAAAGACTGCAGCCCCCTCATTATTGACAATTCGGACCGCATCCTCGGTCTTGAGAGCCTTGGTGAGCATGTCCTGCAGCTTAGCTGCATCGAGCTGACTGCCAGGAGGCAAAAGCTTACGCACCTGAGCGGCACTATGTAGAACAGCAATAACTGTCCCAATCTTTTCCAACCTACGAGGAGAAACGTAGTTCTCAGGAGAATCCTTCGGAAAGTCATGCTCATTGAACCACTGCACCAGAGCCTTGGCAATTGCCTGTGTGCTGACATAGGTGGTAGAAGAGTCGGACTTCTGAACTGCCTCCCAAATCTTTCCCTCCAGGTACTTGGCATTCGGCTTAGGCTTCAGCTCCTCGTAAATATCGAAGCGGTCTACGAGAGCAGGGTCCAGCTCGTGAACGTGATACTCGCCCTCAGGAGGGTTGATAGCAGCCCACACACACCTCAGCTTAGGCAGAGGCTCTCCGTTGATCGTCCCGAACTGGACAATCTCCAGAACAGCGTTGAGCACCGTGTCATCTGCACGGTTCAGCTCATCGAAGAATAGCATCTCGGCATCATCCACGTCACGAGGACGTAGAAGCTTGATCGTATCACGCCCCAGAGTATCAATTGAGGGGTGAGGAACTCCAACGAAGTGAGTGAAAGGCTCAAGTGTCGAGCAGCTGAAATACTTGACATTGATACCCTGCTCATTGGCAAGGTCCTTCACCAGCACTGTCTTGCCAACTCCATGAGGACCGATCAGAAGAACATTGAACCCATTCTTCCAGTATTCCCCAGCCTTGGGCAGCAACGTATTCGCCATTATTATTTCTCCTTGTTATTTGTCTGGTAGGTAACCGCTCTTCACTTCTCCAACACCTTATCACAGTCTCCTGTAGGTGTCAAGTCAGGTCCAAAATTTCTTTTTCGCTGACCTTCTTACGTCCTAGCTCTCGAAGAGCTTTTAGACGCTTGTTGGGTATTGTAACAGCTCTGGGCCACGGGTGTCCAGTGTTGGCGATCCACTGGTCCCGCTGGGTTGAAATCTTTAGTTTGAAGGTTTTTCTCTTCTTCGCCATCCCTTCACCTTACCACACTCTACTCCAAAGTGCAAGAGTCATTCGAACAGTAGCGTTCCCCCTCTGCATCTGCTGCATCACTAGCATATAAGAGGTCCCAGTTGAGGGGACGTACTCTGCTTCTGAGAGCACTCCATTCTTCTACAGGAACCTTCTCATAAGGCAACTGAGCATAATTTCCTCCTGAAGTCCCTAGAAAAGAGATTGACTTTAGCCTTCCATCAAAGGAGCGCAATACTGCTCCTATCTGGTCACTCTCTTTTCCGATGTCAAATGTAGCCGTCACCGAGACTGAATTGTCTGACCACCATTCTTGGGTCTGAGCAGCTAGAGACACCTTCTCCCATAGAGATACATCGGCCTCTGGGCGAATATCTGGTCCCTCAGTAGGACACGTCACAACTACTCCAAATTGAGGATTTTGAAGATTAGGCTCTACATGGTACCCGGCTTCTTCCATAGCTTTGGCTATGGGATTATTAACCGACTCTCTTACCCTACGCAGATAAAATCCTCTTTCTTTCGGCCAATGACACCCTGGTGTGACACCAGCTAGCAAGCTTACACTTCCGGACGGCTTTGTAGTTGTTACCTTGATGGACTCTCTAATTCCTAACCATTCTGAGTATATTTTATCCCACCTACGTACTTCTCTATATCCCGCATCTTGCCATTTCTTCAGCTCATGCCATCCCTTATTCTCAACAAACTCAGCGAGTCCAGTCATAGATAGGCCAATACGTCTATTACGAATCATAACCTCATTAGTTTCAGGCCAGTGAGTAGGGAGAAGAGTGACAGTTTTACCATACAAATAGGCAAACTTAAGGGTACGCAAATAGTCATCTAAATCTTCACACTTAGTGGGATAGGTTTCACTTAAGGTACAACATTCGCTACTTTCGAGTAGCATCTCTGCGCAAGGGTTAACACCTGCTACTCGATAGTCTCGACCATCAGGAGGGTCAATTAATCTTCCATATTTTCTGGATACATCAAGCCAGACAAGTCCAGGCTCTCCATTCAGAACAATTCCTTCAGAAAGAGCTGAATAATCATCTCCCACATTTACGAATACGGAATTATTGGACGTATAACCCCAGCCTCCTTGTTCAGTAGGAATCCAATTTCCATCCGCATCAGTTAAGGGACCTCCATTTGGTCCTTCTTGAAAACCCATGCGTACTGGGTGCAAATAAGGATCCTTTAAGTGAAGAAATTCTGAGTCAGAGATATCTCCTAGCGCAATCTCAGCTGAACTACGCACATTTGCTGCTACTACACATTTGCCAATCATATTTTGAATATCGACAATATCTGACGTGCTAAGTAGATCCCCCTTACGGTCTTTAAAAAGATTCCTCACTCTTTCATGAAATTGAATCAAAGGTTCTGGGCCAGCTGCAGTACCTCCAAATCTTTTGATAGGAGCACCTGCCGGACGAATCTCGGAGTAATCAAAATCTATAACTGGCTTATCTGGCAAAAAATAACTTTCCAATAAAAGTCGAGTGGAATCAGCCCATCCCTCACGAGAATCATCAATCACTACTTTCTGATGTTCTCCTTCTAAAGGTGCATGCAAAGTAACTTGACCTGCTCCTAATGTATCAAATCCTACTCCTACACCTAGGGTAGCCATTTCCATTAAACGATAAAATGGGAAAGCGGGATCTAGAGGGTCTTTTATCTTAGTGGATAACATAGCACAATTCTGTAGAGGAGCAGATGTCTTAAGGCCGTTAACTAAGAATGTTCCCATCATCCAAAATCCTCTTCCAGGAGGCGTCCACTTGAAAGAGAAAAGACGATCATACGCTTCTTGAGCAGATACAATAGCTTTCTTCTCATCCCATGGAAGACGATAGTAAAAGGCATGATCTTTTTGAATGGAATACATACCTTCGATCACACGCCGACATCCCTCCCAAAATCTTTCCTTAGTTCCATCTAGCTTCTTACGAGAGTATTTGGTAAACCATACATACTCTCCAAGAGTATTTCCTCCTCCTATAGGAAAGCCAAAGGAGGGAGTTTTTGTTTTATAGGGTTTTATAAAATTATCCGAAAGTCTAAAAGAAAGAAAATAAAATTCATCATCTCGTTCTATGATTTCACCAGCCTCATAACGCTCCTCAGCAAACAAGTGAATTCCGGGTAAGAATGTCTTCTCTGGATTTTTACGATCTGGCCTGCGTGTATAACTAGCCTTTCCCCCAGCTCGAACTACATTCTCTTCTACATCTACAGATGTGTCAATATCAATCATTTTTATATTTTACCCTTAGATTGGAACAACCACCCCTATAGGAGAGGTGGTTGTTATAAATTATTCTATTTTGCTTAAGTTACTAGGCTACAGATTTTAGCATTTTCTTTTTATCTCTTAGTATTTGACTCTTTTTGTCGCCGTCCCATTTATTTATATCACTTGAAGAATATAGAGTATAGTCTTGAGTACTGTCTCCAATATTATAAAACTTCCCCGATCCATCTTCACATACCGCAAAGGTGGTAGTAGAATAAGTTTGCCTTGGAGTTACTGGTGTACTACTATAAGTAGTACCATAAGTTACATAAGGATATGTAGGATTGTAGATTCCAGGAGAGGCACCCTTAGGAAAAGAATATCCTTGTTCACTTTCAAGCTTCTGTAGTCTAGATTGAAGATCTTGAAGAAGCATTTTAATAGAATTTATATCAGCTACAAGAATTGCATTTGACTCTTCTTCAGAGTAAATCTCACTCGTCACCTCATAAACAATTCCCTTTTGATTACAAGGCTTACATCCCTCCCCGCCACAAATAGGGCATGCAATAGGAACCTTTTTTTCAATTTGCATACTTAACCAGTCCTTGTGTACTGAGCATACACTGCAGCAGGAACTACTCCTGTAATATTCTTGATACCTAGAGATTCGTAGAAAAGTACTTGTTCTGCGGAGCCAAGGCCCCAGTAAGTTTTAGTTCCTACATCAAACATACATGTTGCAGGACCATCCGGAGATTTTGCCATAAACTGCATATTATTAATATCCTTTCTCGTAAGGGTTAGTGCTTGTTCGATAATTTGTGTTCTTTGAGCAATAATGGGAGGGCCTGGGCAGTCTGGATGATTACCCCATGGAACACCTCCCATAGCATGATACCCTAAACCGGACTGAGATGGATCATTAGCTAGAGTAAACGGTACCCCATAATTTTCATGTGCCCATACTAATATCTTAGCGTCATTGAGGATCTGCTCAGGGGTCAGGGATTGCCCTGTAACCCCCTCATGTTCGATTGAGAGCCAATAAGGATTTCCTCCCGCCTCAGCCCACGCAACATTATCTGCATTCACCCACTGGTACAGCAGGCCAGTCTTACCATTACCAAAATGAGCACTTACCTGAGATGAGGGATTGTGGAACCATGAATCACATCCGGCAAGAGTTCCTTGCATAATATGCAAAACAATTCCCTGAATCTTCCCCATCCCTCCTACTACCATATTTGGAACTGGTCCCTTCCAGGTGGCTCCATCAAATAATCCTTGTGTCATATTTTCACTCCTCTACGATGCTCATAGCATACAGCTGTCTAAAATTGTTCCTACATCATGAATTTAAATGACATTTAACACTTGATACGGGCCAAGGACTCCACCCCCTAATCTTATGGAGGTAGAGAGCAGCCTTGTTCTGTACAACACGAGGAGCTAGATTTGCATTCCCATTAGCGTACTGAGAAAATCCTATCTTATTAACTACATAATCCCAGGTAACAGGATCAAACTGATATGCTCCATAGTATCCATTTCCAGTATCAATGGAATATTCTCCACGAGATTCGTAATACTTAATGCAGTGTAAGTCTTTCTGAAGACTAATTTCTTCGTTAATTTTTGCTACGCCAGTCCGAGGTAATTTCCACCAGGGAGTATGAATTACTGGCTTATAATAATAAACTGGTACCGGAACAAAATTTACTTTAGGAAGATGCTTGACCATCAGAACTGGGAAATGATAAGCTACTCCCAGAGAAAGTACGTACAAGCCAGTGCATATTTTCTTCTTCATAAGAAGTCCTTTCAGCTGTGGTTTCAACCTGAGGTGATTCCTGTAAGATGAAGGGAACATCCTACCACAGAACAAAAAATCTGTCAAATCAGAAAAAATCTGAGAAAGTCGGGAATAAGAACATTTTCTCCTCGGTTCTAAGTAAAAGAGATTTTAAGAACCTACTCATTCACCTAACTAACCTAGTAGTTAAGAGTGTTACGGAATAGAACATATGTAATATATATATAGTATATAAAATAATTACTATATATATATAAATAATATAGAGTATGTAAAATAATTACTATCTAATAGTATTAGATAGATACAGTATATTACTCACCCTGTACATTCAGAACCGTCAAGAGTTTATTATGTTTAAGCATCAACTTATTCAACCGAATAATACTCCTCAGCCAGGGAATCTCTATGCCTGGGGAACAGCTATGTAGGATTATCTAATTAATACAACGAATTAGAGAAAATCCTACAGGCTACCTTCGGGTAGCTTTTCTAGTTACTAAATACATTTGCCTTACTAAATACATTCGCCCAAGGTGTTACGGTAGCACAAAGGTCTCCAAAACCTTAAGCCTGAGTTCGACTCTCAGTGGGCGTGCCATTCAACTTCTCTCTTGACACCTCTTCACCAGTGTGCTAGAGTGTGCTCTCAGCAGGGAAGAAGAAGTTGAGCAGAACAGCAGCTTGACAATTTCATAATTTATCATCAAAAAGAGTAAGGTACGTCCTTATAAGGACTTTAAGTCTCCCTGTAAGGATGTGGAATGCTAAGACAATACAGATAATCTTTTAGTGAATGTCTATTATCTAGTCTAGAATCCTTACACTAGGAGGCAAGCCCTGATCTCTCCTACCATGGGTCGGCTGAACATAAGTGAGTTCAAGAATCTGTAAAATTCCCGGTTAATCCTGTACAGGAGCGTTACCTGTCCGGCCCACGGAACACTTGAAGATGAGATTTTAATACTCTCATTCCCAACATCTCTAAGATCGAGTATCTTAGTCTAAAATTAGTGTATGGTTGCATTCCGGTCACACAACCGGGGGTATAGGTTCGATTCCTAAGTCTATTTGGAATTAGTTCAATGGCAAAGAACATCAAGTGTTCACACGTCTCGTTATCTCAACAGTAGAGAAATAGTCTTCCAAACTATGTACGTCGGGGCAGCACCGATACGGGACTCGAACCTCTCAGGAATGGCTCTGTTAACACAACTATTACTTCCACCTGAGGGGAAGGTAATTTAATATGGGGACACATGTACCAAGGCTGGCGAATTTCCTTTGCAAGGAAAATGTGACGAGTTCGATTCTCGTTGTCTCCACTTGACACCTGATGCAGGGTGTGGTACACTTGACATATGCCAAGGACAGAGATTACCTCAGAGTTTCTCGATCAGATGGTTCGGGAATCATCCTTTCAGACTTCGACGGTGTGGGTACACCGCACTGTCTCGGGTCACTACCTTATAGGTAACATAGTGGACGGAGAGCCTCAGGGTGGTGTACGATTGGCTCGTAGCGCCCAGAGAGCCTTCGTCTACATAAAGGAGATAGGGGATCGGTATGCCAGTTAAAGAAGTCATCGCATGGGATCTCATAGGGGAGCTTGGCGCTTTCCGTCTACCTGGCGGACACACCGTCTATGAATCTGTGTTGTACTCGTGTGAGACAGCACGAAGCAATAAGGTACGCTTAGCTCGTCTCACCTCGAAGGATGGTTATCTACACCAAATTAATCGGTACGTAGATCCAGACCAAATTGTAGAAGTTCTGGAGTAAATATATGGTCCTTTAGTGTAATTGGATTTGCACATAAGCTTGAAATACTTATAGGGTCAGTTCGATACTGACAGGGACCACGTAGTATTAGACCATGGGGGTATGGTGAAATCGGCAGACACTCCACTCCTAAAAAGTGGCGAGAATAATATCTCATCCGGGTTCGAGCCCCGGTGCCCCTACCACTGCAACCAGTATATAGTATAGGTTAGACACAGTTTTAATGGCAGACACAGTTTTAATGGCAGACACAAAGTAGATAATTCAAAGTTCAAGTCCGTGTGGTGGAATTTGGTAGACACGTATGTCTTAGGAACATATGCGCAAGCGTGAGAGTTCAAGTCTCTCCATGGACACGTAGGAGGAGCTTAGGGACCCTCCATGCTGGACCCGACTGGCAGTTCTCCAGCATAATTAGACCCTCCTCGCAGGCCAGTTGAGGGGGTCATCCCTACTTTTGCAATAAACACGCCTTCGTAACTCAGAGACTAGAGTGCCTCGCTCTTAACGAGGAAGTCGAGATTTTGAAATTCTCCGAGGGCACGTAATAACCGGGGTGTGGGCCAGTGGCTAGGCCGCCTGCTTTGGGAGCAGGACATCTTCATGGGTTCGAGTCCCATCACCCCGACTTAGCAATGGCCTAATAGTTTAGTGGTAAGTAAAATTGAACCTCAATCATCTTATAAAGTAAGAAAGGGATTAGAGGTTCAATGATGCCTATTAATCGAACTAAAGAAGAAATTGTAGCAGCTGTTTCACAATCTTATTCCTATACTGAGGTTTTACGCAAACTGAAAAAATCTCCCTCCGGTAGTGCTCATATCGCTATAAAATTAGAAATCGAGCGCCTGGGTATGTCAGTTTCTCATTTTGACCGTTATCGCTCTTTTAGAGATGAAAAGGGACATTTTTTAATTGGGGCTCCTGCCCTTCCTTTAAGTGAAGTAATGACTGAAGCCTCTACATATAGCCGAGGAGCATTAAAAGCTCGACTTTACAAGGAAGGTTTGAAAACTCCAATATGTGAGATTTGTGGACAAGACGAAAATTGGAAAGGAGTAAAGATAGCTCTTATTTTAGATCATATCAATGGAGTAAGAAATGACCATAGATTAGAAAATCTTAGAATAGTTTGTCCTAATTGTAACGCTGGACTTCCAACTCACTGCGGAAGAAAACACCCCGTGGGATGGGTGAAACCAGAATCAGAAAGAATAGATAAAAGGATAGGAAACCACAAGCCAATATTGACTACTCGGAAAATAGAGCGACCCCCCTACGAGCAATTGCTTCAAGAAATACGAGATTTGGGATATGTAGGAACAGGTAGAAGGTATGGGGTAACCGATAATTCCATAAGGAAATGGGTAAGAAATTACGAAGGGTCGTATACTACAACAAGTCACAATCCTGATATAGAAACCCATACTTCTAGCTAAACATTCCGGGCAGGTGTATAGGATACACGGGTGGTTTTGGCCCACTAGAGCGGGGATCGTTACCTCGGCCCGGAGCAATCTCCTTGACAGGAGAATAAAAGCATGGTAAGGTCCTTTCAGAAAGAGATTTCTATGATAGAGGAAGAAAAGACTCTCTTTGAGCTACATGAAGAGAGAAAAGACCTACCTAATTGGGATACTAAAGTTCACTGTACATGTGGATTTGAATCTGTCTCACGAGCCGAACAGTGGGTGCATGCATCTGATAGAATGAGAGAGGCTCTCAAAAAGCTTTATACATATTATATGCTGCAAGAAACTCTATAGGAGAAAGGAAAGAAATGGCTAAGTCTATAATCAGAGCAAAGAACATTCACGTAGGAGATAAGGTTCTCTTGGGCGGTAGCAAGGAAGGAAAATTCTATAAGGTTGTAAATACTTATGGAGGCAAGCCAGGTCACCTTGTTATTCAAGTAAAGGGAGCTAAAAAGAAGGAGGGTACTGTCCTCTTCGGCCAGAGTCGGGTAGTGGTCAAAGCTGCTCGCAACCCTGCTAAGATCACAAGTCTTAGGTAATAAGTTTGGCCCGTTGGTGTAATTGGTTAGCACGTCAGACTTTCAATCTGAAGGGACATAGAGCATTGCGAGTTCGAACCTCGCACGGGTCACTACAATATAAGCATCCCAGTCGAGCCAGCTAGGCGAAGGCGCTTCTCTGTTAAAGAAGATATGCGGGGTCCGAATCCTCGGACTGGGGCCGTGTTGATAGCTATAAAAGAAAGGAGAATATCGCATATATGAAAGTAGTTATCAATAAAAAACATGGGGGTTTTGGACTAAGTGAAGCTGCTCATCATAAGTACATAGAGTATGGGGGTTTTTCCCCTACTACTACTAGAAGCAAAGCATTTAACTCATGGGAGACAGGGCGCAATGATTTTCATTTTCGTTGTGATCCCGCTTTAGTGAGAGTAGTTGAAGAACTAGGCGTAGAGGCTAATAGTAGATTTTCATCCCTCAAAGTAGTAGAAATTCCTGACGATGTTAAGGCAGAAATATGGGACGAGGATGGAATGGAATCTGTTCATGAAGTTCATAGAAGCTGGTCTTAATATACAATAGTGGTTCTTTGAAAAATCTAGGTCCGTTCATATATCGGGAATTATGTTGGCTTGTCAAGCCAAACAGACCAGTTCAACTCTGGTACGGATCGCCAAGAATGCGAAGATGAAGATTCAAACTCTTCTTCTACATTAAAGCAATTTACAATTTATTCTGTGGAGAATAAGTCGTTAGGTCATTAAATCCAAGACCTACATGTATTTGCTCGTCGTCTAGGTGAGCCCTTTAAGCTTGCCCCTCCCAAGAGCCTCATACTTTGTATGCACAAGCTCTTTGTATGACGACAAGGAAGGATGATGCACCTTACGCCACCCTCCTTCCTGAGTAGAATAGATCAATGGCGAAGATCGTCGCATTCTTTTAAGTGTTTGATATTGAAGATAGGACTTCGAGAATCCTATACCACCGTCTTGTACGGTGAGGTTGGAGTAATGGCAGCTCGGCGCCGGCACGGCGTAAATATCAGTTCGAGTCTGATACCTTTAGGTAATTAGTTTAATGGCGTTAAAAACATCAATATCAACAAGCCTGGTTAGCTCAGTCTGATTAGAGCGTCGCTCTGATGAAGCGAAGGTCAAAGGTTTAAATCCTTTACTAGGTACCACGCCCCTATGGTGAAATTTGTGTATCCCGATATCACCAAGTCTTGACAGCGCAGGCTCAAGGGAATAAAGTGTGTGTGTGGATTACCGTAGATCCTCAGCAGATTGCTGCGGGAGAGACAGAAAATATCACATTTACCGTTGTCCCTACAGGAACCATCCTGGATAAAGATCCAGGTAGATACATTAGTACAGTACAGTTTGTGGAGGATGGTCTAATTTTTCACATTTTTTACACAGGAATTCTGACGTACGGTACTTGACAGCTTGAGTGTGGTGTGGTAATCTACAGGTGTTAAAGCAATTCACTACTACCTAAAGGAGCTACTCATGGCTGACGATCTTATTGACTTTTCAGACTGCGACACACCAGAAGCGGTGGATGCTCGCTACCGGGAGCTGTTCGCAATCCTGAACTGTGAGACGGTGCAGGAGAACTACTGGAGGCTCTCAGATGCCCAGCGTAGGGCTCATGAGCGTTTTGCGGAGTGGAACCAGAAGTCCAGTCCTGCTCTCGTGCTGCATGATGAGGATGGTCTGAGCGTACCTGTGGTCACCTCTGGTGAAGAGGTGAAGGTGGGAGACGTGAGAGCATGGGCGATCAAGCAGGGCCTCAAGGTGGGGAAGCGTGGGCGGCTGCACCCTGATATCATCAAGGCATGGCAGAATCGGTAGGACTTTATCCCCAAGCTGTTGCTTGGGTTTATTAGGGGAGCCACCCAACATGGGTAAGGTGGTGGCATGTCATCGTCAGGTAGGCTACGATGACACTGTTGCGATAGGATCGAGAAAAGGGAGGCATAGAAATAATGCATGCGGATATTGTCGCTCTTAGTATCGGCGGACTACTTCTTGGTATTTCAAATATTATTCACTATTTATTTGGTGGGCACCACAAGAAATAAGAAAGTGCATCATGGGGAATCTCGAACATAAGGAAAGGCAAATTTGGGAGAGTGTGGGAGCAAACAGCGCAAAGTTTCCACCCCCTTCTCTCCCAATAAGAACATTTGAGTTAAATTGCCTGTCTGTGGGAGCGGCCTCTGTGGTCTTAAACAGACCATGTAAGGATGTTCTGGATCTTGTAGATCGCAAAATGATCTATGCATTTAGAGGCGAAAATGATGATCTTCTTTTCCCTAATTTTCAATTTGCAGGGACCAAGCTCTTGCGGAATTTAAAGTATATTCTCGTTAAACTTTCTCCCTCCGTACACCCCATGGTATTTACTCATTGGATGACAACAAAGTCTAGTGATTTACAGGGACTCACTCCTGTTCTGTGGCTACAAACAGGTGGAAATGTACGCATCTTACGTGAGCTAATGCAAGATATTCAGGATTATTAGGTTGCAATACTAAATATGTAAAACACATATCAATACGCATGTTCCTCATCTTTATGATCCAACGCTGTGCTGGTCCCCGATAGACTGGCGTGAAATAAAAGAAGAAGGAGAAATAAATGACAGTTCAAGCTAAGCTTCACTGCAATACAGTATCCGCTCCAGAGTATAATGTTGCAGACCCTACGAGGGTAGTGCGCCTAACTCCCGTTTATGGAGACGGAAAGGAAAATAAGGAGTGGTCTAAGTGGACTCCTGCAGGCTACGTAGAGCTAACCATTACCAATCCTGCAGCCTTTGACCAATTTGAGGTAGGCGCAGACTACCTAGTCAATTTTGAAAAGGTAGTCGTATAGGAGATGAAACCTAATCCAATCTTCAAGATAAAAGACATTAAGGTAAGTGCCTCTTTCAAGAAAGGCATTCTTACTTATCTAAAAGATATTCCCACTACCTTTGGAGTGAGAACGGGAGGAGGCTGGATAGCAATTTGTCCACAGTGTTCTAGTGTTGTGCACAGCCTTGGTTATTCCGTCATGGGATCCACTTGGCAATTCAAGTCTCGTAAAGAAGCAAAAGATAAGTTATATCAGCATAGTTTGAAATGTAAGTAAAGCCATGGAGTGCCTGGTTGTAGGAGGTATTTGGGTGTGGTGCTTATCGGTGGCATAATCTGATTATCACTCTCTGTTTGCAAGCAGATGACGTAATCTGAGCTGATAAGTTCCTGGGAAGTTCGATTCTTCCTCACTCCACTTTAGAAAAAAGATGCTTGACATCGTACCTAGATCATGCTATAATATATAGAGAAGATAAGAAAAGGAGAAAGAGATGGTCCTATTATTGTTGTGGGGTATTACTATTGTAGGTGGATATGTTGTAGGACTAAGTAAGGGACGCCCTGGAGCAGGCATTCTACTTCCAACACTTATTCCTTTTATTGGTATATTTATAGTTCTCGCTCTGTCCACAAACCAAGAACGTTTAAAGGAATTGCAGAGTGAATACAATTCAAACGACTCACCGCACAAGAGGTATCCTGAATGATAGATAGAAGTCTAGAGATTAATGACCCTCCCCTATTCCTAGGAGGAATAGAGCTAACAAATAAATGGTTAGGTAGTACGCAGCTCTTGACAAGTGAATATGGAAGTCTGCGTAGTACGGCTGATGATCTTGTAGAGAAAAAGATTATTTCGGAGGAGGAAGCTCAAGCTATTTTGTCACCGCTTGCTGGAAACTACGCTACACTGATAGCAGTAGTTCTCCTCAATAAAGAGGTAGGGGAATCATTCCTGTAAAATACAATCCAAGTCGTACTCATTTAATGAGTAATCTCTTTGAAGATTAAAGAGAAAAGATCGTCCCCTGGGGGGTGGTTTCCCCTCCTCCTTTCCTGCCTCCCAGGGGACCTACAAGTTCCTGTAGCTCAGTGGACTAGAGCGCTTCGCTACGGACGAAGAGGTCGGGGATTCAAGTTCCTCCAGGAATACGCACTATGCCTTCTTAATGCTAGTGGGAACATACTTCTTTGGTATAGAAGTATCAGCAGTTCGATTCTGCTAGAAGGCTCACACAAGGCACTGTATCAGCCCAGTTTCCTAAACTGGATACTGTAGATGGATTAGGAAGGTTCGAGTCCTTCCAGTGTCACCATGCAGGGACATAGAGCCGCGGGGGCTTTTCTGACTCATAATCAGAAGGTCGAAAGACCAATGGGAAGTTCGAGTCTTCCCCCCTGCCACCATTTTGAAATTGTAAATCAGTAAGAAAGCTGCTGAGTCTACCACCTAAAGAAATATAATCATGACAATCAGAGATTTACTCATTATAGTAAGTGTAGTGCTATTCGTAGTAGCTGGCCTTGGAGCCATAGGAACAATCGCAGGACTGAATGTACTAGCATTTGTTTGCTTCGGTCTAGCTGTGTTCGCCCTGAGTTTTCTTCCCGTATTTGGGAAAAGAGTATAGTAATAGTTCTTTAAAAGAACACGGAATGTAAACTGGTCAGGCACCAGAATCGCTTGCTAAGCGAATTGTACCGTTAGGTATGGATTTCGAGTATTCTGCATTCCGCTGATTAAATCTTGGATGGGTCGCTATTGGCAAGGTATGCTGTCCTGAAAACAGTTGTCCGGTTAAGACCCGGATTCAGAGTTCAACTCTCTGTCCATCCGCTTGTACAGTTCCCAGGTATGTAGGCTCCAACACGCTTGCCAAGAGGATGCTCTTGTGCTAAGCTGGAGCTGGTGCGGGGAGGGTTCTGGTAGACATACTAACCCAAGGGACTCCAGAGACAGTCTGGAGGCGTGTAAGAACTGTACTCTATATCAGAAAAGGACAATATGAAGAAGATCGTTGAGGCAATTTACGTAGCTTTTAAACACGGAGAATATTCTCGCACTCCTTTCACGGGAGTGGAGCTTGGAGCCCCTTCGGACATTCGATCAGTTTCTCTTTCCCCTCGCACCATTCGGGAGGTATAGAAAGTATGAGTTGGAAAACTTATTTGCCACACAAGGCACGTATGTCTTTAAACAAAAAGGCAGCTCAGGTTATCCAAATAGTGGGAGGGAAAACATGGTCTTTATCTCTTGTAAGGATGCCATCTACTAAAAAGTAAAAGAGCAATAATGGAGAATTAAATGAGTATAGAGGGAGTTCAAAGTCATTTAGAAGATTGTCATAGTTACTATCGGAATAATCATGGATGGACAAGAGGATCGGATTTGGTGAGATTGATCCAACGCCACCGGCAATATCACATTATGGCAGATGAGAGTGTTTATCAACAATATCCACATTTAGTCAGACACGATCATGGGGTGATTGAGTGGAGGATGAGTGAGTGCTAAGGGGATAATTAGGCATATTTACAGTAGTCATAGTTATACTGTTCAAGATATTCATTGGTTAGATGGGTATGCCGATGATAGGCATGGAGATAGGCTACGTCGTTTACATGCTGATCTCCATATTCATACTGGCAATAAAGATTATATAAAATATCCTAATCTAATGAGGCATGACCACGGCAAGATAACTTGGAAGATAAAGTGAGTACAGAAGGACTTAGGAACCATTTTTACAGATGTCATGTCTATGGTGCGGGCTTTTGGGAGTGGATAGAGAAATGTAAGTCTCCTATAATGTTGTATGAAGTGCATCGAGATTATCATAACAGGAATATATATCCCAATTTGATACCACACGACCATGGGTTAAGGAGATGGAGAATAGAGTGAGCCTGAAGTCTCTGCAAGATCATTTAGAGAATTGTCATACTTACTCAAAAAGTATGTCCTCGGGATGGACAAAGATGAATGGAGCGTCTTTAGAATATGCTCATTCTTTCCTAATTAGGAAACATTGCATTTATCATGCACAACTAGATATAAAGATGGTTGATCTTTATCCTGACTTAGTTCTACATGACCATGGATTATGGAATTGGAGGAAGCGATGAGACAGAAAGGTTTAAGGCGTCATTTAGAGGAGTGTCATACTTTCAATAAAGATAATAATAGTCATTGGTGTGACAGGTATGGGGATGACGAGGGTCTGAAGATGCTAAAGCTTCATATCTCCTATCATTGTTCTTTAGCATGGGAGAAAAAATATTCTTGCGATCTAGTCATACATGACCATGGACAGGATCGGTGGAAGATAAATAGTTAATAAGCATGAAAGAAATTAAGCGGCATCTTTATAGCCAACATACTTTTACAAAAGAAGAGTCCTTTACCTGGGCAGATAGATTCTCGGTAGAGGGTTTAATACGTATTCATATGTTTTACCATGATGATATTTTTAATCGTCAAAATCACTTTAAAGAAGAAGGTACAATTCCCCATTTTCATGGTCGAGAAGATTGGAGAATATAAAACTAAAATCACGAGTAGGTGCCTGAGTGGCCTAAAGGGACAGTTTGCAAAACTGTTAAAATCGCAAGTTCAAATCTTGTCCTACTCTCGAAACTGTGGTAGAGTGAGAGAAGTATCGCATGTGGGTGTATTGGCACACTCTTCTAAAGTGTTAGCGCATAATTGGATTGATGTGGGTTCGAATCCCACCACCCATACCATCTAGAAAAGGAGAAGTAAATGAGTATGAAGGCAATAAAAAACCACCTTCATGATTTCCATAGATATGCCAAGAGTGAAAGTGGTTGGCCTGGAATCGACTATACTTTCACAAAGTTAATAACTCTACACTGTCGTTACCATAATCAAACAAATCGGAATTTTGATCCTTCACTTGTTCAGCCGGTTGTCTTTCATACACATGGATTAAAAAAATGGGAGAGGGAATGTCTGTAAGAGGTGTAAAACAGCATCTTAATTTATTTCATAGGTACCCAACTACTTCTCCTCAATGGCCTATTTATGGTGAGTTGGCCAATTTAATTAAAGTACACACTGAGTATCATAAAAATCCACATTACAAAGAAGTGCAACCTGTAATAGCACATACTCATGGTCCAGAGAAGAAAAGATAGAGATGTCGGTTGAAAAAGTAAGAGAGCATTTATCTTCTATGCATAGAAATGTAATTAATACCGATCCACGTTGGCCTTTCGGAAACACTCAACTTCATTTACTTGTTTTACATTCTGATTATCACAGAAGGGCTTCAGAAGGTGAGCCTGTACCGGGAGTAATTCATACTCATATACCTCAGAAATTCTAATAATGACATCTTCTAACAAATATTACCACCCTCGCATTCGAACAAATAATGACCACTGTTTCTATTGTAACTTATATATAGAACGGTATGAAGATAGAACACGAGATCATATTATCCCTCGCACGGTCTTACGTAAGACTCTTACTAAAGAACAAAGAGCCGAACTAAGGGATCATATTGTGATGGCGTGCCATCCTTGCAACTCAGCAAAGGGAGCAAAAAGTCTTCAAGAATTTCTCGAAAGCGATTTTCTCAAAGAAAGAATAGAGTGGGTAAAAGAAAACTCCGCTCCTAATAAAGGGAAAAACAAAATTGTAGTTCCCACTATTCAACGAACAGAAGGTGAAAAATGAGATATTCTGTATTGGGAATCAAGTGCTCAAGTGAAGAGGTAGCGAATGTACAGAAAGCGTTAGCGAAGATAGTTGTCCCCTCTAATATGATTGCCAAAACACTCACTGTAAGTGAGGAGCAAATGGAAACAATGTTTCCCTTATTGCATTCTGTAATTAACCGTGAAACTGCTGGCAAATTATCTCACCGATTTTCTAGTGAGGTTGACAAGGATGCAATAGAGGTGTAGGGTGCTACCTGCCGTAAAAGCTCATATGGATGTAGCGCTGGCCCTGTAAGTCAGAGGAAGGTTTGGGTTCGACTCCCCCTTGCGGCTCTGTTAGACAAGATAAAGGAGAAAATACGAATGGACAAAGAGATAAATCAATCATGGAATTTAATTAGGAATTCAGGAATAGTTAAGGACAATACTCGAATTGCTCGATGGATGACTTACGCTACTGCAGGAGTGGGTGCATATAATATTATGAAGTCCTACCTAAGCAGTATGGCTGAGAAGAAAATGTTCTCCATCTCCATTCCTACTAATGACGAAATCTTTCCACCGATTGCTGCATGGTTAATGAAGCAGTCTAATCCATCTGAGACTCGTCACCTGATAGCGGATTCCAAAAGGACTCGGGCACCTGGCCTTGAAATTCCAGAGGAGTGGGGACTAGAGGAATATCAAAAGAAAACCACAGTCGAATTCTTTTTCGACTCGGACCGAGAATTCGATCTAACTATTGGAGGTTACAGTGTCCAAGTAGTCATCGAAAAGGAAGACCTTATCGGAGGAGGTCTATCTACTTCCACTAATTTGGGAGATGTTAAGCAAAGAACTTTTGAAAAGCTCAAGTTCTCTACGACCTCTCTGGAAGGACAGAACGCTGTTCGGGAGTTTTTATTCGAAATGGCTAAGACCTTGGATGTAACACGTAAAGGACCTCGTATAAATGTTCCAGATGGGTGGGGAAGGTGGGAAACTCGTTCGGACCTTCCCCCTCGTCCTCTTTCCTCTGTTATCTTGAAGAAAGACCAACTTGCCGAAATTCGTACAGACCTAGAGCATTTTCTCTCTCAAGAGAAGAAGTATGTGAGTCGAGCAATTCCATGGCATAGAGGTTACCTTCTCAGTGGTCCTCCAGGAACAGGTAAAACCAGTGTGGCTTGGGGACTAGCTCATGAATATGATCTGGACTTGTGGGCTCTCTCACTGGCCGATCTAGGGAAGGACAACGATCTTCTCAAGCTAATAGGAGATGTTGAGCCTCGTTCTATTCTGCTGTTGGAAGATATTGATGTCTTTCATGCAGCTACAGAAAGGGACGATGATGGAAATAAAGTTTCTCTATCGGGCCTCCTCAACGCTCTGGATGGGATTAACACTCCTCATGGCATGATTACTATCATGACAACGAATAACATAGGAGCACTAGACCCAGCTTTGATTCGACCTGGACGTGTAGATCGGATTCTTCAGATTTCTAACCTGGATGCGGAGCAGGCAACTTCTCTTATACAGTGGTTTTACCCAGATGCCTCTGGGGCTCTCTTAAAAAAGGCAGCCCTGACTTGCGTAGGATGCGCTCCAAGTGATATACTAGAACTGTGTAAGCAGCACTTGGACAATATGTCTGATGGGCTCCACGCAATTCTTCACAGAGAAAGGGAATAATGGAAGGCAATTATTCAAAAATCCTAATGGTTGGGGATCTTCACGGAGACGACTCTTTTACCTCTCGTGTGTTTAAGCGTGCGAGCGAGAGAAAAGCTGAAGTAATTCTTCAACTAGGAGATTTTGGATACTGGCCTCATATGGGCGCATACCATAAATGGGTGTCTAAGTGTGTACAAAATTATGGAATTCCCCTCTATTGGTTAGGGGGTAATCACGAAAATTATGATGCTGTGGGGACATTGGCACCTCAAGAAGACGGTACCTTCGAGATAGCTCCTGGTGTGTTCTACTTGCCACGAGGATATACTTGGGACTGGAGTAATAAGAAATTTCTCTCTTGTGGAGGAGCTGTCTCTATTGATCGGGAGAGTCGTATTATGGGTAAGAGCTGGTGGCCTCAAGAAATGATTTCTTTGGGGGATGTAGAGCGTTCTATGTCTGCAGGAAAAGTAGATTATTTCGTGTCACATGAATGCCCCTTCACAGAAATTTCTGATATAGACCCACGCTACAATGATAGGTGGCTGCCTCCAGAAATAAGCCTAGATAGTAGGCAGCAAAGAAGAAGCATTGGTGCAATTGTAAATTATTGTGAGCCAGATGAGATGTTCCACGGACATCATCATGTACGCTACGACAAGGATTATGTATCTCCAGATGGTCACCTTACTAAGGTGCACGGCATGGGTGCTAATATTCCTTGGGGGAATATAGATAATGCAACGTACCTCTTGACACTGCCAGTGGAAGCTGGTACTCTGGAGGAGAAGTAAAACATGGTGGATATGGCGAAATTGGTAGACGCGATAGGTTGTGACCCTATTGAGCATAATGCTCGTGCCGGTTCAAATCCGGTTATTCACCCCATGGACGCATAATTTAGTGATAAAATAAGGCTTTTACACGGCCTCTTCCTCAGTTTGATTCTGAGTGCGTCTACTAAAAGAAAGGAATTTACTATGAAAACTAGCGGAGTTAGTAACTATAGCTTGTGGGATCTCCCCGCAAGTCCAATGTCAATTCCTACACCTCAAGAGGATTTTTCAGAAGTTGAGGCTCTAAAAAATAGAGTAGCTAATCTAGAGCAAAGACTAGAAGATCTTGAAGAGGAGGTTGCAATCATTATCAATAAGATGTAGAGTGAAGTAAACATGGACGTATGACAGAGCTAGGTCGATTGAGCCAGACTTTTAATCTGGAGTGCTTAAAAGCCCATCCTGGGTTCGAATCCCAGTGCGTCCACCGGCACAGATCATAAGTAGCATTTATGTAATATCTGGACATGAGAGCATTATTTAGTATCGAAAGAAATACTTAAGGAAAGATAAATGTCCAGACTAAGAAAATGGTTTATTGGAATTGCAGTGTTACTTTTTACTCTTGCTGTATTGGGAGCAGTTTTTCAGGCATTTTACCAAACAGTCCAAACAACTAACAGACAAAATGCGATTAGCAATAGCACCCACAGTATTGTAAAAGATATCAAAACACTGGAGCTATCTAATAATGCCAACAGCCAAACTCGCTTGCGACTCTCTAAGGACATCGAAGCACTACTAACGCATGACAAACAAAGTGCAGCAGCTTCAGCTAGTACTGCAGCGCAGGCAGCCGTAAAAGAAGCTGCTCTTGTTAAAACAGCAGAGAGTATTCTGCAGCAAGATATATCTCATATCATTGCGACAGATGCAGTTAATAGAAGACTGATCTGTGAAATTGCTGTAGCATCTAAGGTACCTGGAATTATAAAGGATACAGCCTGTCAAGGAGGATAATGTATAAGCACATTCTTCACTAGCGATACTCATTTAGGGCACTTGATTTTACGTCTGTTACTGGGAAAAATACTAAAAATAAAAAGAAAGGAAGAGTGATGAATTATGTCTGATAGAAAACCAATGACTTGGTTTACTTCAGATCTTTAACTACATTTCGGACATGAATTTGTGAGACGTATCTGCTTTCGTCCATATGCCAATGCAGATGAAATGAACTGGAAGTTAATTGCTAATTGGAACAGCATGGTTCAGCCTGATGATACAGTATGGCACCTAGGAGATTTCTCCTTTATGAATCAGGAAAAGACTTTTTCAGTTCTTCGTCAGTTGAATGGGAAAAAGCACTTTATTTCCGGAAACCATGATAAGAAGGTAACCGACCAAATTGCTAAGAGTGAAGAAGGCAAAAAACTGTTCGAGTTCTATGGGCAGTATGCCGAGATTAAGGTAGATGGACAGAAAATTGTCTTATGCCACTATCCTATTCTTTCGTGGAATGGAGCGGGAAAGGGCTCTTGGATGCTGCATGGTCACTGCCACAACAACCTCAACAACAAAGGAAATACCAGAGTAGATGTTGGAGTGGATAATACGATAGATTTTGTAGGGTATCGACCTGTTTCATTTGAAGAGGTTGCTAGAGTCATGAATAAGAGGTCTTACGATTTTGTGGACTTTGTGCGAAACGATGACGAGCTAGCTGCATTACCACGAGATTAAGGAAGAAGATGAGAATAGGGGTTGATTTAGATGGGTGTGTATACAATTTCACAGAAGCATTAGCCAACTATATCTACACTAAAAGTGGATTAGCTTTGTCTGCAGTCCCCTCCTGCTGGGAGTTCTACAAGACGGATTGGGGGATGGAATTAGACGAATATCTTAAGTGGTTTGAGGATGGTGTGAATGCGGGAGAAGTTTTTAGGACAGGAGAGCCCTTCCCTGATTCAGTGGAGACACTGGATATCTTAGCCGATATGGGTCATAGTCTATATATTATTACAGATCGTGGAGTTGGTGATCCTGAGATAGTTACAGATTCAACTAAAGAATGGCTCTCCAATTGGGACATTCCTCATGCAGGATTGATTATTTCATCGGACAAAACATCAGCTCCTACCGATTATTTTATAGATGATCGTCCTAAAAATGTAGATGCCTTGAGAGCAGTAGGGACTAAGGCATTTCTTCTTAAATCTCCTCCGGGAGCAGACTATCCACGAAAAGATCAAGCGGGCCATCCTTATCTAATTGATAGTTGGGCAGATTTCTTGAAGATCATTCAGGAGGAGGATAACTCAAAAATTCATGTCTAAAGAAGAAGTCAGAAAAACGTCTGTAACTGGTGGACAAAAAGGTCAGAAACTAGCAAGATTTGATTTGATACCTTGGGATGCTCTGTGGGAAGTAGCTGAATTATATGGAAAGGGAGCCCTCAAATACGACGACAGAAATTGGGAAAAGGGCTATGAGTGGTCATTGTCTTTGGGAGCTTTAGGGCGTCATCTAGCCTTGTTCATGAGTGGTGAGGATTTCGATCCGGAGACAGGTTCTCCTCATATGGCTGCTGTTGCATTCCATGCACTTGCTATACTACGGTTCATGAAGGAACACCCTGAATTTGATGATAGGGGTAAGCCCAATAACAATGCCGGATGAGGCGCCTGGTTGGCAGCCGGGGAGCTTATAACTCTTGTTCGTAGATCAGTTCGATTCTGATATCCGGTACTCAAACAGTAGGAAGGAAATAAATGAAGGGTATTCAGGGTGGTAATTACGATTTTTCGGGATTCTATGAGTTCCTAAGGACGTTGAAACCTGTTAAGGTTTCGGCAAAATTGAGTCCTAATTATTGTTCCTTATCCGAGTCGGGTGGGACGGCGACCACAGGTGTTTCATACGCACCCTAATCTGAGTTCAATTCTCAGGATTCGGACCATGGCAAAGGGTAAAGGGACGGCGACCTTGGCTACCACAAACACGGTAGTATTGATCTAGATTCGACATCTAGCTTTGTCACTAATACGCCGGAAGTACAGGGTACATAGAACTTTCGTAAAGTTCTCTGGAGGGTTCAAGTCCCTCTTTCGGCTCTATGGTAAATTGTGAAAATTGTCAAAATGAAAAATCCTCTAAAGATCTTGCATATGAAGAACGTGATATGCTAGTCTGTGTCTTAAGTAAGATATGGCCTGCTCATCTTGCTAAACATACAGGAATAGAATGGGAAGATGAATGGCGCAATATTGTATGTATTCATACTCCAGTCGGTCAAGCGACTTGGCACATTCATGATACGGAACTATCCTTATTTTCCCATTTAAATTACCAAGAAAATCATTGGGATGGTCATACTACTGCTGAGAAATATCAGAGACTTAAAAATTATAAGCCCTAGAAAGAGATTTTAAGATGCCAGTTCTTTTATTAAACTCCACCTTTGAGCCCTTACATGTATGTACAGTTCGAAGAGGAATACAGCTAATTTACGATGACAAAGTAACTGTTATTGAAGAAACTGGGAAAGTCTGGCACGCTTCTTCCTTCGAGATTGAAGTTCCTTCGGTTATTCGACTTCACAAGTATGTGAATGTACCTAGAAAAACTAAGGTAGCTCTTTGCAAGAATGCAGTCTTAGCCCGAGATGGTCATAGGTGTGCATATTGTGGCGAAAAGGCCGAGACAATTGACCATGTTATTCCGAAGAGTCGAGGGGGTTCTCACTCATGGGATAATTGTGTGGCTTCTTGTAAGCGCTGTAACTTCAAAAAGGGCAACAAGCTAAACTCAGAGATGGGGTACAAGCTTCTCATTACTCCAAAGCAGCCTAAGGGCACTAGGGGTCTTCTAGTAGCTCGTCAGTACGTGAAAGACTTCCCGGAATGGGAGCAGTATCTACCACAGGCTGCCTAACTCAAATAATTAACAACCAGAATCCAGTCTTAATTCTCTCTTTGAAAAGAGTAGAAGATCCCTCAAATCTTCGAAGCTCTCATTTGATCGAGAAGTAAGGCTGGATTCTTGTTTTCTGCGTTGCATCTTATTTTCAACACCTTCCTCAATTGTTGAAGAAGTTTTGAATCTATATATCGTATTATGTTCAATCCCATGAGTCCTGGAGTCCGAGCGAGAAATACGATCTGATCTTTGTCTAAATGTAGAATATGTGGTAGGAGTTTCAATGTGGATTATGTTGTGAGCATAGAGGTCTATTCCGTCCTGTCCTGCATCACTAGATAATAATACCGCTCCTCCTGACACGCCATTGAATTCGTCTACAGCGCTTTGAAATTCTGAGTCTTTCATCCCTACACCCCAAATTGTTTTTTGCAACACAGACGATCCCAGCACCTTCTTGAGGGCATTTGCGTAGGGGAAGAGAGTGCCATGTGTCCAGTATGAAAACAACACCACTTTTTCATTCTGATTAACGCAATTTTGTACTAAGTCTGCAATATATTGAAATTTAGATGATGCAGCTGTATCGTCTTGTTCAGTTTTGAACTTCGACACAATATCAGAAGACGAGAAGTTTAGAGAAACTGGAGTGTTGCAGAATGACCTAAGAAGATTTACGACACTTTTAAGTGACAGAAAATCCCAATTGTTGTTGTTCAACTCTAGTACATAATCATACAACTCGTTGTATTTTTTTGCATCTGCGTCGGATAGAGATATTTCGATAGGATCTAGCTCTAGTTGGGGAGGGAATTGAGATGCAATGTCTGGGTTCATTTTAGAGACAATATGGGAATATCTCTCATGTCTTTTCCCTAGAACATATAGCTTCTCTTTATCCCATCGGACTACTTCTCCAAAGATATCAAAACCATGAGCATGGTCCATATATTCATTCTGAAACTGTCTCTTCCCTTCGGAAACATTTGATAAGTTGGGGACCAGTACTGAATAAATGTCATGTATATTAAGAGGACTCACAGTATAAGGAGTAGCTGTCAGCGCCAGTCCCCCCACCCATTGAGGACGATATCCCTCAATTCGAGTATTGAAAAGAGCATCTAGTCCTTGAGAAATTTGAGAAAAAGAATTATTGAATTTTTGTGCTTCATCGCAAATAATTAAGACTCTCTTATTGTCTACAAACTCTAATAACTCTTTGAGGTCGGTCCTACTCCAGTCAAAATCTTTACTTCTTCGTTTCTTAGATGGAAAGCGTGCCTTCTCGTAATTAAGAATTAACACCTGTGCATCAGTTTCTCTCAAAACTTGATGTCTCTTTGCTCGCTCTCCTTCTAATTGTTGTACTGAAAGAGTAGTCTCAGTTTCAAAATGCTTCTTCCAGGAGGGTTGTTTTACTCTTTTGCAGAAGATCAGTACATTGTCTATTCGACCCTCTTCGAATAATCTTTGTGCCATCAATAAGGAAAGAATCGTTTTGCCGGTTCCGGCCCCCCATTCTACTAATACACGAGGATTAAAGTCATTAGTTAGAACATAATAACAAAAATTCATTCCTATATGTTGAAAAGGGAAAAGGGTGTGATTGTCTAGAAAGGGAGATTTGACTTCGAAATTTTCCGTGGAGAATCTAAGATAATTTTCCCACCAGATATTGCTAGAAATGTCCCAATATAGAGAATAATTAGCTGATTCAACTTCCTTCTTAAATGAAGGAATACGGGACCAATCTCTAAAGGTTCCAAGATGATCTAAATATTCATCACTCAATTTCTTAAAATTCTCTCCAGCCCCTTGTATTTTCAAAACTCCATTCAAGTTTTGAGAAGAGGTAACTAAAATAGAACTTTCAAGATCTTCTTTTGTTTTTATCTCACTTAGATCAACAGTCATTTAATTCCTTAACTAAATAATCCAAGAAATCTTGCAGGATAAAACTTCTCTGAAAGCTGAAACATAGACTTCAGTATGGGAGCTTTAGTAGCAAAATTTTCATTCACCAGAGGACTGGGATAAGAATTAATAGGAGTAATAGGTGTAATCGGGGATTGCTCATAAATAGGTTGAATCATAAATGCGTTGATATACGTATTGGGAGTTAGTGCAGTGAGTCTCAATTTAAGCTCATTGGATGGTGAAATGGTCATATATCCATTAGGGTTATTAATAGGAACCACTATTGGTGTATATGTATTTCCCGTATCTGTGGATATTTCCCATCTTACTGGATGGTAAAAATAACTAAGCATTCCTACAATAAAAGACTCATTAACACCTGGGTTAATCTGTACTACTTCTGCCTGTAGACTACCCGGTGAACTCCCTGTAAATGGACTGAGATATATAGTTTCCAAATCCATCCACGTATTCAGTATACCCTGATAAGATTGGCTTGATACAATTTGACCATTAGACTTTAATCTAATCTGGTAGGTGCCTTGAGAACTGGCAGGGAGAAAAACTCTAGCAACTGCTGAAATTCTCATGCCTTGATAGTTGATAGGTGTGGACCATATGGTATTGGTTCCAGAGAATAATCCATTTTCAGCAATATAGTGATTTTCTCCTAATGCTGCATTTTCTACAGTTACTTCAATACCAATAGAATATGTATTGGCAGGTGCGGTAGACGTTACAAACATTTGAGTCCAAGCGCCTACAGTTTCAGTTATAGAGGGTCCGTTAGATGAAGATAAAAGAGTTCCTTGAACATCCCAATAATTGACAGTCAGATAACATGTTCTAGCTACCGAAGAAGCTAAAATATCCACAATCCATGTCCATGTCTGCGTTGTGGAAAGTGGTGATAATGCTCCTCCAAAATCTCCAGCTCCATATGGAATTTGTCCATAGGTAGTTAAGAAGTTTTCTATTGAGTTGGGAACTGCATATGGAGAAGATGTGGAGGTTCCTATTCCAGCTACTATATTCCCAGATGCTATAGCAGTCAATTCTCCAGAGTAACCACTTCCGCCTTCAGCATACGCCGTAGAAACTGGAAGAGAGCCGGACCCCGTACAGTTAGTTATTGGGATCCAATTTCCTGAAGTTCCTAGGTCAAAGTTTGAGTCCGATTCTGAAAGAAGATTTTCAGCATTACTAGAACTAGGTGAAGTACACAATCCATAATTGGAAAATGGAATTATCCCAACCGCATCTTTAGTAATTTGTTGAGAATTAACCAATGCGTCCAGAAAGATAAATTCAGAAAGAGATCCAGTATACCAATTATTAGTGGGAGGGTCTAAGAGAGTACTGACATTCCCTACTCCTAATTTGATATAGAAGGTAGCTGGAGGAACACCATTAGCCACATTTGAAATAGATCCATTAAGAATTCCATCAACATATAAATTGATTGTAGTTCCTATAGATGGAAGATATTGTAGGGTAGCTGCAATCCTATGGGTCTTGCCATCATTCACAGCTGCCAAACTTGGAACTGTTAGTAGGGAATTTCCTCCATAAAAATGAAGAAGTCCTGTTGTGTCCATGTACAATGCGATATAGGCTACATCGGTATCGCCGGTACTGGCACTAGACATACTAAAAATACAACCACCTGCGGTAGTCGTTTGAATTGATCCCAAAATGCTAAAATTATAAGATGGGTTGTAAGCTATCGGTGCACTTAAATAGCCGCTCCCTGAAATAGCAACACTCTTTTGTTCTTCCACAGGCCAAATACCTGTACTTTGAAATGTAACCACCCCAGTAGCAGAATCTATAGATTCTACATCTAGAGAATTATTTGAAAGAAGATCAACTGCGCTGGTGCTACCAATGGGATCTGTCAGCGGCCAGTAAGACCCGTCCCGATATGCAATAGACGGACTAATTCCTAGACCAGTAGAGGTTTGAAAGGTTGAAGAAATTGAATTTTCCAAAATAACATTATTAGTATTTTGAAGAAGAATCTCTTCATCAGTAAGGGCGGATGTCCAGTCAGATGTCATGCCTGCCAACTGCACTGTATCACACTCTGAGAATGAAGATAAATTGTGTGTTATCAACACGTCATTTGTATTCTGTGCTACATACCCTCCGGCGTTTAATACTCCCACTGGAAGCATAGTAGTTTCTTCTTGACTTACAATAGATCCAGGATCATTGTAAAGACACAATTCATTATATTCAGGAGTGTCATTGTAGACAAATGGAAGAGAACGGAAAATTCCAATATTGGAAATACCGGCAAAATATGCTTCTTTCCATGTTTGTTCAATATTTACATATTTGTATTGATGTTGACCTACTGTATAGAAACGTGGAGTAATCCATGTAGTCAGCGTATTTTCTGAATTGAGTAGATTCCCAGAACTATTGCTCAAATCTAAAGTGTTGATACTACTTGTAGGATCTATTACATATGCAGCCTGATTAGGCATAATCCATGAACTAGAACCCATTTGGTTTTGAGTTAGAGCATTTTGAGAAGGCCACGGAGAGCCAGTTCCTAGGAATGAGTTGGCTTCTCCATACAGAGTAGCTGTTGGAATGGCATTGTAGAAAGTAATAGGAGCTGACCCTGTTTGAGAGAAAGATTGAATCTGAGTGGTATTGCTCTCAAATTGACTTTGAAGATCTTGGAAATAAGATGTAATCCAATCCGGGAACACCTGTGCAATTTGAGGAATGGAATCCTCAGCCATAGGATAAGGACTTGCTGATAAATTAGTTATTTCTAATTTTAAATATGAAGCTATGCATGGAGGGATATGGTAGAAGCCCTTTTGAAGAGAAAAATCTTGTTGAACTGGTGTCCAAACTAGAGATGAATAGTAGTCCGACCCTGGACCTGAAAGGCAATTTAGGTCTTGAGTTAGCCGAGCATTCAAGAGTCCCTTATAATCTCCTCGTGTAATATCGAAGACCCCTTTAGCGTCTATGAACCTAGAAGGATTATTCTGATAGGTGGCTATCAAAGAGGCTTCTGGTGAATCTTGCCTTATGAAAAAGTTAGAAATAGCCCCGCTTCCTGGCTGTAATGAAGTAGATGGATTTGTGCCAATAAAAAGGGTTTGTGCTACTGCGCCAGTTAGTATATTACTAGAGTAAGAGTCCTCCAGTATTCCATTGGCATATAGGTAAAAAGAGGTGCCATCATACCCAACTATCAAAGAAAGCGGTTCTGCAACTGTGGAAGGGATTACCCATGTCAAAATCGAGGTGTAGTTAGTAGAAGAAGTATAGTATCTCAACTCAAGAGTATTGGAGATAATAGACAAGTCTAGTGAATCAGTATTGACACCTTCAATGCTCCATAAGGTCATTTGTTCACTGGTAAATGACTCAAAAGAATAGGGTAACGAAAAATTCAACCCAATAGAAAAAGGATTCTGAAGAGAGAGAGAAATTTTGGAGTTAGGAAGAGATAAATAACTGCCGTTTCCGAGCAAAGTTCCTTGAATAGAAGATGAAGACGGCTCCATAGTCGGAGTACCAGTTACATCAAAAGCACTTTGATTACGGGACAGGTGGAAAACTGCAGGATTAGGAGTATCAGTTGAGTAATAAACATTCATTCTACAGCCAGAGTAGAGAGGTTCAATGTACAGGGTGTCTAGAACTTGAGAAGTCTCCTCAGTAGATCTTACATCCAGATAGAAACAAACTACTGCATCTTTAACTGGCTGAGGTTCGGACTTCCAAAATCCTGAAGTTGTTAGAACATCTCCCCCAGGATGCTGGTCTATCGCTATCTCTTCAGTGAATCCCCATACGGATTGACGAGATTCTTGAGAATCCACGGGGAAGGCATCTTCCCAATTATTTGTGGCTAGATTTATAGCGAAATTACTAATTCCTACTGGGTACTGAGTAATAGAAAAAGAAGGTTGAATATCTAGTGGAATAAGGGAAAGGGAGACATTTCTATCAATTCTCAACTGAAGCGCAGATGTTTCTATTGGGAATAAGGAGTAGTTGAAGTTTACCCATGTTGCATTTAGCGGAGTGCCAGTAGCTTGAGAGCTGTACGTAGAAAGAATCTGAGAAGAACCCGAAATGACACCGCCTATAGCATTCCCATTGGTATCAGTAGCTTGCAGGGTAATTCCGCTTTCTCCATCCACATACCACAAAGACCAATTACAAGGCACATTGTAGATAGAAAATACAATGTTGTTCAGCCATGTACTTGAAGAAAGATTGAATTGTACCCATGTTTCTGAAGAACTTCCTCCATAATCTATAGGAGAATACCATCCATTGTTATTGGGAATAAATGGATTAGGAATTCCTAATCCCATAGTAGAGTTAACTATTCCAATTTCCGGAGCATTGTAGGGAGTTAATACATTTGTATTTTTTAGTTGATCTATAACTCCAGTAAGGGGGTATATGCCTTCAGCCACAAGGCCATCTATGGAAAAGGAAGGAGTTATTCCCTGTTGAGTAAAGTCATTTATTGGGTTAGTATTGTTAGCTACAAGGGGCATTATAATCCACCAAAAATAGTTGCATAGAGTACAGTAGAAGACGGCATCAACATATCGGTATTTTGACTATTAGATTGAGGTTGATAATTATCCAGTATAGGAAGTCGGTAAAGAGAGCCCGAAACCTGTCCACCTTGACTTAAAATCCAGTTAGTCAAATAAGAAATATAGGCACTTTGAGAAGGCCATGCGTAAATATAGACAGGAGGAACTGTCAATGTATATTTAGAGGCATCTCCAGGATACTTACCGCTAGGGTAGTTATCGGGTGAGTCCGCCAATCCAAAAGATGTCCATGCTGACCATTGAGTATTTTGTACCGGAGTAGTTATAGGAGTAACAGAGTGAGCAATTGAGTTATCGTAAATACTTACATTTATTGAGCCAATATTATTATTGAGGTTCAGGTTCGAATGTTGTATATTCAAGTGAGAAAATGTGGGAGCATTTGTCGGGATGTCTGGCTGTAACCAGTTCCTTGAATTACTGCTATTAGAAGATGCTAATACTGAAGATGGAGCTGTTACTGAACGCTCCAGAGAAAACCATTCCGAATCCGCACACGCATCTCTAATAGGGAGAATACTTGAATTAATAACTCCAGTGGCAATTGTGGGAATTGTAGAAGCAGGTTTGATAGTAGTAATTACCCCACTATATAGTGCTTGCAATGAAGAGACTGGAAGACCGGGCATCCCACCGGGAAGTAGGGGAAGTAAAATGAATTCATTAGTCAATGAGGGAAAACGTGCAAGATTAGGAAGTGTCCATTGACTTACAGATCCGCTAAATATGCCAGCTTGTGCAGCATAATGAGTTTCGCCTGTTGGTATACCTGCAACTGATACAGTTAGGTTAACTAGGGTTGCACCCGTGGGTGCTGCAATCCCTTGTATTAAAAGTTGCGTCCAACCAAAACTAGATATTTCTGCTGTAGTAATAGTAGCAGGCGTTCCGGTTGTTACTCCTCCTGAAGAAAACCATGTTGCAGTTAGGGTGACATTTCTTAAAGGAGATCCTTCAGGAGAAACATAAATCATAAAACTGTAAGTATCTCCAGCAGTGATGGGATAATAGGGAGAAACTACACCACATGAGGTCCCATTCACAGATTCCATTAGGAGAGAATATCCACCACTAAGAAAAAATTTAGTAGTAGGATAAAAGGAGGTTAGTCCTAGAGATGTCCAATTTGTACCTGTAGCACCACTAAAAGTAGCATCTGGGAAATTCATTAAGTTAGTTGAGGAAAGTTTCCATCCAGGAATAGCAATGAAATTATAACCTGTTAATGCTTCAGCTAACAATCCCATTCCGAGGAGGGTGCCTCCCTTTTGAATAGCTTGAAGAACATACTTGATTCTTTCCCGATAAAGAGAATCTTGATAGTTTACATTCTCCCATTGAGATGTAGTTAACATGTCTACAAATGGATTTACACTCTGTGCGTATTCTTCACTTGTTAAACGAGGAATCGAAAAAGATTCTCCAAATATAGAATCTAAATCTGAATACAAAGTCTCATTAAGAGTTTGAGTATTTCGAGCTGTATCCTGTACTAATGCAAATTGTCCCGCTCCAGCTGGTCCTAAGATTGCCAACATGAACTTATAAAGGTAGTCCGAAGGCAAAAGACTATAGACCGACTCCGGAAAGTTGGTTAACTTTGAAAGAAGATTTTGATCTGGTGTTAGCGGAAAGGTATTAGGCATATATATCCTAGATTTGATTAACTACTGAAGAAGGTGCTTTGAGAACGAGGATAAACATTTACATACGCAAGAGTAGGTAATTCATTGCTAGCTAATGGGTAGTCATATAGGGTAGTGGTCAGTACATGTACTTGGTCATCTGCAAGAACTTGCAATCCATAATAATATGCATTATCACTCGAATTAGCAATACGCACATTCCCCACTCCGGATACTCCCATAGCTGTAGTGTAAATATCAGCCAGTGAAATAAAGTTTCCAAATGTAGCGGAGCTGAAGTATTGCGCCATAGCACTTTGAATTCCTGAGTTAACACCCGAAAATGATGAACCTTGAGTGTAAGTTACTACCAGATTAACAATGAAGGGTAATAGTGGGGTTTGGTGCATCAATACATCAGAGCCTACAAGTTGAACCTGTTGGAGTAAATCATTGTTAGATGTCACAATGCTGTTATAGGTATATGTATTAGCGCCTGAGAGTAAAAGAAGAGTTCCGCTGGCAGGAAGAGCTATCGGAGGAGAGGTTACAACCCAAGCAATTCCATCTTGAGCACTTGGAGAGCCATGAAGAGTTGTAGTGTCCGTTACCTGATAATAGCTCATGAGAACACTTGAGGCGGTTCCGGAACCTCCTGTAAGCCCTGTGAAACTAAAAGTGGCACTCGTAGACGAAGGATATTGGATATTCACTGCAGACGTATTCAGAGGCCCTCCCGTCACATTGGCAAGTAAGGATGTTGGCAGTCCGAGGAAAGCATCTGCGATTTGAGAAGCAGTAGCGTTATATGGAATAGGAGCGGTTGTTTGAGAACCTATGGTTATCGTAAAGGTACCTCCTGTAGCTCCAGTGATAGTGCAGTTATATTGTTGCACTCCTGGAATTCCTAATGAATAAGTAGATGATCCTACTGTAATGCTACTGGGAAGGCCATTCGGAATAAGGGGAGTTACGGGAAGAACTGTAAAGATGTCTACACTATTGGGGGCAGTCCCGGCCATTGTTTTCCAGTTTGAGTTATTGCTTCCGAAAGTGTTGGCGGTATTAAATATCGTTTGTGTAGAAATAGGTTGAGGAATAGTTCCTTGTGCAAATACATCTACCTTATTCATCACTGGAGGGTTAGTGGTAGGAGTATTTCTAGATGAAATAGCCATATATTGAGACTGTAATTGAACTGTACTGCCAGGAGTAAGCCAAGAGTAATTAGAAGAATTTGAATTTTCTGTAAATTGGATTACTAGAGGGGGTGTTCCTGAATTCCAGATGTAAGAGTAATCTACTCCAAAAACTGCTCCTACTCCGCTACTAGGACTTGAAATAATTTCTGAACCTTGAGGATATGTATATTTAGTATCCGGAATATTAGATGCAACTTGACTTACGAGAGTAGCGCTTCCTCCAGTTAAAGAACCTGTACCGATTGTTACATTTTCTACAAGAGCATTAGAATACTGGATGGTATAACCTGGACCTGTTCCTCCAATTGCAACAGTTCCTATGCCAGTAATTGCTTCTAAATTAGATTGAATTTCAGCTGCCGTCGCATTATATGCTAAAGCAGCTCCAGTTACGCCATTGTAAGTGAAAGTATAAGTTCCACCAGTAGCAGTTATAGTTAGATTTTGATAAATCTGCAACAATTCTAAATAAGTAGAAACAGGTCCTACCACAGTAGCTTGAGTAATTGGTGCATTATCCAACACAGTTGCAAGGAATTGCTGAGAAGTACCAGCTAGATTACGAAAGACAGTGGCTTCAAATCTGCTTCTAAGTTGTGCATCACTTTCGGGGCTTGATCCTCCGAGAGTTTGATATGTATTATTTACACTGGTAATACCAGCTATGGCTGTTGAAAGACCACTGATAGCTCCGGCAGGAACATTCCCATTAGTTCCAGTAAGAGTTGCAACTACTGGAACCGTAACACTCAAAGTACCGGCAATAAGAATTGCAGGTGTCGTGGTTTGAAAAGCTGTGTTTACACTACTTCCATTTGTATTGGAATTGGGGTAATAAACTTGTGTCCCTAGAGGAATATAGATATTAGATGTACTAATAGCGCCTGTTGCAAATGCCACCGATCCTACTGAACGTGTACCTTGTAGCCTATATATACCGAAGATAGCACAAAAGTTGTCTAGAAGAGATCCAGACATACTATTGGGATCTAGTGAGTATGTCTGCAAAACAGAATTATTAGCCTGTCCTGAAAGTTCATTAGCAAACGCCTCTATCATTGTAAACTCCGGGGTACCTGGACTAATATCCCAGTCTGGAGCATATAGTTGGAGTGCTGTTACAATTCGTGTAATAATGCTAGTAAGACTTGCCATAATTTCCTTTAAGAAACGGTGATGCCAGCGGAAGAAATTGTTGCTTGTAATGAAGTTGCAACTCCAGCCAATGTCGTAAGAGTCACCTGAACTGCAATTTGAACACCTTGAACAATTGCCTGAATAGAGTTGATTTGTTGAATAATTTGAGATTTAGACCAATTAGAAAGTTGATTGGTAGAAGCAGATTGTTGAAGCATCAACTGTTGCTGTGTTTGATATAGTCCCACTATACGTGCAACTTCAGTTTGAACTTGAGCAGCTAACAATTGTGGACTTGCTTGCCCAATGAAAGTATCTAAGTTAGACCCAAAATTAGGAGTACTAAATCCAATTCCATAAGTTTCGAGCATCCAGATAGTAAGATCTTGGATTAGCTTAGATTTGAAGTCTGCAAAGAGAAGTCTATTCCCCGCTCCTAAGACTAAATCTCCATTTTCAACTTTAAAACATTTCATATGTGATCCTAGTTTATCGGAAAAGAGATGCCTGTCAACCAAAAAGATGTCCAAGTGCCACCATAATATCCAGTTACAACACCGTCAGTGCCTATTATTACAATTCCTCCTACATACCCTGTACTTATTTCTACGGCAGTAGCCACACCAACAGTACTAGGAGGGCATTGAGCTAATGGAAGTGTGAATGGATTCCAAGAAGTTGTTCCTCCACTGGAGAGTCCTCTAAAATAAACTATATTGTCTATTTGTCTATATGCTGGATCAGATGGAGTAGTTGAAGACCATCCAGTATCTAGAAACCCTCCTACTGATTTATCTAAGCACCAAATATAGGGAGTAGTCGGATTGTAGATAAGCCATTCTTGCCCTGATCGAATTAGACTTAAATTAACTCCAGATGGTAAATAGGAAAGATTCACATGATATGTAAACCCTCCTGTACTTCCGGTTGCATCTGCAGCCAATACCCAGTAAAAGGGATAATTCGGATTAACGGTAGGATCTTGTACTTCTGAAACTAGAGTAACCCGTTTGTATATTGTTGGATGAGGCTTTCCTATATTATACATTATGGTTCGGTAATTACCTTGACATTGTTAACATCTAGAGCTTCAGGAGAAGTAAGCTCCATAATCTTACCCAAATGCGTAGGAGCAGTTATGGTCAATTCAGTAGTAAAACCTACTACTCTAGAGCATGTATGGGTTACCCCTTCTACATATGCCTCTATTTTCCTGTCTACAAAATCTACTCTCATACCAGGATAAACTTCTGGAAGAAATGTGGTGGCAATTGTAGATTCATATTGGTCACACCATTTCTGCATAAAAGTTAGAAGTGCAAAAGTGAATTCTAGAGTATGACTGCGAATCGTTGGTACTTCAGTTACATATGGACGTAATCCATAGCGAGTTAAAAAGTTATTGGCGTCAAATTGAGCTGCTGTATAGCTTGTTCCCCACAGCATTTGCATAATTTCGGATTGTTGTAAGGTGACAATACCTGTAGTTGCCATCCAGTCTGCTAGAGTAACAGACTGTCCTAACCCTCCTCCAGTAGAGTCTCCAGAAATTCCTACATGTGTAGTGACCAAATCATCACTACGATAAATTCTAAAGTCTGTTATCTCAATATCTCTAATCTGTACAGCCGGAGTAGTACCATACATTCCAAAATAGTCTGGAAACCATGCAACAAAATCTCCATTCGGAGCTGACATAAAATGTCGCATTGATGCGCCACATACTTGTTGAATTGAATTCAATAATGTATCGTCTGTGATAAAACCTCGTGGAGAATTATAGAATTGCTGAGAATTAGTATCGAATTGTGGTACTGTAAATTGAATATTAAAAGCATTAGAGGAGCTAATTGCACCTTGCGTAGAAAGGCCGTAAAGGGTGATAATACCACCCGAGTTAGATGGGATAGAGTTCTGAGAGTTAGAAGTGTCCTGGCTGTAGTAAGGACCCACTCCTGAGTTGGGAATGCTGCTAGAGATATCTGTAGCTCCAGGGAGGCTACCCACAGTTGGTCTAGTTGCTCCCATGTAGTAAAGAGGAGGATTTGTTCCCCATAAAGAACCAATAGTCTGATTGCTCAACTGACTATATTGGACTCCTAAGCCGGGGGCTTCTGCTCCGATAAGATAATCATTCCCCGATCCACTTTTATCGCTTCCCACAAAAATTTCTACGTGTTCTGCTTGTGTGGTAGAAGATCCACTTTGAGTAGCCGTAGTATCTCCTCCTCGTATAGCTGCAGAGCTAAAGACTCCTCCTAGGTTTTCCAATGAAGGTAGGAAGCCGCTGGACCAATTACTACATGTAAATGGAATGTATATTTGATCTGGGTTTAATGAAGGTGGAGTTGGGATACATGACACGGCTGTGTTATATGCAGATGTATAAGTAGCTGTACTTCGATCCGATCCCCAAAAGGCACTTCCATCCCAATTAACTCCTCCTCCAGAAACACTTGCCATAGCCTGCGCATTGCCTCTAATCGTGAATACACTATTGTTGGAGAATGGATGAATTGTATTGATTTGCCAAATTCCTCTATCAAAACTTGCACTTGAAGTAGGTGTAGAGGGGTTGTAATTAGCTCCTGCCACGTTACCACTTTCTACGACGGCTACTCCGGCTGCAATGTTAGCATTTGCTCGACTTAAATTACCGTATGTCATTGCCACCCATACTAATTCAGGAATTGTCAAAGCAGTTCCAGTTGGAGTTGGGGGAGAGTAGGGTTGAGAGCTAAAGAACACTAAATCTCCTGGCTGTAGGGGATCAGTCGAAGGAACTAATGGACCTTCTTGATAAATTTCCTCAGCAGTGAGATTGCCAATTTGAATGCCAGCTTGTCTTAGACAAAAGATTACAAGTCCACTGCAGTCAAATCCCTTAGGTTTTTGGCCGGAAAGAACCCCTAGGGAAGTATGACCACCTCCCCCTATATATGGCATATTGACTTGTTGTCTAGCAATTGCAACTATTTTATTAGCCTGTGCAGATGCTTGATAACTAGAAGGAAGTGTGCTCTGATTAGAGTATTGACTGTCCGATTGAAAGGCAGCTTGTGCATTCTGATTAGGACTTACTTTTCCTAAAGGAGAAGAAGGATCTACCCAAATAACTTCTATACCATCTCCGGCGCTGATTCCTAGAATATTAGCAGCTTCGTGACTTATATTGAATTGATTAATTGGGGCATATCCAACGGGAACAACAACAATTCCTTTGTTCGGATTCTTCTGACTCGTTATGAGAAGACGTTGATTTTTCCAGTAATCTTTTGTGTCCTGAAATGTAGCTGATCCGGAAAAGGGTCCAGTGCATACATATGGATGGCGATGACCGGAACCTCCTTCATATTGAGAGTATGTGGGTTCATTCTTCAAGAAGAGAAGTTTATCGTTAGTCCCAATGATACCTGCACGCCATGGAGTGATAGAGTTTAATTGAGGTCCATAACTTATATTTTGGGATTGATTTTGAGTAAGTCCATAAGTAGAAGGATTTCCACTACTCTTTCCACTTGTCATTGAGTGTGCTCCTACACTACTTACAAGTGCTTGAAGATTTTCTAGGGCGGTTTGTTGAGAAATGGCTTTAGTTGCATTAATTGCTTGTTCTATGAACGCAAGAGGAATTGCTTGTATGTGAATATTGTTACTTGGCCAGTTAGCTACCTTAGTCAACATATTGAATATAGAATCTATAATTCTAGTATCGGAAAATGCGCTTGCTTGTGTTGTGTCAAGCACTCCAGGTAAAATAGTTTGTGCGACTTCTGCTCCTACATCCCAAAATGTATCTTGTATTTTTTTCAAGGAACAGGTTGCTTGGATTTCAATAGCTCCCGGAGTACCAGTTTCAAATGGAGCTACTGTTACATATCCAGAAAATACTTGCATCCAGTTGAATCTTTTTAGGAAGATGGTAATTCTATCCATTACCTGAATACGTCTATCGTACTTCTTGTATTTATTTTGAACAGTTAACTGTGCAGTTGATAAAGAATTTATGGCACGAGTTACTTGAATTTCGACTAGATCACTAGAAATGTCCAGATTCCCATAAGTATCCGACGATACATATGCACGCATGTCAGGAGTATATGAAAGAGTACCTGAGAGTCCAAATCCCGATTGAAGTGGCTGAGTCATTATTTCTTATTCTTTGTAGGGAGATTTACTATAGGAGTGGATTTGTTTTTTTGAGAATTACTGATGTTGTACCAGCCAGTTCCATATTCTTCTTGTACTTTATTGGTAGGAGCGAAAGAAGAGTAGGATTGGGTTTGAGTAGATGCTGCTTGCCCGTTGGTGGGCATAATCAATTCCATTTGGAAAGTTCTAGTGTATAAATCTTGAAATCGTATAGCTCCTCTTTGAGCCTGCCTAATCCATCCCCGAAATGTAAGATTGTTCTTATAGTAGATCAATGTCATTGGGACTAATTGAGATTGATTTAGATTGGCATTGTAATGTTGTCTGATTGAGAAAGAGAAGTCTTCCATCTCATTAAATCTACGCAACGGCCATACTACGCTAAAGATTAAGAATTGCTCATTTCTACGGATAGGAATATATGACACTCCACTTTTCAATTGTGTTTCATCAAACTGAAGAGTAGAAGAAGTTTGTACGGATTGTAGCCAAAGAGGAGTTGTTTTTGTTAGGATTCTATTAGAGCTATTGCTAGCTAAACTAGAGTTAGAAGAATATGCCGTTATGAGAGCTGCATTACCAGTGTTGTCTTGAATAGATTTGTATTGACCAGTCCCAAAATCTATTGCGCCTGGAGTGATGTAATTAGCCATTAACTGAAAAATTCTTCTATCGTTTTATCTGGAGATTTGTTGGTTTCTACTCTCATCCCTTGAGATGTCCAAGTAAAACCTCCCATACTAACTAGCTCAATTTCTTGAGAAAGAACAGGAGATGATGGAAGTGTAGTAAAAACAGCCTCCTTGGACGGACCTGAAGACATTTACCCTCCTCGTGGATGATAAGAACGTTGATGTTTAGCTCCCGACGTGTTATTAGCCGGATTCTTAACTTGACTTGTAGTTCTATTAATAGGCGGTGCTACTATATTGCTCGATACTACTCCGGTGTAAGTAGAACTGAATCCCACATTTGCAGTTAGATGATCTAAGGCATGGCTAGTGATTTTTTCAATGATATTGCCATAATCTTCGTTAACTAGAAATTGGATACTGTATGGGTATGTAACCGTCTCGTATGTCCAACCTAATGCTGGAAATCCTTGAACCCATATGGAAAAATGCCATCCCTTTGTTGGTATATACAACTCAGCAGCATTCCAGTAAGAAACTTGCCAGTCCTGCACATTTTTTATGTTCTGGTAGAGCTTTAGCAATTTTGTACGAGATGCTGCTTCTCCTTCAAAATCAATAGTGTCTATTTTAGCAGATAGAATCTGAAGGACTCTTCCTCCTAGTGTGTCAAATGCCGCTGTATTTAGGGTATAACTGAAGGTCAATGAGTTTGGATTATATGGAAGAAAGAATGTTGTATTTCCATAGACAATATAGGCAGTATTTTGCTCATTAGAGAATCTATTGTTTGTTACTCCATCATTAAAGAGATCCACATTATCCTACTTGAGCTGCTTTGATTTTCTGGTTAGCCCTAGCAGATCCCCTATTAGCACCTGCTCCTATTTGGTGATTGGTCATACCATTTTCAGTAGTAAGAAGTTGAGCCGCTTTCCCAATAAATTTGATATTCACTTGAACTTGTTGAGGAGAGCCAAATTGCTGAGCCGGATTAGCTACTCCTGCATAAAGTCCTTGAGATGCACTAAGAGATTGCCATGGTCCATATGTAGCATGTCCATTTTTCATTGTCCTATCTGAAACTTGAAGTCTATTTTGTTCCAATGCGTTCCACGTATTCAGAGGTGTGGCACCATTCGACATCAATAATTTATTCAGAGAAGTTTCTTGCCCCCCTGCAGTTTTTACATACGCATCCTGAAGTCCCCCATAGTGAGCATTTTGTCTATGTATGAAAGTGTTCAACTCAGGAGATTTCCGCATAGCTTCTCTTTCAAGAAGTCCATATTGTTGATTGAGTAGGTTTTGATGAGAAACTCCGGAATGAGGATTTAGTTCATTTCCGACACCCCCCATTGGGTTAGTAAGCGGTTTTCCTAATGCAGCATTTAATACTCTCTGTTCCGGAGCTATAGCAGGCTGTCCATTAAACAACTGATTAGCCATAAGGGCAGCTTGATTTTCACTTATATTGAATCCATAACCTTGAAGCATTTTCCAGATAGGCCACGCTGCATTATTAATATCTTGACGTGTATGTCCATGAGTCAATGTAGGAGAAAGGAGGCTTCGGATCGCTCCGGTAAATGCATTACTTTCTGTAGCAGCTCCTCCTAATCCTTTATTATTCATTCCTTGTAATGTGGAATACAAACCTGTAACACTAGTATGTAATTGAGTAGCTAAAAGCTGTTGCCCTTGAGGACTATTAAGCAGAGTTCCAAGATTAATCCCACGAGTAGCTGGATTTTTCTGAAACATCTGAGAAAGCTCAGAGGCTACAGTTGGAGCTTCTGCTCCTGCACCCACTCCAGCAAGAGCTTGAAGGTTAGTGCCATAGGCTTGCGTCATTTGTTGGAATGATCCAGCATGTCCTTGAGCTGCAGAAGCTAATGAACTTAATCCAGATGAAAGAGATTGAAGAGAAGCACCAGCTTGTACCACAGCAGACTGAAACATTCCCATAGATTCTTGAGGAGATATACCATAATTTTCTGCAGCTCCCATGGCAAAATTAGTATATTGACCCTGCAACGCAGTTCCACCATAACCCTGTTGTAGACCAGTCTGAATAATTTGTTTTGCTTGACCAAATCCTAAGAGTGGATTAAGACCTGACAGGAAAGCTTGAGCATTATATCCCATAGCCCCCATTACTCCTGTTCCACCAGTAAGAGCTGTGTATTGCTGGCCCTGTCTTAGCAAATCTCCTATGCCTTGATATGCAGCATATCCCGCTCCTAATACTCCAGCTCCTTCTAATCCTCCTGCTACTTCTCCCATAGAAATTGGAATACCTCCTATTGAGGTTTTCCCACTCAATCCTAATTCTCTAAGTCTTCCCAACATCCCTCCCTGAGGGAGGCGCCCTGCTAGATTACCTAACAGAGTTGGAAGGAATTCCTCTTCCATAGCATTCCCATTTCCCTCCATCATCTTCTTTACAGGTCCTTCATGAGCATTGGCTCCTGGAGAAGAACCTTTTAGGTTATCTTCGTTGGGAATTTCTGGAAGAACTATGGGGGCTACACCCCCTCCCTGTGGGATATTATAATTAGGAGCGGAGATGTTAGCATTTGATATTCTCCCGCTCGCTAGGGTCCCTGCAGCTACCGCAGAAGCTAACTCAAGGGGTGCTCCCGCTGTCCCTGAGGTAGGACCCATACTCATTTGAGAGCCTATAGTGCTGTAGGAGGTTCGGTAATCATTCATGGCATTAGGAGAACCTCCTGCCATTTCTGATATACGACCTACAATCTGCTCCATCTTCTCATACTCTAGAACACTCTGCTGTAAAGTCATTAATCTTTGTTCAGAGATACTGCGCAACTCTTGTTCGTAGCCAATAAGCTGCTGAAGAAGAGTTCCTTCTTGCTCAGTTCCCTGAACAATCTCTTTTAATCTGTCCGAAGTATCTGAAGTTAAGGAGTTGATCGTCTCCATGTCCTTGATAACTTCGTCCAACTGATTAGCTAATGCTCCTGCATTGGAGGCAGCGTCATCTAGACGGAAATCAATATTCATAGGTAATGAAACTTGATTATCTCCACCCATGACATTATCAGCCATTTTTATTCATCATCTTTCAAGAGAGAGGTATCAAAACCAAATTGCTCAGCCGGGAAGTTTATGAAAGAAGCATCTTCATCATCATCTAAATCTATTTCTTCCCCTTCCCCATTCATTACTTGTTGAAGTATTTTGGAGATTTCTGAAGCTTCTTCTAGAGACTGGGGGGTTTTCCACTCTATTCGATCTATGCCAAGAAGACGATCTTCTTCTTGTTGTTTCTTCCACTTATGAAAGCCCTCGGGATTATGAAGCCAAAATTGTTGTTCAAAGTTAGCATCCCTAGCTTCAGCTTCATCGTGAGTCTCTCTAATCTTGGTAGATGCAAGAAGAGACTCTTGAAGAGGAGAAATATCTACTCCTTTGAACAGACCTAGCTCATATGCCATATCTGCATGATATCGGACATATTGATTATAAAGCCAACGCTCAGATCGGTCACTCTCGCATAGAGTGCAAAAAGAAGAACCTATGATGATATGACCATTTGGACAGTCAAAATGCATTATTCTTCCGATTCTGGAGCTGTGTCTGTAATCTTTTCAACAGCCTCGTTCAGCTGAGTAGCTGCAATGGGTGGCAATGAAACTACACCACATTCATACATTACTTTAAGAGCACGTAGTTCCAGGTTGTTGATAGCCTGATAAAGAAGGTCAATCACAGGGTCATACCATGCATTCACTACATATTCATAGCGTTCTCGAACAACTGACTTTGCCTTGTTGGCGGCGATAAGAGGTTTACCATCTACAGTCTGAAGACCAGCAGCTACAACAGCAGCTTTATATGCTCTGTTATACCCTAGAACGTTTACTAACTCTTTGGTAATTCTGGTGATTTCTATTTTTTCACCTACCGTGAGAGTTCTTATCAGAAAACTATGATATGGAATTTCCACTACATCTTCTAAATAGCCTAAGTAGGTAAGTCCCTCGAAGTCTTCTTTCCATGCATCTGGAAATGCATCTACCTTTTCTGGTTTTTGCTGACTCTTTTTGGCAATCAGCTCCTCTTTCTCTTCTTGATAATGAGCAGCTTCGTCACTCAAGAAGACTCCTTTAAATTCGGTAGCTTCAGACATGATTCTCCTAAATAGAGCGATAGGTAGACACCATTAAGATGCCTACCTATCTAGTGTATCGACTATAACCGACTATCAAGCATTATATGTAATGCTAAAAACTCTAATTAATCTTTGATCCTATAGGTCTAGTTCTTATTGTAGAATCTAGAGTAAGGGACCTTCACTTTAGAGGAACGAATTAGAACTTCAACCGTTGAAGATGAAGAAGTAAGTGCAGTTCCAAAGGTAGGGCCAAATTCCCCGTAGCTTAGACCATCTACTACGACAGCTCCCAAGAATACGGTATCTGTGGTTGGGAAGACTACTGAAATAGTTCCTGGAAGCGGTCCGCCAGTAACACTAACACCAGTAGGAAATTCAGGGATTTCCTGGAGGAAGGATAGAACTAAGGCTGCATCTGCATTCCAAGGAATGTCTCCAGATACGTAGTTTCCGTAGACTATACCAATAACTCCACCAGTAACCGAAGAGCTAATGCTCAATGTCTGAGTATTGCCAGTTGCCACTACTAAGGTAACAGTTCCAGTAATACCAGTTGAATTGAGGGTTAGATCTATAGTAGAACCTGTCAAGGTAATGGTGAAAGGACCACTTCCGGTTACTGCAACGGTAGCTCCAATACCCGAAGGTGTAACTGCAGTTAAGGCACTCTGAATAACAGAGGCAGCTGCATTGTAGGGAATTGCCGCTGTGCTTACGCCATTCCATGCTAGTGTGAAGGTACCAGCAGTTGCAGTAGAAGTGGTAAGAGTATAAGTGGCAGATGCAGTTGAGAGAACTGCAAGAGAACCAGCCAAAGTAGCTCTTCCTGCATTTACGGTATCTACTCCAAGAGGCTGACCGGCCGTGATTGCTGAGCTTACTGAACAAGCATCACACTCACCCTCTATCTGAATCCAACCAAAATTAGAGGCTGGGATAGCAGAGATAGCAATACCTGCAAAGTTTCCTACGTTGGTGTCTACGTTTACTCCTGAAAGCGTAGGACGCTGATTAGTAACAAGTCGGTTTGCTTCATCAGACCAAACTAGAACATCTCCAACTGCAATAGCGTCTGCAGAACTTCCGTTACCAACAAACATGTAACGGTCGCCTTCTTGGCTTCCTCTTACAGTGTTTCCTGGCTGAGTGTTGAAGAATTCACCCGAGAATCCTTGGAAGGCAACACCAGATACCTGAGGTAATGTAGCAGTTGTACTAGAAGTAGTAAGAAGGGTTTGGCTATTAACAATGGATAGGTTGTTGTCTGATCCCCACACGGTTGGAGCGGTGAAGTTAACTTCAGACACTAGGATAACCTTCTCCAAAGCACCTGTGGAGATGCGCCTAAAGGTATCTTGATCTACGGTGTAGGTTACGCCAGGGACCATTTTGCGGTGATCTGGAAGAGTAGCTTGTGCTACGCCTGGGCGTAGAATTACGTTAAAAGACTTTGCAGCCATATTGAATTATCCTTTTTGGTCTGTCTTCTTAGGAAGAGTAGTTATACGCCTTACGCTGGGTATACATTATGGTGATGGTCTTCGGGAGAGTCATTGTATCAATTGCGTCAGTCTCATCAACCTGAACGTTGGTAACTACGCAATTCAAATACTGAATGGCTCTGCGACCTGAATTATTTGGATAGGTAATAATTTTAGTACAAGTGATTGTACCCGCAGCAAGATTTGCCTTGAATACTCCTAATAGGTCTTCCGCACCGGAGTAGGGATAAGTTCCTGAGGTGGTAGGCAGCTGAGCCCAAACTTCAGCGTTCCAGACTTCTCGGATTTGAACGTCCATAGTTCCTGCCTGTAATGCAGCAGGGAATGCAATTTCTATGGGGTAAGGAGAATCAAGAGGCTGAACAGGCTGAGGGCGAGCTACAGGTTGTGGAGCTGTCTCCCTAAGTACATCTACATACAGAAGAGGTTGTCCATTAAAATGGAAGGTTGTATACCCACCACCTGCTACTCTAAATGTAGACGGAATATTTCCTAATGTTGGCATTAAATTTCCTTACCTTATGCCGTAGTCGAAGAAGCTGTTAGTCCAGAAACAGTAGATGAAAATCCAGTTGCTCCAGAGGTGGTATCAATTCCATATTGAACCTGAATGTAGTTCAATGGAAGGGTAGGTAGATAAAGGAAAGTAATTAGAACAGTTGTGGGGTTATTCGGAGGAACACTGTACGTGATAGTGTCGTATCCTTGGATAAGACCTGACTGCATCGCAGTGTCTAGAGCATTTACTACTGCACTTGCTACCGTAAGAGGAGTACTCGGTAGCAAAACGTTTCCTATCAAACCCTGTGAAAGAAGGGTATTGTCTAGGACCTGATACAACTTATCTTCAGCAGCTTGCACAGAAATTTCTCTGCTCAGATAATCTGTCATATTAGTTGTAAGAGCTTGCTGAACTAAGATGGCTCCACTTCTGTGCTGATAAAGACAACATACTCCATTAGACTGGAGCGTTACAGTATCAGTTTTAGTAAGCTGATTGGGAATTGAATAAAAACCAGCAATAGCCTTTTGAGTCATTGGGATTTGAACCCCGCTCTGACTAGCAAATAATCCAGCTAATCCTGCAGCAAGATACTGACCACCCAAGTAGATAATAGACTGGCTCTGCAGTCCATTCAGACCTGCATTGAATGTCACTACTGGAGGAGAAACAACTGTCATCCTTGTTGAATTGAATCCCTGAGCCTCTGCTTGAATAACAGATGTTGTTACAGAGTTGGCTACACCATCTAGACCTACAAATCCTCTAGTGTAAATTGAGTTAAGGGCTTGTATGTTTATAAAACTATACAGATCATCATGAACAGTTTGAGTTCCAGTAATAGGAACGATTACATCTATTCCCTGCTGAGACGTAAGTTGGTTTATACTGTTAGACCAGTCCGTATTGGACGGAGTAGAAGAGGATGATTCAACCGCTAAGCACATTATTTCTTGAGCGCCATTTTGGAAAGCAAAATAGGCAGCTAATGAAAGAGGAGAATTTACTTGCCCGCTTGCAGTTAGGGGAGAGCCATAGAATGCTGAAACTGAATTAAAAGACCTGAACAAGTATGGTTGAAAGTATGAAGAGTTGGTGTATTGGTAGTTGATTAATGCAAAGCCAGAGCCCCCGTTAGCAGGAAGCATTCTAGATCCTGAAGTTGGAGCAAGAATAGTAGTTGTGTCTATGCTATTTCCATCGGTAGAGGCATTGACAGTGATCGTGTAATCTGTTCCTGGGGTAAAGACAACTCCCGTATAACGATCTACTACTGACCCATTGGTGAAAACTTCTACTCCACCGCTATTGGTAGAGACTGCCACTCCTAGCTGAGAAAGCGTATAAGGAGCGGTTGTAGTGGGTAGAAATGTGTCCTGTCCTGTGGTGTAATTAACGCTTTCACCAATAAGACATGGAAGGGCACCAGGAATCCCAACCGGAGATGGAACACTGGGTGTTGGAATCTCTTGTACGGTTACGCCAGGAGTTAAGTAGGTATTGAAAGAGGTAGCCAACTTAGAACCTTTAGGAGAGAGATATGCTTCAATAAATGCTGTGGTGCTACAACAAAATTACGCAAAAGAAAACAATTAAGTAGGAGGGATGGTGAAATTAGCTATCTGTGGACTAAGATAGCTACCTGCATTGAGTAGAACTTGAGTGAGTGGATTGTAGATTTGTCCAAGGGTAGGGGGGGTAAACACTCCGCATCCCTGCACACGTATAGAAGCCTCATATATCAATAGTTCTGGTTTCCACGGTACTCCAGGAGAAATTGTGTCTCCCAATGGTTCTACTGTTCCAGGCAATAATGTTGCAGATACTAAGTCATAATTGTTTACGCTGTCCCAGAAAGCGGTAGCTCCGGGAGAAACTGAATTAAGAAGAAAAAGATCTATAAGAGATTCCCATAGACGATCTCTTTCTTCGGAAAGAGTGGAATAGATTGAAATATCCCACGATCCTTCGAAATATAATTGTCTTTGTTGTTGAAATGTAGATTCATTGGAAACCTGTACTATAGTATCTGGAAACAAACCAGTGTATTGGTTTTTTGTGGGATGAAATTGTACTAAGCACCCAGGCCAATAGTTTTCTTGTTCAGGGTAATCAACACCTATGCTTTGAGGAATCAACTCTATTCCAGGAGGATTGTTGTTGGGGAGAGGATTAATTGCCTTGAATCCGCTTGCGAGACTTTCTACTAGAAGCGCTTTGCATGCAGTTATATACATTAAACTCTAGCTCTTTTCAAAAGTGGTTCTAGTTCGGGAATATTCTTGACTATCTGAACTTTAATCTCTGGTGTTAAGGACATCCAAAATTTTTGTATCTCCTCTTCCAGAGAGGAGATCATGAATCCTTTAGCCTTAATTCCTGGGTTATACCATGCAATTTTACTTCCTACAACTGCGCCAGTGTTGTCTCTAATAGGAACTAGATTCCCAATCTTAGATGGGTTGGCGTATCGAAAACTGATTACACCTGATGGGCCTCGAATAGGAATTGTTTTTCCAGCTAATTCCCACATTACGTGAGGACGAGTTCCCTTTTCTTGATACATCATATAATGATGAGATTGAGGAACACCTATTCCTACAACACCTGTAGTAGAAATAGGATAAAGAGACTTGGCCCCTCCTTTTGAATTGAACCTTGCAACTGGTGCTCGTCTACGTGCCACTACAGAAGCCTTTGCAGCTACTTGTGCAGTAAATTGAGCAGGTAATGGGTAGACTGGCATTTATAGACTTGGATAAAATCCTGGATTTAGTTCGTTATTTACGGTTTGGATAGAAGGGTCGGTGTATTCTACAGAGTAGAAGGGGTGATTTTCTGGCAGATTAGAGAGTATTGCTGTTTGTCCAATGAGGATTTCCCATGTCTGATTGTAAATCTGCTGTCCTCGTGTAATAGAATTTGTAGGTCCAGTTCTTAGGGTTTGAGGAGCTACAGTCTGAAGCTCAAAGCGTTCTCCTGGAAGTAGAGGAGTTTGAGTAGACAAATCCCATTTTTCAATACGGATTATCAAGTCTCCATCCTTTAGGGTAGGGACAGCATAGAACGAGGCTTCTGGGTTCTCAGACCAAAACCTACCGTATTTATCTCTCTTTCTCTTTTCAGAGGTATCCTGTACTAATGTAAAAAGTTGGTAGATAACTGGCTTAAATCCACCAGTGAATCCCACTCCGAAACATGCAGGACACCACCAATCTCCAGACTGCTTATAGACTTGACTCAATCGAGACTGAACTTGTGAATCAGGGATGGTTGGATTAGGAGTAGCTTGACACTCAGTACAGCGAGTAACTAAACCAGCATCAAAATCTTCAACACGCCATTTGAGTCTACAAACCACGAGTTCTCCCCAATATTGCAATGCCTCAGAAACGAAATTTCTATTCTGTTGGTCTGCAAATAATTCATTGGACTTGACTACAATCATAAAAAATGTCTCCTATCAAATAGTTCGACAGGAGACACTCTTTAAACAGCTCTTATTGTTGTATCGTTATGCTACAAATTCTTTATCTCTCCACATAGCCCATCCATCAAAAATAGGGATATCTGTGTAGATAAATCTCCCATCTCCTTCTTCATAACGAACTACTGCCAATCCCTGTTGCCAATCTTCATATGAAGTCAGCGGAATGCCAGATAGATCAGTCGCTCCCTTGGTAGATGGAACAGGACCATCTACTCGTGCAAGACAACCAGGAGAAGCAGCCATAATTGTACGAGAACCATTTCTGGTACGACGAGTACGATGTCCCTTTTCTATTCTGTGAACATGTCCAGAAATAGTAGATACACGCTCTGTGTCCAAATATTTGTGAACCGTAGAGCCTGTGCTATTCACCTTATGTCCGTGGATGACCTTAATCCTGTCGTTAATATAGAATTCGTTGGCTGGATAGCCAGGAAGAAATTCAATTCCGTTTTCTTCAAACCTGCAGAGAAAAGGAACAGAGAAAACGGGCCATTCTTGAGGCGCTTCTCCTCTTTTAATTCCGAAAGCCGCTATCGCATTATCCAGAATATAGTTAGGCATTCTTTCTTCGTGATTACCTGCTAGCCAAATAATTCTAGCATTAGGTGCTGCAGCCCTTAACTTGGCGCCGAACTGAGCGGTCCAGTCAATAGTGGGCTGAAGAGTCCTCTGAAAAGCCGGAGTCAGTCTAAACTTAGAAAGCTCTGGAAGGTCCAGACCATCTCCCACCATTACTACAAGGTCCGGGTCCTCAGCAGCAACAATTTGGAGCGCTACTCCTATAGCTCTTTCATCGTGTGTTGGAATTAGTTGATTTTTACCGTCAAAATAAAATCCAGCCTGGATATCTGGCAGGATTACTGCAGTCTTCCAGCTCTCTCCCAGCTTTGTGAACTTCTTAGGAAGGTTCTGGCGCACTATTACAGGGTCACTCTGCTGGATTAAGGGCCATTTGGGACCCTCGTCCCATGATGGAGAGAGCGATATGGACACCATATCTACTACCTCGGGCTCTCCATCCTTATTTTTGGAGAATCCCTGGTACACCTTGATTTTTTCTGCTCTGCCAACTTGATCTATGCTGATCGCACTTCGTTCTAGCAGCTCAGCAATTTTTGCGTTGGTTTCTTTTTTCCGCTCTGAGACAGGAGGGTCGGGTGTGACAGGTCGTTTATCTGCTACAGTGTGATAACTTACCTCGTGTCCCCATGATGCGAGAGTACGGAGAATCTCTGCAGTAGAGACAGTGACATCTTCGCTCATCTCATCCAGAATATGCTGCTGAGCAGGAGCTAAGTCTACATTTTTTAGCTTTAGCACTATTAATTATTCCTTTTAGGTTAACTTGCTCGGCTCACTTGGTAGCATCGAGCACAGATTACACCTTCTCATCATACCGTGATCTGCCGATCTTCGTGCTCAGGAAGATTTTTCAGAAAATCTCCCGTGCGGACTTGACAACCGAGAAGGGAGATAGTAATGTTCTTCTTGTTGGAAGCAAGCGGTTCTAAGAAAAAGAAAAAGCTTCTTGACACGCAGGACAGCATATGATATAGTAAAGGCATAAGGGAAAGCCCCTACCACCCAAAGGAGAAAGAAATGAAGCTCACACAGATCATCAAGAACACAGTCGTTCGGACCCCTGCTGGCGTCGGTAGGGTCTGCAGCTCTAAGACCGTCCCTACAGGCAAGCGTGGTCGTCCCACTACTCTGGTGGTCGTCCAGCTTCGAGGTGAGAAGGGTGCATTCGGCCCTCGCAAGGAGTTCAACCTGAGGGATGTCCAGGTTGGTGCTACCCCTCCTCGGAGGGGTCGTCCGCTCGGTTCCAAGAATGCCTCGAAGGTCCAGGTTCAGATACCGGTGGAGACTCCTGTGGATGACTCTCAGGAGGACGTTGCGCAGGCGATTTGACTCTGGTAGTCTAGAAGAGGTAGCATAGGTGGGAAGGGGCTCTTCGGGAGTTCCTTCCCACCAACTATTTAGGAGTTCAGTGACTACTGAATTATTTCTTGAAGATGAAGACTGGAAGGATATTCTGGGACCTGTCCTTACTCCAGGACAGGTTTGTGAACAATTAGGGATCAGTCCCACTGACCTGAAAAAAATTACTGACACACACCAAATTGTCGGAATCGTTACCTCTGAGGATAAGCTGTTTTATCCTGAATGGAATTTTGTAGAGACAGATATTCTGACTGGTCTTCCTGTGGTGTTGAGTGAATTCGACTATAAGATAGTAGACATGTGGACCCTGACAGGGTGGCTCCTGTGTCCCCAGCTTGCGCTTCACGGTAAGAGTGTGATACAGTACCTTCAGGAGGGGTTGCCTGACCCCGACGAGGAACCTGTAATCAGGATTGCTATGGATCAGGCGCTATACTATACTCAGCACAAGAGGTGCTTCACCTCTTAACACAAGGAGGACAAATATATGGGAAAACCTCGTTCAGCAGAGAGGGAGAGAGATCCTTTTAGTGAATTAGAGAAGGCATTTGGGGAACTAACATCAGTAGCAGATGATCCCGCACATAGAGACAAGTTTGAGCGATACATCGGTAAGAACCGTCCCGACACCTCTAAGGAGAATAATGAGTAATTTCAATCGTTCCCAAAACAATACATCCTCTCGCTGTGAGGATGTTGCTCCTTTCGTGGAACATTTCAGCATCCCCCACAAGGTTGGAGAAGAGGGGAAGATTTCGTGTCAGTGCGCAGAGGTGCGAGAAGACCGTCCTAAGCCACCTGTGGCCCCTCTCAAGGACCCACGACTTAGCCCACGAGCGCAAGGGCGCAGATTGCTTCAGGACCTCTTCTGGGCTGAGCATGAGGAGAAGCGTCGTATCGAGCGCTTGCCAGATGTAGCGAAAGGCAGGTAGTCATGTCTCTTTTGGAGCTACAAGTAATCATCTTTCTAGGAGTATGGACAACTATTCAAGCATTCTTCCTGTTGAGGAAATTTCTGGGAATAGAATACGAGAATGAGAGTGTTCGACTTAGGCATGAATCTGGAGATGAAGTCCATAAAAGAACGATGCAAGAAATTGCTATGGAAAGAGAAAGACTCCAGAGGGAAATTGCTACAGAAAAAGCCCGTACTGCTATTCTGATAGCGATGAGGAAATTCGGCGAGACTCATGGAAGACTCCCTGCAGATGAAGATATCGGTGAGCTTGTAGAGTGTGGACAAGATATTAACCTTATCTTCGAAGTCCTAGATAGTTTATGGGACTCGTAAGGAAACGTGAAGAAGGAATTCTATGAACTTAATAGTGACTGGAGCCGAAGACTACACGAAAGAGTGGAATGTCTTCGATGCATTAGATTATTATTACACGAAGACAACATCTCCCATGGTTATCGTCACCGGAGGGGGAAAAGGAGCAGATGCAGCAGCTTTGCTTTGGACAACAAGTATTAATTTGTATAATAATAACAGTGTAGATCTTTTCGAGATTCCGGCACACTGGACTGCTCCTTGTGCGCCGTGGTGCCCTAGTAAACATCGAGTAAGAAAAGGATTTAGGACCCAATGTCCTTCAGCAGGTTCATTCCGGAATGAAAGGATGCTGCTTTCTATGCCTGATGTTGTGTTGACTTTTGGGTCTAGTCCAATAGTAGCAGATCTGGTAACCCAAGCCCTTACAGCCCAAGCCCTTACAAGGGGTATCACAGTAATGGATGGAGAAAGACTATTGGAATCAAGTGAATATCTTCTATGGAAGAATAGGTCTATAAATGAAGGACGATAGAAATGTTGGCAATATCCAAAGGGCAAATCAGGACCCATGGGTAAGTTCGCTTGAGAGGTATCAAGATGCTTGTAGGGAATTGGACGAAGCGAATAAGAAATTTAAGTTTTGGGCTACTCTTTCATTTTGGGCTACTATTTGGGGTATTATAGGCCAGGGAGCGATTGGGGTTATTGGAGTTCTCTCTCATCCTGTATTTATTCCTCTGGTAGTTGAAGGGTTCGGTTTTGCTCTTGTATGTTTGGCTTTGTTTCCATAATGCTATCGTATGTTCAAGGAGTCTCGCTGAGAAAATCTCTACTTGACACCGAGCGGAACTTGTAGTATGATGAGAGCATCAACGATAAAGGAGAGAAAAAATGGCAAAGGACATTAGGGCTGCTGAGCAGGGACTTCTTGAGAAGATTGTCAAAGGAGAAATCAGCATCTACGATGCGGTTGCTCAGCACGCAGTCTCTCCTCTTCACGAGACTCGGGTGTCTGTCAAGGCTCGTGCAGGCGAGGTTAACCCTGAGCTTGAGGTGCGTGACCTGGAAACTCTGAACACCCTTCCAGAGGTGGTGACTTCCTTCGTTGAGCCTAAGAAATCTCGGGTGCTCAACCAGGACGAGGTGGATGCTCTCATTGGAGAATTCATCACCGCTCACACTGCCATCTCAATTCTGCAGGGGCGTCTGAACGGTCTGAAGGGTGCTACACAGAGAGCTATCAAGGCAAGCAAGATTGGGGATGACGAGAGGGCATACATTTCCTCTGCGGTGCACGGTAAGAAGATTGAGCGTGACATCAGGGGAAACAAGCCCTACATCAATCCAGAGATTCTCAAGGAGCACGTCTCAGCCAAGGTGTTCAAGACCTTCTTCGTGACAGTCACGACCACGAGCAGCACCGTGGACAGCGATGGGAATATCGTGGATTCCTGGAAGACCGTGGAGGATGTCTTTGAGGAGGATCGAGTTACTAAGGCTCTCGCAGAGCGTCTAATTACACTGGACCAGCTTACGCCTGCTGTCCAGCGTACTGAAGTGACCTACGCATTCACTCCTCGCCCCTACGTAGCAGAGAGCTAGGGATATATTGTAGTTATTCAAAAAGCCCACTTTGGGATACAATAAAACAAGGAAAGATTCATGGGTAAAACATTCTTAGGTACCAAAGGTTTACTGACCCATTTGGCTAATTACCACCCCCGCATATGGGCTTCTTTGGAGAATGCTCCTAGTTTCTACAAGGTGAGTTCTCATCATTACTCTCACTTAGAAAATCATCATTGCTCTCACTTAGCAGATTCGTGGCGTTCGGTAAAGAATGCCCAAGACAGGAAAGAACATCCGCATAATCATACGAAGTAAAACAAGCATTAAGAACGGCTAATAGTTAATGATTACTGCAAAAATTATTGAAGACTCTTTATCTCCTATTGGAGTGCGTCTTACAACTCTAGAAGTTACAATGCATAGGTTCATTCTTCCGGAGTTTAATACGCACCGTAAATTCAGTAGGAATAGCGCTAGCTCAAGAGCTATTCCTGTAGAAAAACAAATTGAGAAAATAATTAAGAATCCTGCTATTCCGGCAGAATGGAGAAGTGAAAAGTCAGGAATGAGCGGAGGAGATGTCCTAAGTCTGGAGAAAATCCTCGCATGTCAGTCTGCGTGGGAAGAAGCGCTAGAATCTGCAATAGAACAAGCTGAACGCCTATCGAAGCTCGGAGTCCATAAGTCTATTATCAATAGAATTTTAGAGCCTTTTATGTGGCAGACAGTTATTGTATCGAGTACAGAATGGAGTAATTTTCTCACTCAAAGAAATTCTCCGCTAGCTCAACCCGAAATGAGACTGTTAGCTGATAGCATGCAGAATGCATTAGATCATTCTAAGCCTTCTCCGGTTCTTTATGGAGGATGGCATCTTCCTTATATTACACAAAAGGATCGAGAGGAAGCTGCATCTAAGTTTGAGTTGGGCTATATTAGTGCTGCCCGGTGTGCTAGGGTTAGCTATCTAACGCATGATGGAAGGAGAGACTTAGGAAAAGACATTCAATTATTTGAAAAGCTCATAAGTGCTCAACCACCACACCTTAGTCCATTAGAGCATATTGCTAGACCTTTAGGGTCTACTCTTTATCCTTTTGGAAATTTTGATGGGTGGGAGCAGTTCCGAAGTTATATGAGTAACGAAATATACCAAAAGAAAGGTAATTCTAAATGACAGCAAGCGACACGTTCCTAGATCAACTCAAGAAGGAATTGGAACAGGAAATCGAGAATCTAACTCATTACGTTGAGCGTAGATTGGGATATCCTCTTTCTAAGAATTCAGTCCTTAAAGAGACTCCTAAAGAGGAGGAGCCCCCAACTTCTAGTAGGTGGAATGTATACGAGGCGATAAGGGCTGAAAGAGAAAGGGCTCATGTAAAGCATGTAGCTAACGGAAAAAGCGTAGAAACTCGAAATTTTTTTGATAGCGAATGGCTCCCAATTCTTACAGAAGAGGTGGGAGAAGTAGCTCGGGAAATATGCGATAGTGAGTCCGTAGAACATCTGCGGGATGAATTAGTTCAAGTAGCTGCTATGGCTGCTGCATGGGCAGATAGTTGCACCCGCTTCATAGATGATGGTAAGGAGCTGAATGTATAAAGAAGTTCCAGACCCAATGGCTATGCAAATAATTCTCCTTTATGAGAAAGAAGATTTACCGCATCTTAATGATGCTTGTATAGCTGCGGGAAGAGGGTGTCTGGAGGTATTAAAAGAATACGGTCTAGACAACCCAGCCATAAAAGAATGGCATAATCAACCTATCAGGAAGATTGTTCGAAGAGCTAAGCCTGTGGAATGGACAGAAGTTGAGGGGTTGCCAAATACTGTGGTTGCTTCTTATGGAGAAGCTATTGTGTTGGCATCTCTTCCTCAAAGAATGTCCGAGGTTCCTAAGGAGGTGTTAAAGCTTCAGATGACTAATTGGACCCTTCCTTGGAATGGTTCAGACTCCACACCAGCTGAGGGATTTTTTATGACGATTAATCCCTCGTTGAAATTGGAAGATCACCCAGGAAAGGCGATGGTACAAGTAGCGCATGTGATGCATGTAGCTTACAAACAAGCAACTAAAACAGAGAGACAAATTTGGGAAGGGAGAGACTTTTTAAGCACATTGTCCTGGAATGAGGGAGATTTTTCTTATCTGAACATAAGACCTAACGTGAATATAACAGATGCAGGATACACTGTGGTGGCACCGGGATCGAATACAGTACGAGCTACGTGGCACCTGTAAGTTGACAGAGTAGGAAAGGAGTGCTAACCTGTGGGCATCAGTCGAAGGGCTGCTGCTCAACAGGGGCTACAGACGACCGAGAGGTGCCCCTAAATAAGTTGAAATTTCTTCTTGACAAGTCCCCCGAGCCTATGTACAATTAAGATAGGAACAGCGACCAGGAGGAAAAAAATGACTTCCACTCCCATCACGAACGCAACTCCTAAGCAAATTGACTTCATTAAGTCTCTTCTTGCAACTCGGGAATTTAATCGTTCGGACCTGAATGTGAGCGCCCTCTCTCGTCAAGCTGCTTCTAACCTGATCGAGTCTCTTCTAGAGTGCCCAAAGAAGCAAGTCTCCGCACCTAATTCGCTGGTCGGGGTCTACCTTCTTCCGGACAATTCCCTAGTCAAGGTGCAGGCCAACAAGGCTAAGACGAGTGAATACGCTCTGGTGTGGGAGTCGATCAACGGCGAGCGTCTGAACCTGAATTCGGATGTTGTGCATGGTCAGTGGACTTACAGCCCTGCTCTTAAGAGTCAGGTCAAAGAAGAGTACAGGTTGACCCTGGAACAGGCTAAGACCTTCACCTTGCGCTTCGGACAGTGTGTACGCTGCTCTCGTAAGCTGGTTGCAGCCAAGTCGGTCATGGCTGCCATCGGCCCCGTTTGCGCTAAGACATTCAAGATTTAATTACAAAACCCCAGGTGAGAGGACTTGCATAGTCTTCTTACCTGGGGTATACTTGTGTTATCGGAACGAGCCAAGGAGAGCAGATGCCACGCACAGACCAGCACCGCCCAGTCCGCTTGGTTACTGAGAATTACGAGTATGTTGGGTCTTTCTATCACGGGCCTGGAAGCATGTTCTCTGATTGGTCCAAGGAGCTACTCAAGCTCGTTGTGTCGAGCACTGGTACGGCTTATCACTCCGGCAGCCAGTGCGACCACTGTGGCGCACACCTCAAGTATGTGGCAGTTCTGAAGCACATTCCTAGTGGTGACCATCTAGCAGTCGGAGAGACTTGCCTGGACAACCGATTCTCGCAGGCTACGATTGACTTTCAGCGCCTACGTAAAGCTGCTGAGTTGGACCGTAAGGCTCAGAAAATTAAGGAGGCTGCTGCAGCGTTTCGTGCAGCTAATCCAGACCTGGAGGAGATTTTTCAGGTGGGCGCAACCTACAACGTAGAGTGGTTCAAGAAGCTGGAGCGCAACCTTTACACCTACGGGAGTCTCTTTCCTGGACAGGTTGAGAAGGCTCTGAAGGTGGCACGAGAGATTCCCGAGAAGGCTCGCCTAAGGGCTGAGCGTGAGGCTGCAGAGGCTTTGGAGATTAAGGGTGTGGTGCCAGAGGGCTCGAAATTGCGCTTTCACGGTCTGGTCCTTTCCCTCAAGCATGTGAAAGGTGACTTTGGGTGGCAGACCAAGATGCTCTTGAAAGTGAACCGTGCAGATGGTACTGTGGTCAAGCTCTACGGCACCGCACCTGCTTCTCTCCTCCGGGATGAGGTGAAGGTGGGAGACTTCGTGCGCCTTACTGGTAACCTTACCAGGAGTAAGGATGACGAGGCTTTCGGATTCTGGTCCGTTCCCTCGCAGGCTTCTATCAGTCACCGGGCAGAAAATGGAGAGGAGAAGTAGATATGGTGTTTGCTCTTGAGAGGTCCCTAAACATTCCAGAATGGGTGTTCTTAATCTTTGCCTGTGGGTTGTTTCTGTGGGCAGCCGCTCTCCTGTGGCATGAAAAGGTGGCTCCTATTCTGATTAGGCGTCGGAGGAGGAATAGCAAGTGAGTTACGCTGAAGGAATATACATTCACTTAGGGAAAAGGCATGAGATTCCACTTGATTCAGTCATATTTATGACCAATCCTTATTTCACACATATGTGTTATCATAGGGATTCATATGACCGGCGAGTTGCCCGACTAAAAGATAAGACGAATCTTCACGACCATGGAGTAAAGGAATGGTCTAATGACCAAAAATAGAAATATCACACCAGAATATCTGGATAGAATAGAGAGGCTCACGAATCAAGGCATGCTGCACACGGCTGGAGGAGTGTCTATAGTGGTCCTTCAATTGATACAATACATTAGACAAGAATGGAAGTCAGATGCTATCTCTAGCGATAATTCTTAGTATATTCGTGTATTCTGTCCTGGGATTTATAATCGCATTAATTACTACCAAACTAGGTTGGTGGGGAAAAGATAAATGGAAGACAGTCCTAAAAGGTAACTTTAGAACTCCTGTTCATCCTCGAAGTGACCTGCTCAATGGGTGGTGGACCGTACTGCTTGTATCAATATTTTGGCCTCCGCTTTGTGTGGGGATGATTGTCGGTGGTTTTCTCGTGATCCTGATAGGTAGACTATTCAAAAAAATTGGGAATTACAATAAATTCATTCACTATATGGTGGAATTCATTGATAAATTCTTCGAAAATCGAAAGGAAAAGTAATGACTGCAATACCTATAGTATTGGGAATAATTCTATACATAATTATCGGATATTTTGTTGCTCTTATCGGAATTGCTACGGTCTACAAAGAAAAAATCTTAAGAAAATCATCCATAGATTTTCAAGATGATGGCGGGTTCTGGTTTGTCGCAGGACTCTTCTGGCCGATTACAGTCTTAGTATATACTTTTATGGTTTTATGCCACAAACTTACTCTAAGAAAATTGAGCCTTTATTTGCTAGATATGTTTGCCCATTTGATTGATAAGTATGGAGAAAAGGAGAGGTAGTGGAAATCGCTTTAATTTGGGCACTTACCCTAATAGTAGTAAGCCTACTTATCTCAGTACCTATTCTGATAGGTGTTAAAATGGTTGAACATCGACGCATAGTCGAGGCTAATTCAAAAGTAGAAATAGCGCACAATGAAGAGGTAACTAAGCGTATAATGGTAGAGCAAGCTCGTAATCATGATGAATTGCTTCGAGAGCAGCTAGACTTCGAAAAGCGTCAGTTAGAGTTGACAACAGGTCAAAAAGTTGATGAGGTCCAGGAGCCATTCTGGTCAGCGATCAGGAAAGATATCTTTGATATTCCCTCTTGACGCAGTAGGGAAGGAGTAGTAAGCTACTTGTATTGGAGCGACCAAGGAGGATCACCGTGGCACTAGACATCTACCAAATTGTGACAGACAAGATTATCGAGTCCCTAAATCAGGGTGTCGTTCCCTGGCAGAAGCCATGGAATCCCGAAGTGGGGCTGCCCCGTTCCCTGTCCACGAAGAAGGCATATCGTGGTCTGAATATCTTCCTTCTTGGGCTCTCAGCTCAGATCAATGGCTACTCGTCCCCGTGGTGGGGGACCTACAAGCAGATAGAGGCTCGTGGGGGTCAGGTGCGCAAGGGTGAGAAGTCTACTCTGGTCATCTTTTGGAAGCGCCTGGAGAAAGAAGAAGTTCGAGATGATGGTTCAATCAAAAACAATTCTTTTATGATGCTGCGCTACTTCAACGTCTTTAACGCTAGCCAGTGCGACGAGCTAGAGGTGCCTGCTATTAAGGGTGAGTCAAAATTGACTCCTCACGAGGGTGCTCAAGAAATTGTGAGGACCTATCTCTCTTCAAAGAATCATCCAGAGATTGTTAAGGAGGGTACAGAGGCGTCCTATAGCCCATCTAGGGATTGCATTACGATGCCGGTGCGTACTAGCTTTCATAACACAGAGAGCTACTATGGAACTCTCTTCCACGAGATGACTCACTCTACTGGACATTCTTCTCGTCTTAATCGAGAAGGAGTTGTAGAGAACCACAAGTTCGGAGATGAGCTTTACTCTGCGGAGGAATTGGTAGCTGAGATGGGAGCTGCAATGCTCTGTGGGGTCGCAGGAATTAATTGGAACGTGGAGAACTCTGCAGCCTATATTGGAAGCTGGTTGAAGGCTCTGAAGGGGGATCAGAAGCTTGTGGTGAAGGCTGCTGGTTTGGCTCAAAAGGCTGCTGACCTTATCCAGGGAATTTCTTATGGAGAGATGGAAGGGGAGTAGTGGGAATGAGTGGAAGGCTAGGGAAGGGGAGTAGTGTGTGGAAACACTTGAACCAATATCACTCCCCTGCTAATCACTACGAAGGAACTTCAGAACTTTTCTTCTACTATACAGAGCATAGAGCACTCCATTACGGTGATTTTTCTCATCTTCCGATAAAGACAACTAGATCAAACTCCGACATTATCGACCATATTCATATCTCTCTCAAGGAGAAGTAAAAAATGTATGCCTACGTAAGCAAGGAATCTCAACTTCGCATTTTGTGGGTCGCTATCTTTATCGCTATTTGGGGAGCAACCTTTTCCTCAGGATTTGGCGTTGTTTTAAGTGCCATCGCAATCATTATTCTTATGGTCTTACTCTTTATTGGCGTCTCCGAAGTTCCGGACTCGAAGCAATAAGAATGAGTAAGAATGCGCTATTGGATCATCTGGTCACTCATCACGGAGGTATACTAGCAGGGGATAAAAACACTCTATGGTATCTCAATTACCATATACAATATCACGATAAGAAATATATGCCGAATATAGGGTTGGGTTTTCCTCCTCCGAAGGGGTTGTGGGGATTTGATAGAGGATTAGTAAGGGATTGCGTTCCTCACAATCATGGTGTAAAATACTGGAGTTATCCATGAGAGAGGTGAAACCAGACTCTCCATGGAGGAATAGTCCTGTAGTGCGTCACCTTAATGAAGCTCACCAAAGGGAGCTTGACGGTTCACTTTATGACCCCCTAGGTTACTACGAGCACCATAGGCGCATGCATAGAGCCGAAACTAAAGGAATGAAACCTCATAATCACGGAGTAGACTGGAAGAAAAATGGTTAAACCGAAGAAAGGTATAGGTGTAATTAAACACCTCAACGAGTTTCATCACGGAAGTTATGACGGTTCTTATCAAGATACTAAACATTACTTTTCTATACATAGGTTCTCTCATCTTCTCAATAAGGGTGCCTCATCTCACGATCATGGATTTTCTTGGGAATTAGAAAAGAACGTAAAAAAAATAAAATGAAAGAAGTATAAATGACGTGTATAGTCGGTATAAAAGAAGGGTCTAGTCTTATCCTAGGAGGAGATTCAGGAGCGTACTCAGATACTACCAAGGAAAAAAGTCCTACACCTAAAGTCTGGAAAGATAAGACTTTTTTGTTTGGATGGGCCGGAGACATAAGGAGAATGCAACTTCTCCAGAACATTTGGAAACCTCCCTCACTCCCAAGAAGCGATGATTCCATTTGTGAATATCTCATAACTACATTCGCCTCATCTATTCAGTCTCTCTTTACTAATGATCTTTATCTAAAAAAAGAGGATATTGAAGGAATGGGGGGAGAATTACTCATTGGAGTAAAGAGTCGTTTATTTGTGGTAGATAGCAATTTAGCTCTTATCGAATACGATCAATACACAGCCATTGGCTCAGGAAGTCAGATAGCGTTAGGGTCTTTGTTTAGTAGCAAAGATTCTTCTATTTCTCCAAAGGAAAAAGCCGCCCTAGCATTAGGAGCGGCTTCAACCCATTGTATAACTGTAGATGAACCTTATTCGTTCATTGAGTAGGTGGGACTAGAATCCACCACCGTTAGTCATGGAAGATGCATAGATATATGACGGCCTCGTAGGCTGAATTAACATTCGAGGAATGATTCCACCAGCCACAAGCATGCTACGATGACTTCCTACTAATTGGGTTCTCTTGAACTGACGCAATGCCTTATCATACATTAGTTTCTCATCTTGCCATTCCTGGCGCCACCTATCCCTGTAGTCCCTTCGATCTAGTCGAGGGACATTTATGTTTTGAGGGTTAGGTTCTTCAATATAAGACCTGGAGATATGCCTTAGAAGGGCTGTATAGATTCCCCATTCAATTAGACCATACCAGGGAGTTGGTACTGTGTTTGTAGCTCCCATCCCTACTGCATAGGGAGGGTCAAAAGGTGGCTGAAATTCAAAGTTGAAATATGTTATTGCTTCTGTTTGAAACAATCTAGCTATCACTTCATATGCGTTAAATGATGATTGCGTAAGCTCGGCCAGATAAGGTCCACCATTAGAAGAATCCCAAGAGTTTTCTACTCGGCCATACACATCTACTACTGCCTGTCTTTCATTTAGCAATAGGTTATTCCAGTAGTTCATCTGGGGTGTAACTTGATATTCATCTGTTATAAATCTAGCGGTGCCATTCATTGTCCACGCCCAAGTTACTGTGTATGGACCTTCTACGGAAGTGTTTTCTGGCAAAAGTTGATAAGCATATGTTCCTACATTCTCCCTTGTAGCTGTAGTCCCTACAGGAAGAATAATTAGATTGCTCTGAGTATTCTCAATAGATAGGGTAACAATCTGATTATCAGGATCAGTTAAGACACCATTCTCAAATATAGTTACCCCTATTGGCTCTGACGCATATAATGAAATTGGTCTAGGTAAAGCCATTGCATTCTTTCCTTATATTCTAAATGAGATTGATATATAGCCACTGCCACTTTGATATCCTGCAGTAGTTGTACCTCCAGGCGGGACTAAAGAAGAACCCCCACCTCCTCCACCTCCTCCTTGGAAGTAGGTAGATTCTGATGCAAATGCTGCATAGCCTCCTCCACCGCCTCCTCCGTACCAGCCTCCTCCACCCCCTCCACCGTACCCATAGAAGCCTCCAGCATATCCACTTCCTCCATATCCACCTGTAATTTGATTACCATTCCCACCTATTCCTAATCCTCCCGAACACTGACCTCCAGTACCGGCAGCATTTTGTGTTCCTGGTGCCCCAGTACCAAAAGAGAATTGTGCATTATTAAATAGGTCTATTTCATTTTCAGATGTCCCATATCCTCCCTGAGTCCCCCCACCTATTCCTCCGTAACTCATACCGATAAATAAATAAGGACTCGTATTTACATCTATGTATCCTCCTCCACCACCTCCAGCCCCGGCTATGGCGATATATTGACCATTAGATGAGATAATACTGCATTGACCCCCTGACGCACCAGATATTGCATTGTTAAAATCACCAGAGCTAGTCCCCATTTGTCCTACTGTTAACTCTAATACTTGAGAAGGAGTAACAGCTAGTGTAAATTGTACTCTTCCTCCCTTAGCTCCACCAGGATCCCATGCAGTTGATCCTCCTATAATTCCGCCACTTCCTCCTGCCATATCTATGGTAAGCTCAGTAACTTTTTGAGGAACTACAAAGGTTTGTTGTGCTGGGTTTGGAGGATATAGGGTGGTAGATGCTCCTGAAGGAGAAAGATATGTAATTTGACAATAACCATTAAAACCAACTGCTCCATATTGAGGGCTGATTCCAGAAGGAGCCAGATTAGAACCTCCTCCTCCTCCACCTGTTGCATATTGTGGATAAGCTC